TGGTGACGCGCGGGTTTATGGTGACGCGCGGGTTTATGGTGACGCGCGGGTTTATGGTGACGCGCGGGTTTATAGTGGGGAATGGGAAAAATCTCCTTTGCAAATTCAAGGGACACAACATTTTATAAATATTTGCGCTCCGTTGATGATTTCAATAGGGTGTGTGCAAAAAAGTTTTAAGGAATGGCAATCTCAATATCAAGAGGTAGGCAAAAAAAATAATTATTCACAATTTGAAATTGAAGAGTATAAAAATTATATTGATTTAATTATCAAAATATATGGAGATTAAAACATGATATCACACCTTGAATCTATCTTGGGTTACTCAGAAGAACCGCATGAAATATTGTCTTTGAATAAGCCCACAAAACAAAAAATCACGATTAAAAAACTTATCCGGTTATGTTTTGATGAGATTCAGAAACAATCACATCTTCCCCGTCAACGCGCTCAAATCGTGTAATCTTGCCGCCGCTTTTGAAATATTCAATCATAGCGGCGTTTAAATCTTCCCTTTTCACTTGAGTCACGGGGCGTCCTTTGCGGCCTTTTCTAAATTGTCTATGTGGATTTATTGTATTAGCCATAATATTTTCCTAATCAGTTAAAAGTTGTTGACAAATTATTTTTTAATTATTACAATTAATTTGTTTTTTGTCAATTTGAAATAAGGAGTTTAAAGTGAAAATTAAAGTTGAGGTTGAGATTTTTAATGATCCGAAATATTGTGAAAACGGTTTGTTTTTATGTGACTTTTTAGATAAAGATGATGAGTCTAACGGGGACATTATATGTGAATGTCGTCTTTTTCAAAAACCACTCGTTAGAAAAGATAATAATTATGCGTTTAAAACTTTTGAATGTCGAATAGCTACAAAAAAATAATCATGAAAGATAAACTTACAGAAGAAATCAATCAACTACAAACCGAAGTGGCGGATATAAGACATAAAATCGTCCAACATAAATACGATTGCAAAGTTCAAAAAAAGCGTTCCAACAATGTTTGGGTTGAAAAAATGCAACTCGCGATTAAAATGAGAAATATCAGAGTCGGTCAGATCAACAAAGAACTTTCCGGTATTCGCCGCGAAGAACGATTAACTAGACACAATTCGACAGAACAACGTAAACGCGAGGGGTTGTTTGTCGGATTTTTACGGCATTTAGTTAGCAAAGAAATCGGCGAAGAAAAACAAAAAGAATTTTTTACTCTCGCTAATGAACTAGCTCAGAAAGCGGAATTGCCAAACTAGGAGAAATCATGCAAACTTTATCTGTAAAATCAGTTGAATCGTTGCGCGCGCCAAAACAAGAATATCCGCGATGTGATTGCCAAGTGAAATGCAATCATTGCCATGCGTTTTCGCCGCTAGATTCTTGGCGCAAGACTCCAATTTCCAGTCTATCATTAATCCCCGGACAACCTATTCCCACTAAATCATATCAATGCGCAATCTGTAACACTCCAAATCGTTTCCGCCGCGAAATACATTTTAAATGAAAACGGCAATTATTTTTTTAGGGTTGCTGTCAGTTTGGGTTATTATTGCGTTTACTTTAGACCGCAAAACTGAATATAAAGGCAATCGCGAAATAAAAAATTTTCGCGCCGCCAAAGAATATCTTCCGATTATCTGGAAACGAAAGCCGGAAACTTTTTATTGCAAATGTCTTTTTGAAGGCAAACGGATTTCATTTAAGTCATGCGGTTATAATCCGCGAAAAAATATCAAACGGGCGCGGCGGTTGGAGTGGGAACATGTAGTACCAGCGTCGCGATTTACAGACGGATTATCCCGCCGAAAAGCCCGCAAAACAAGCCGAGAATTCAATTTTATAGAAGCGGACATGTATAATATCGTTCCGTCCGTGGGTGAAATTAACGGAGACCGTCGTAATTATTCCTTTGGCATGATCCCCGGTGAATATCGGAAATATGGTGACTGTGATTTTGAGCGAGCGCGGCGGATAGTTGAGCCTAAACCTGATATTAGGGGTGATATAGCTAGGATTTATTTTTACATGTCAGAGACTTATCCTGAATATATTAAACTCTCAAAATTGGAATTGCGAATGTTTGAGAAATGGGATAAACTTGATCCAATTGACGTATGGGAAAAGACGCGAGCTATTTTAATTAGGAAAATTCAAGGAAATAGGAATCATTTTATAGAATGAAAATCAAACTCACAACATCAGATCAAGAAACTGAAACATTGAAGTTTTGTGCCGGAATGGTTGTTAATAACGTAATTCATGATTACACTGTAAAAGGAAATCGTTATACTGTTTTAGAAGTTGAAAAGCCGCCAAGCACAAAAGACTTTTTAAAATCGCATATCGCGCAAATGGATGAATTTATTGATGAATCAAGAAAAATCAATGATCCTGTGGGATTGTTGCAATATCAATATCGAAAAGCTGAATTACAACAACAGTTAACGGATTTAGAAAATGGAAATCAATAAAATATCAAACATTCAAAAGCTAGTTGTTGATGGCTTTCAGGATTGGCGCGATTTTGGTCATGTCTACACTAAAGAAAAAGATGATCTAATCCTATTTAATTATCTCAACGAAGCACAATATGAAGGAAGATGGAATTTTTTGGAGCGTGTCAGCCGTGGTCTAATCATTAATAAAAAAACAGGTGAAATTGTCGCGCGTCCATTTGATAAATTTTTTAATTGGGGGGAAAATAACAGAACTACAAACGCGCCTATAAAAACGATTACTGAAAAACTTGATGGCTCTTTGGGTATTTTATATCGTGATGATGGATTTAAAATCGCGACGCGCGGAAGTTTTGACGGTGATCAAGCGCAATGGGCGACTGAGTTTTTTAATAGAACCTATGATTTAAGAGGAATAGATAATTTACTTGACGATTTTAATCAGTGGACATTTTTGTTTGAAATAATTTATCCTGAAAATAGAATTGTAATCGATTATGGCCAAAACACAGCATTATATTTAATAGGTGTTCGGAATAAAATCACTGGCGGATATCTTGAAGATAAAATTTTGGTTGCTATAGCGAAGTTTTTTGGATTCCCATTGCCGAAACGTTATGAATTTGACAATATTCAAGATATTGTTAATCGGTTAGAAACTTTACCTTACCATTCAGAAGGTTGGGTTGTTGAGTTCCAAGATGGACAACGTTTTAAATTTAAAGGCAAAGAATATCTTAGAGTTCATAAAATCATCCATAATATTTCTTTTAAAAACACGCTCGAAGCGTATATAAATGATAATATTCAGGCGATTTTAGATGTTATCCCGGATGAATTTATTGATGATGTGAATGAACATATTGAAGTGATTGAAGATATTATTTTAAGAACTTTAAGGGATGTAGACGCTTTATTCGAGTGCGCGCCAAAAATAACTAGAAAAGAATTTGCTTTGTGGGTGATGAAAACCCATAAAGAATACGCTCCATATTTATTTGCAAAATTAGACGATAAAGATATTTTGCCACTTATTTACAAACTTGCTTTTAAGGATATTAATGAAATTTGAAAAATATTTTCACACTCAAGACGGCGACGTTTATGACTCTGTCGAATGGGATATTAGAGACTCGAAAATTACAGACGCCGAAGGAAATGTTAAGTTTGAAATGAAAGGCGTTGAAGTTCCAAAGCCTTGGAGCCAGCTCGCGACTGATATTTTTGCTTCAAAATATTGTCGTAAATCCGGCGTTCCTAATGAACGTGGTCATGAATGGAGTTTGAAACAGGTTGTTGAGCGCATTACTGATACCATAACCGCTTTTGGGTTAGAGCAACGTTACTTTCAAGGCGATGACGCTATTAATTTTAATAATGATCTCAAATGGCTTTTAATCAATCAATACGGCGCGTTTAATAGCCCTGTTTGGTTTAATGTCGGTCTTTGGCATAAGTACAAAATTGCAGGGACTGGTCAGAATTGGGCTTTTGATGGGGTTGATGGTTTTGGGCAACCAGCAAATCAATATGAAAGACCACAAGCGTCGGCTTGTTTTATTCAGAGCGTTGAAGATGACCTTTTAAGTATATTTGAGTTGGTTAAGAATGAAGCGAGTATTTTTAAGTATGGCGGTGGTTCAGGTGCCAATATGTCAACGTTGCGCGCCGCTCATGAGAATTTAGCTGGTGGTGGCAAGAGTTCTGGGCTGATTAGTTTTTTGAAAGTTTTAGATTCGGCGGCTGGTGCTATTAAGAGTGGGGGAACTTGTTTGACTGCTAATACTCCAATATTGACTAATGAAGGATATAATCGTGTTGTAGATTTAGTGGACAAAAATTTTATCTGCTTTTCTAAAAATATTCTTAAAGATCGCATCGAAGCCAAAAAAGCTCAAGCTTTTCAAAGTAGCGTTAAAAAATGTGTTCGTGTCACTACTGACAAAGGAGTTTTTGAAGTTTCACATGATCACCCCTTTTTATTAAAAGATCAAAGATATTTAGCGGCTGATCAATTGAAAGTTGGCATGAGATTAGAAGCGGCGTATAGTCAAATCTCCAAAGACGGTTATGCTCAATTTAGGTTACCGAAATCTTTGCATATGAAAATGCATAGAATTTTAGCGCGTGATATTTTAGATAATGACATTGACAATAAAATTGTTCACCATGTTGATCATAATAGATTAAATAATGCTGTCAATAATTTAAAGACTATGTCTTTTGCTGATCATGGCAAATTACATAAAGATTTAACACCCAAAGAAGTTAAACAGGCTATAGGTCGCAAGAGCATTGCAATTCAAAAAGCTCAAGGAAAACACATCTTTTCAAATCAAAAATTCCCCAAAAAAGGAGCAAACAATGCAATGCATAAAAATGCTGCTTTCTGGAAAAACAAAGAAAAAGTAGCATCTTACAAGAAAAAACAAAGCGAATTGCTACTTAATAGAACAGAAGAACAACGCCAGACTATGCGTCGCAACTCAACATCATCTAAAATGCTGAATTCTGCATACCATTTAATCAATATTGGATATGATATAAGCACACAAACAAAATTTCTTGCATCACGTCACGATTATTATGTAAAAAAATATAAAAGTGGGTTTAGCCCCAAAGAACAACAAACATGGGGATCTGCTTTGCATCGTTATTTTAAAAATTATGATCATTTTTACAAGGAATTAGAGTCAAGAAACCATAAAGTTTTAAAAGTTGAACCAATAGAATCACAGATTGTTTATGATGTACAAGTTGAATGTAAAACAATAGAAACACGAGACGAATTTGACAACCATAATTTTTTAATCGGCAACTCAAATGCTAAATTAGATAGTTTTGAAGGGCGTGGAGTGTTCGTCCATAATACTCGCAGGGCTGCGGTACTCAGGGCTTTAGACGCCGATCATCCAGAAATATTAGATTTCATTAACTGGAAAATCAAAGAAGAAGAAAAAGCCGAAGCTCTTATAAAACAAGGTTATGACTCTGATTTTAATGGCGAAGCTTATGCGACTGTTAGCGGCCAGAATAGCAATAATGCCGTCAGGCTAACCGACGAGTTTATGAAAGCAGTGGAGGAAGACGGCGATTGGCAAACAACTAATCGGACGGATGGGAAAGTTTATCAAACTCATAAAGCGAGAGATATTTTTACAGCTATTTGTCAAGCGGCGTGGAGGGTTGCTGATCCTGGGATTCAATTTGATACTACTATTAATAAATGGAATACTTGCAAAGAATCAGGAAGACAAGAAAGCACTAACCCCTGCTCGGAATTTTCTTTTTTAAATAATTCAGCTTGCAATCTCGCAAGTCTCAACCTCGTAAAATTCTGGAAAGATGGAAAATTTGACGTTGAATCATTCCGTCGCGCTGTTCGTATTTTTATAACAGCTCAAGATATTTTAGTCGATTTGGGTAGCTATCCCACAAAAGAAATTGCTAAAAACTCCCATGAATTTAGACCGTTAGGGTTAGGCTATAGCAATTTAGGAACGCTTTTAATGCTTGCCGGTTATCCTTACGACAGCGATGAAGGAAGAACATTAGCCGCTTTGATTACTTCGATTATGACGGGGACGGCTTATGAAACTAGCGCGGAACTTGCTGAAAAATTGGGAGCATTTCAGAAGTTTAAAGAGAATCAAAATAGCATGCTAGACGTTATTGGGTTTCACAGTAATTGCAGTGGCAGGTTAGTTGAAAATGACATTCCTGAAAATTTGGATTATTTACATGATAACGTGCTAGAAATATGGGATAATGTTAAAAATAAATCTTACCGCAACGCTCAAACATCACTTTTGGCTCCCGTCGGGACAACAGGACTTTTAATGGATTGCGACACAACAGGGATAGAGCCAGCTTTTTCACTTGTTAGTCATAAGAAGTTAGCGGGCGGCGGTTCAATTCAGATGGTTAATCAGTCGGTTGAGGAAGTTTTAAGAGTTTCAGGATTTACTGATTATCAAATCAAAGATATGCTTAAATATATCACTGAAAATAATACTATTGAAGGGAAATTAAGCGAAAAATATCTTCCAATTTTCGACTGCGCCATGCCAAGCGGAAACGGAAAACGTTTTATTTCAAGTGATGGGCATATTAAAATGCTTGCGGCTGTTCAGCCGTTTTTAAGCGGGGCTATATCCAAAACGGTGAATGTGCCGCATGACGCAACAGTCCAAGACATATGGGATATATTCATGAAGTCATGGAAACTTGGATTAAAGGCGATCACAGTTTATCGGGACGGTTCTAAATCTTCACAGCCTTTAAATGTCGAGAAGAAAAAGGATGTTGACGAAGTATTAACTCAAATATCTAAAGAGCATTCACAGAATGTTGATGAAATCTTAGGACACGATATACCTAAGCTCAAGTGGGGCGAATCTCGCAAACTTCCAGCCGAATGTGTTGGCCGTCGATGGCGTTTTAAAGTCGGGGGGACTAAACTTTATTTAAGAAGCGGTGAATATGAAGACGGGACACTTGGAGAAATTTGGATTGATTTGGAATACAAAGAAGGGTCAACAGTCAGATCATTAATGAATCAGTTCGCCATATCAGTATCTTACGCGCTTCAAACCGGGGTATCATTACAGACGCTTGTTGATAAATTTTCATTCACTAAGTTCGAGCCACATGGCATTGTCAAAGGACATTCACAGTTAAAAATGGCTACATCTTTGCTCGACGCCGTGTTTAGGATTTTGTCATATCACTATTTAAATAACACCAAACAATTCATTCCAGACGCGCCGGAATCAGAAGAAATTGAATATAAACCAATCACTCAAAATATTGATTCCGGCAACAATGCGCCTTGCTCAGAATGTGGAAGCATAGATTTTTTAAGAACCGGAAATTGTTTCGTTTGCGTCACTTGCGGGATGAGCCAGGGATGTAGTTAAATGATATTAACAGAAGAACGCGCAATTAAAAGAGATGTGACAATTGGATGGCGATGTGATGTTTGCGGCAAGAAAACCAACCAAAAAAAAATACCAAATGATTGGTTGCGGTTTGATTGTGTCTATCACGGACAATATCCACAAGATTTTCAGACAGAAGATATCGACGTTTGTTCGGCGCGATGTTTTATTAAGTTTTTGATAAAAGAATTTCAAAATGGGTGCAGTTGGGAGGAAATCGCTGATATGCCTATTGATTTTTTAAAACAACTTGTTAATTTAGTATCTTTTGGAAAATAATTATGAAAACACAAATAGCAATCGAGTATGTCAGATGGATGCAATCGGAACGACAAAGAATCAATAAAATGAAACTTAGTGATATTGAATGGACTGAGAACGCGGAAGTTTTGAATATTCCGCAACAAACGATAGATGATTTTGAAATATGCGGCTTGAATAATATTGACTTCATTAATTCATGTTATTATCAGAAAGGAAAAAAACAACTAAGTCAGTCGCATAGAAATAGAGAGTGTTAATTTATGATAGAAAATAAACTTGACAAAAACAAATCAAACTCATAATCTATATGTCTACTTCTTAATATCGGCGTATATTTACCGGAAACGGTTGAATCGAAACTTGATTATTGACCAATATCAGGTTTTTAAATCGGTCAACGCTAGTATTTGAAATTCTTGAAGCCGTCTTTCGGGGCGGCTTTTTCATGTTGACAGAATGGTTTTAGTTAGAGATGATAGTTTTAACAAATCTGGTAAATCCGAAATTAAATAATCGTTAAAGGAGTTTAAAATGGAATACAAAGAATTAATCTTAAAAGTTTTGGAAGACGAGGGTATCCGTGATTGGTTTAAAATGGAAATCGATTCTAGTATTGTTGAGAAAATCACAGGCGCGACGCCGGACGAATTGAGAACTTACGGAATGGGGGCAATCGGCGATACGATTGACATGATTTTGGAATCCGGCGTTGACGCCAAAATTATAACTCAAGAGGAAATTGAAGAGGCTGAATAAATGGAAAAAGAAAAGAAATATTTCGCTGGTTGGTGGTTTTGGATTTTGATGTTAATTGTGGTTGCGTCTATAGTTATCGGATCAACACGCTATCTAGGCATGTGGGGCGGAGCAGTCGCGGAACGTGTGATTTTTGAGAATAGTTTTCAATACAAAGAAGCTCGAAAAACTGAAATTGCAACTTTTGAAGCTCAATTAGCCGAAATTACACGCAAACTTTCAAGTGATGTTGACGAACAAACCAGAACTAATCTTGAAGCGCAAGCAGCAACTTTAAGAATTCAACTTAATGTAGCGAGGAGTAAATAATATGAAAAAGATAATAATTTTAATGTTGGCTTGCGTGTTATTTGGCGCGGCTGAATGCGAAACTAGCGAAGCAGGAAAAGAATCCAAGAAAGTTAACCAACAGCAATCGCAATATGCTAAAGGTCAACCAGTTCCCGCTTTCGATTGGTCGCTTGAGCGTCATTTGATGGTTGAACTTTATAAATTGAGAAATCAAAAAGTGGCTACTCACGCAGTTTGGCGGTCTGATTATGGCATGATTGAATATGATTGTCCAAGTTTGGGGTATGGGTTGCCGTATGATGTGAGTTTGACTAATCCATTAATGGGTCTGAAATATAATTATGATACGGCGGTGACTATTGAACAGCCAGAGCCAAACGGTATATTCGCTTCAAAAAATACATCCGCCACTTGGGTAATGTGCGTCGGTAAAGCGGGGTCATTAGAGCCGGTTTATATTGAGGCGAAAGTTACAATTTTCCCTTGGCCGGTGAAAGTTGATTATGAGAAAAATCGTGTTCACAGAGACGGTGAAGCGACTGTAACTATTAAGAAATAAATCAAGACGGGCGCGTGGCGGAATTGGTAGACGCTCAAGACTTAAAATCTTGTACTTTCAGGAGTGTCCCGGTTCAAATCCGGGCGCGCCTATTATAACATAATGAATAAATATGAATAGACCAACAGAAAAAGAAATTGAAATCACTGAAAACGTTTTAGATTACATCATTGAATATTACGAGAAAAATGAGCCGCAAGCAAAACAAACCATCGCGGCTTTTCATGCCGTTCGTGATGAAATCGGCGAAGATATATTTGAATAATACTATGATAAGGTCATTGGTCCAGTTGGTCATGACGCGGGTCTCCAAAACCCGAAACAAGAGTTCGAATATCTTATGACCTGTTTTGTATTGCGGGGTGACGCAATGGTAGCGTACGAGACTCATAACCTCGAAGTTCTGCGTTCGAATCGCAGCCCCGCATTTAAGCCGACTTAGTATAGTGGTTAGTACATCTGACTTTCGATCATCAAGCCGGAGTTCGATTCTCCGATAGGGTATAATTATTTTAAAATTGGCCAGTAGTTCAGTGGTAGAACGCCACACTGTTAATGTGGTTGTCGGAAGTTCGATCCTTCCCTGGCTAGCTTTTTAACTCATTGAAATGACATGAAAAAAATATTAATTATCTCTTTAACACTATTCTTATTAATGGGATGTCGAGACATACCACTAGAATCAAAACTAGCGGCTATCGCATATAAATATCCATATTCAGACGTTTGGATGGAAGATTCTGGTAATAATTTTATTGTCAAAAATCAAGCCGGGGCTTATCATGAATTATGGATTAATGACACAGCGATGAACAGTAAAGAAGTTATAGATTTTGATGAAAATTTAATTTTAATGTGTAATTGGAGTGTTTATGATCCAAATCAAGATTTTACCACAGGGGGTTTAGGCGCATGTCCATATTAAGATTTTTGGCGATTCTATTAGCGTATTTATTATTAACCGGAACCAGTCAACGTCCTAGCGGATGTACAACCAATAAAGATCGGGTTGATTTGTTAGCCGCAAAATATCCGTGGTCAACATTAATGTCTAGCCAAAATGATAACAATGTAGTTTATGTTATTCCGTTTGCTGATCCTGAACGAAAAATTATTCGCAAAATATCTAAAGTCTCATATATCCAAAAAACCTATAAAGAAATTTTTGGAGACGATGAAACAGTTTTTAAATATGTCGGGAAAGTGGCGTCTTTTTAGGTATTTATGGAGTCCATAAAAGGTAATATTCGCATAAATCAGGCTTTGTGTCTGATATGTAATGACATTATAATAGTCATCATAGGCATGATTTTAAATGGTGTTCATGCAAAAATTTGGCGGTTGACGGCGGCTCATGGTATTTGAAGCGGAATTTTTTAGACTGTGAGAGCTGGAAAGAATTAAGTGTTTTTTATAAAAACGCAAAAGGTTAAAGGCTATCCAAACATCTTATGCAGGCAATAAAACACTGCGATTGTCAGTATAAGAATTTGGGTTAAATCCGAAGTTGGCATTTTTAACTTTGGATATTGAATCCCGGCGGTTTAGGCTGTCGGGATTTTTTTTTGCAATAAAGTTTAATTTAGGGGTTGACATAATTATTTTAGAAGTCCAGTATTATATCTAATACGTCACGATAATTTAACTGATAATTAGGAGTTTAATATGAACGCAAAAACATTTAATTACATCCAAAAATATGGTAATTTCATAAACACTAAAAATTGCATTATCAGTAAAAATGATTTCATGCATTTAGCATTCGAACGATGGACTATCGATAATCCAAACTATTTAGAATTTGACAATATTTGTTGGTCTACTGTTGAAATCGTTTTAAACGCAAGCGTTATGGTAAGATTGAATACTGATGAAGTATTTATTCAGTTTAATGAAACTTTCACTAAGCATGATCAAGTAAAAATTTAGTAATTGGGAAAAATGAAAGTTGAACACATGCTCGCAGTACAGGAAGCATTGGAGAACAAAAGAAACCAGTTGACAGCCAAAAGAAACAAATTAAATAAATCCTTGGTAAAGTTGGATGCTATTGATTGGGAAAAAGGCGGCAAAATAGCGCAGAAAAACGCATACATGCCTAAGAAAATTTATTATGTATCTCAAATGGATTTATTGTCAGAGCTTGAAGCTGAATTACAAGTCGAAATTTGGGAACTTGGTCAACAATACGCTAATGCGACATTACCAAAATTGGAAGATGAAAAAAGAGTTTAAGGGAATGAAACATACAAGAGAAATCGCAGGTGAGATAACCGGTAAAAAATATTTGCTTACGGAAATGAAGGTCGGCAAATATTTGATACAAAGATACAAAAGCATTTTCACTAATCGGAGTGGTAAGGAAGACTGTAATATTTACCAAAAAGTAAAACGCATGAATTTTGTAGGATATGAGGCTTTTCTTAGGATTGAATGCGAGACGGGCGACGTTATCCGGCAATATAATAAAATGCCGGGTTGTATCAGTATGGAATTTCTAAAACAGGAAGGATTTATTGATTGATTTGTAATTCCTTTTCTCTTTTCTTATACCATTCTTTCATTTCATAATCTTGCCAATAGTCCGCATGTGCTTCAAACCCACAAAGGGGACACTTAATAGTTTCCCCGTCTTCCAACCATATCCACATATCAAATTCACCTTCCCCGCGCCCTTCAATACATGATTTACAAGGGCATACTAATTCTTTTTTACAGTCAGGACATGCCATTAAAATTTTTCCTCAATAATTATATTTAATTGCCACTTCGGTTAAATCAATCAGCGGTTTCATATTCCATATTTATCCCACATCTTGTTGATTTTCGATCCCTTCATATTATCCACTAAAAAATCAAATCTGGACTCAATATTATTTTTTCTTGTGTCCACGTTTTTTATTGTTTCCGCCACAATATTATCAAGCAAAACTTTAGGCTGTTTTATAATTTTATCTTCGGTCGGCGGCGCGATATATTCCGGGCGTTCCACTTTTAGTAGTTTAGCGTTTACAATCCGTAAAATTTTCTTTTTTTTGTTGTTGTGTTTATGCTCTGCTAGGTCACATCCACAATACGGACAAATATTTTCTTGTACGCGATCAGGCGTTAAAAACGCTAAGCAAACCGTGTTAGGGCATGTAAAACTTTTTATTTCACCCTCGCTTGTTTTTATGGGCTTGCCGTCTAAGCTCCACTTTCTTTGCAATAATGGATGTCCATGCAGGTAATAATTACCAGCTTGGTCAATAATTATGGCGTTTTCCTTCCCCGGATACTTTCTAAGAGCGCGTCCGGTCTGCTGAAGATAAATTGTTATGCTTTTCGTTAGCCGCCGCATAATAATACCCGCTAGAATCGGAATATCGACGCCTTCCCCGATTACTTCATAAGAGCATATCGCGTTATATTTTCCAGTTCCCAATCCTGATATGTAATTTTTTCTTAAGTCTGGGTCCATGCCTGATTTTACAACACCGGTTTTCCATCCAATTGAGTTCATAGACTTAGAGACTTTGTCACAGTCTTTGACGGACGCGCAAAATATAATACACGGCGCGCCGTTAAAATAACGCGCGTACATTTCGAGCGTTTCATTAACAACAGCTTTTTGTCCCATAAAACGAGTTTGCGCCGCAAGATCAAATTCATCTGATTTAATCGCGTAATTTTGATTCATTGAAGCTAACGCGGCGGGAGAACTAAAAACCACAGGCTCAGTTAAATGTCCATGATCGACAAGCCAAGCCGATTGCGGTCCTTCATTCATATGAGTGTAGATGTTACCTAATCCGGTATTATCCATACGAGTTGGCGTCGCTGTCCACCCAATGTTGATAGCCTTTGGAAACGCTTCTATGATTTTTATCCAAGTCGGAGCTATTGCGTGATGACATTCGTCAACTTGAATTAAGTCCGGGGTTAAACCAACATATTTAAGTTCCTCAAGTCGATTTACAAGCGTCTGAATACTTGCAATCTGGACCAAATTTCCAGTCACGGGTTGACCAGCGGCTATTTGTCCCGCTTGAAGTCCAAAATTGTAAAGTTTTTCAATAGTTTGAAGACGGATTTCCTCACGGTGAGTCAGAATCCATGTTCTTTTGCCGCGTTTGGTGAAATCGCGCGTTATATCGCCGAATATGATGGTTTTACCGCCGCCTGTGGCCAGGACATTAAGAATTGAATTATGGCCGTCTTGAATGGCTTTATAGGTGTTATTTTTGAGGGGTTGTTGATAGTCGGCGCGTAGTTTTGGGATTGTCATTTTTTAAACTCTTAATGGTCATTCAAAGCACAAAGGCTCGTAAAGTTCAAATTTATGTGAAATATCTTTTTTACTTTTAGCGTTAATTACTTGATGTTTGTGAGTTAGATTATCAAGTTTTATTTGTATAAATCTATCACGCCTACCCTTTATCCCCTTTTTGTAAATTAGTGTTATTGCTTCTCGCATGACATCAAACACCATTCAGGTTTTTTGATTTCTTTCCCATAACCTATTAATCGTTGCGGTTCGCCATGACACCACATATCGCTATTCTTAGGATATGGCAATGTTTTTTCATTAACACAAAAATTAGACACGGGATTAATTAAATTAGGGAGTTCATCAACGCATTTAATAATGTTTTGCCGCCAAAATTCACAGCCGTTGCATAATGTATTTGCCATTTGTGAATTTTTCATATAGCAAACCATCCAAAAAACATCTTACCTATCACCATAGTGATACCCGATGCCCAAGAAATTATGCTGACCAGTATCGCTATAATAACTTGGTCGAGCCATCCCTTACAATATCTATGTCCGTATCTCATAACAAAAGGAACCGCAAACAAAATCAAACACAATAACCACCATGAAAATTTAATTGTTATCATTTTTATCCTTTTTCTTTTTGGGAATTACCACTTTGGCGTTTTTAAAAAACTCATCATTAAGTTTAGTCATATTAGAATAATCGATATCTTCATCTGTCATGTTTTCAATACGTTTCCAATCAGTTTTTGATCTCATATTTTTCCTCGTATGATTTTTTGATATAATCAGGACAATCAGACAACCTAAACACGCTATACCAATCGCCGGGACATTCATTTTTACCAAAAAGCATAGTCATTAATCCCGGCTTTTTTGTTCTTAGGTACCCACCAAATCCTATCTCACTAATGCGAGTCATCCATTGTTGATATACATTTGTATCATCACTAATATACGGTGAGTATTCAACTTGAATAAAACAACCTCTAACCGCAATAATTTTAGCGGGAACGAATCGAGCGACTTTTCCATCATAACACGATATGATTTTATCAGTTATTTTTGGTTTCCAAGTTCTCATATTTATCCTTGAAGTCAATCATTTTATAATTTCGCCTATGATATTAGCTTCATAGCCATTGCTGTAAATATAATCCAAAGCTAAATTTTTATGTTTTTTCTTAACCATCAAACATAATCCGATACCCATGTTGAAAGTTCTTTTCATATCAGTAATTGGAACTCCTTCATTTTGTATCTGGCAAAAAACTAAAGGCGCGGCGTCAATAATTTTATCCCATTTAATTTTAGCTCCCAACCCATTAGGCATAATTCTTTTAATATTGCCATCTATCCCGCCACCGGTAATATGAGCCATACCATTTATTATACTTCGTATTCCTTTAACCGCTTGATAATAGCACAAATGTGGCTTTAGAACAGCATCAATAAATGACATATTACGAGATAAATCAGGAATATCATATAACAGCCGCCTAACAAGGGAATATCCGTTTGTGTGCAACCCGTTAGACTCAACGCCAATAATTATGTCCCCTTCCTGAATTTTAGAGCCATCAATAATCTGACTTTGATCAACCACTCCAATTCCAGCGGCTGACAATATATATCGGCCTTCCCGAATAACTCCGGGTTGTTCGGAAGTTTCGCCGCCAACTAGAGAACAGTTTTGCAAACGGCAAGCGTTAGCCATGTGTTCAACTAGATCGGAGACCACATCTTTTTCGATTTTGCCGCAAATAATAGTGTCTAAAACCGCTAACGGCGTCGCTCCCATCACAATAATATCATTGATTAAATGATTAATTAGATCATAAGCTATACTTGATAGTTTTCCATGTTGCGCGGCTAAAAGTTGTTTGCTCCCTGGCTCCTCAGTTTTAAAAACTAAAACAGGGTTTTTTATTCTAGGAAAATCAGCTTTAAACAATGAAGCGAACGCGCCAAGCTTATTTAAAACTCTAGCGTCTGTGGTTTGAATATGTTTGGCTATTTCTTGTTTTGTGGCGTCGGCTGTGTCTATATCAACGCCGCTATTTTTGTATGTTAGCATTTTATTAATCTATTCTAATAACATCTTGAAAAATACATGTAAACTTTTTATTAATATTTAAGTCTACATGAAAGTGACCGAAGAACCAATGTTTGAACTTATTCAATTCATCCTTGATAACTTCTAGTTGTCGCATAGTTGGATCATTGCCTTTGCCGTCTATATCTGGAAAATATTTAAAAGCTTCTGTCGGGCACGTATGAGATAAAACATAATCGACCGTTTTGTTATGAATATCGATATTATCTAGCGCATTATAAATATCTTGTCTAGATAACAATTCGGCACTCCACCAAGATAATCCAATTGTTCTTTGCAACTTATCAACAGATTCCGCGCCTCCAATAGTTAGAATTTTCTTGTTGTTAATATCATAAATATTGCCACGTTTTAAATGAAAAATACTAGATGAAACTTGGCCGACTTTAGAACCAAACATTTTAATTTCTGGGAGGCTATTCAACTTGTCAAAATTTTCATGGTTTCCACATAAAAATAAAGTTGTCCAAGGTTTTTTATTAAGCCATTTCGTCCAATATTTTTCAGTCGCATCTGGTTCATGTTTCCATAATAATCCGAAGTCTCCCAAAATAATCACATAATCATTCTTGGACAGTTCTTTTTGCTGAGGAAAGTTCTTACTATTGAGTTTTGAAATATCAATAGGAATATGGGTGTCGCCCGTTAAAAAAACTTTTTTCTTAACCATTTCCAAAATCTATAATTCCAACTCGGTTTAAAATCTAAACAGTTATGATTAGAATTTTTTTTGTCTGAATAACTGTATTTACGTCCAAAATATACCATATACGGTTCGCCGCGTCTAGGTTTAATTTTGCATTGTCGATCATAATTCCAACCTAGTGAGCCTTGATGTTTGCAGTTTTTGCAATAAACTTTCTTTTTCATGGAGTCCATATATTATCACAATTACCGCAACGCCAAGAGAATGGTTTTGGTTTGTCTCTTATCCAAATATCTGAACTTTGACATTCAGGGCAAATTATTGGATCAATTTTTTTCTTACTATAATTAGCGCAAGTCTCGCAACTTTGTTGAGATTCTTTAAAAGCTTTCCAAACTTTTACAAGTTCGTCGATTTTTTGTTGGAGTTCATGAGTTGGTTTGAATTTATCTAAATTTTCAGATAATTGATAATCAGCATAATCTTTGCCATCAATGCCATGAAATCCCAATACATTTCTTACTTTGTAATTGCCGTTTAATTCTTGTTCTACAATTTTGACATTAGTAAAAGACTTCCAAATATCACTATCATGACAATGAATAATTGGTTGATCTAATAATTGGCAATGTATAGTAAATCCAATCATATCATAATCGTGCTTTATAATTTCTGCATCCGAAATACTAACAATCTTACTCAAATCAATATGCTTTCCAAACCATGTTTTATAAATCATTTTTCCTTTTGTTTTCCGGCCATACATCCAAATCTTTCATTCACTTCAAACATGACCGACTCATCATTATTAGACGCGCGGCAATTAAAAAAAGTTAAATCGTTTGTAAGTTGTAAAATTGAGAATAACAATTTACATTTTCCCGAAACCGCAGGAACGCTAAATTTGCCGTTTTCTTCGTCTAATAAATATAAACGTTTGAAATGACGACAATCTTTGCAATTTATCATTGCACCATCCTTAGCTTTTTCTCCAAAATCATTTGAATTTGACGCCCGGCTTTTATGTCCTCAATCGCTGAATGCGCGTTGAATTCAATCCCTAAATGTTTAGCGACTGTCTCTTGCTGATTGTTCACTAGTTTTGGAAGAACACCGTTTTTTCTAGCCAGCGCGACCGTTGCCAGTATATCAAGATTAGCCGATTCAAAATATGATCCATAATATTTATCGCCGTGTTTTTCCCACAATGCGCGCATAAAACGAGCGTCAAACGGCGCGTTATAAGCCGCAAATATCGCTTTGTCATTCGGATTGCGAGCGGCTATTCGTTTATCAAGAAACGCTTTGGCTTGTTGATATAATTCACGTTCAGATATTCCGTGTTCTTCGAGGTATTCCCATGTTATGCCGGTATGTTCGGAAATAGTTATCATTTTATTACCAACTTTGATAATAGGATTACCCCATGTTTCCGGCTTCGGGTCTGGTTTGCAGAATTTATGAAACACAGCTTTATTTTTTTCAACGCCATCTTCATACAACATCGCCAATTCAATAATCGTTGCTTTTTTAGTGTTAAAACCGCCTGAATTCTCTAAGTCAACGTAGATTGTTTTATTCATATTATTCCCCATTAAAAGTTTCAAATTCTTGGATCATTTTCAAAGCTTTTTCCGCGTCTCCTAGCATTATTTGGTCTTTAATTTTTTGTGATTCGTTTAGTATTTTTTCTTTGCGCGGATTGTACTCTTTTGTGTTTAGTGTTGTGTCCCATTCGTATTTTGAGAAGACAAAAACATTATTCACGCGATCTTTTTGATAGTTAAATTTATCAAATTCTTTTTCAGAGCGCATTGGAACTTTGCCAGCTTTAATTAAATTATAACGCTCTTTATTAGTTAAAGATTTGCTTTGTCTTGTATATTTCGTTCTAAGTTTTTTAAGTTTTTGAATTGTTAAAATATCAATTCTTTCCAAAGCATATTTTTTTTGAGTTTGATTCATATTATTCTCCTGAACTTCCAAAACCGTTTTTTCCTCTTTCGGTTTCGGTTAATTTGTTGGTTATTTCGATTTGAGATGTTATATAAGGACGTAAAAGGGCTTGAGCTATGCGTTTTCCTGAAAGCCATTTTTTTATATCTGATTCGATATTTGTTTTATCTTTCATTATTAACGAATCGCTTGTATTATTATCTTCCCAAAAACCATAATTAATATGGCGTGTGGGGAAGCAAATTTCACCACGATAGGATTGATCAATAATGCCTAAATCATTAGCAAAAACGAATGGTGTCTTACTAAAACTCGACCTTGGCACAACTTCAAAATAAAATCCTTTCGGCGGTTCAACTTCGACGCCTAACAGGATATGCCATAAACCGTTTCCTTTATATTTATAATCACAGGCCGTCAAATCAAAACCTGAATCTGATTCATGCGCTTTGCGGAAAGTCGCGTTTTTTCGGATAAAGTTAACTTTTGTTTTCATTTATTTCAAATCATCCATAGAAAATACAATTCCACGACAATATTTTTCTCCGCCTTCATAAATATCAAACGTTTCATGCGAAATATCAGTTATATAAGTCCATTCGTATTCGTCCGACTCACACCAAACCGCTTCTATTTTATTCGCTTTTTCTTTTTCTTTTTCAAAATACGGGCAATCATCTTCATAACATTTATTATGCAAGATTCCGTCTTTTGTCAAATATCGCGTTCCGCCATCATAAACGTCTGACTCATCTTTAATAAACCCGCGCCATTCCATTAAATCATCGCTTGCTCCAAAAATCACCACAAGTCGATTTTCTTTTGCTTTTCGCGCCAAATCGCGGCTGATTTCTTCTCTATATTCATTGCCGTTTAATAATGCGGCCAGTTCTTTTGTGTTCATTTTATTAAGTACCTTTTATTCTCAGTCCATATAATTTCATCAAACCCTGATGGATTTAACGGATTTTCCCACACTAACGCGGCGTCGCCGCCTCGACTTTTAATCAGGCTCAAAAAATCCGCTTGATGTGGTTTAAGTGTGTCGTTGATCGTTTTTATTTCGCGAGCTATCCATAAACCAGTCGCAGAAATACCTATTAAATCAGAGCCGCCGCCTGTATTCCTTTTTTTAGGGATTGGCGGGGGAATCCCGCATGGGACAATTCGTTTGCCGTCACGGGTTATAAAAAAACCCGTTCTATTTGGCCATAATCGACTATGCGGATTAAGCGGTTGCCACCATGCCAGAAACTTCTTTGTGAGTTCATTAGAGTTCATCGTCGTCGCTCGACCATCCTGATATTTGCTCCGCGAAATCATCAATAGATTCAAGCTCTTTTACACGCTGTTCTAATGAGTTGTTATTGTCAAGGTATTGTTTTATTTCAATGTCTTGCGCAACAAGTTTATTAGATATGTCTCGTTTTAAAAGTTGGAGAGTTTCGACTGTTTTTTCTTGCGTTTCCTTGATATGACTGATTGTATCGCGGACATCTTCCAATTCTTTTTTATCACAACTGCAAGACGGCGGCGGCGCGATTACAGGTTGAACGCGCGGTTGATATTCAGCCAAAAATTTTATAGCGTCAATATTAGGAGGCACTACAAGTTGTCGTTTTATAGTTTTAACTCGTTTGCCCTTATATTCATTATTTGCTGAATATTGTTTTTCTTCAATGGTTTCAATTACATCTTGAAAACACCCTTTGGCTAACAGTTTCAATGATTCCAAAATTTCATCATCCAATTTCGGCTTTTTCTCTTCCATATCTATACTATTTTCTTTTGTTCCCGGATTAAATTTATCGTCGTCCAAAAATATTTCATTCAACTCAGGATGGATTCTTTTGCATCGAGTCATGGTTGTGTCCCCAACTTCTAGTCGTCGCGTAATTTCACCGCGCGGAACGCGGTCTTTTAACCATTGCTCAATCTCTCCGAGTCGCGGTTGAATGTGAGTGTAGTATTTATCGGATTTATGTGGTTTTTTCGGAGGACGTTGTTTAAATAATTCATCAAATTCAGGGTATGTTTTCATATAGTATTTAATCGTGTCCCAGCTTATCCGAAGCTTGCGAGCCACTTCATTATTCGATAAGCCATCAGCTATATACTTTCTTATATCGTCAAATTTCTTGCTGATTTCAACTTCATATCGCGTGTCTTTCGGCGTTTGTTTGCTCATAATTTTATAAAATTTCAGGTTTTTTAGTTTCGGGAGTTTGAGTTTTTTCGCTTAAAGCGATGATATTTTTTGAGTTTTCAGCGCGCCCGACTTTAGCGACTATAATCTGGAAACCTTCATTGATTAGATAATCAGTTAATTTTACCTGATTTTCTTCGTCTAGCGAATCAAAGTCATCAATAAATCGTATTTTTAGCTCGCTGTTTGTTTTACTGTAAAGCTGATGTACAATCATTTCAAGCTGACCTTTACTGAAAAATGGCTCGCGGATTTCACGATTTTGATATAACAATCCGCCGTCTTCGTCAATGGTCAATCCAGCGAAAGGCAAATCATACGATTGTATATAAGCGTTTCGTTTGTCGATGACCTGTTTTTTCTTTTCGTCTAGTCTTGTGATTTCCGCTTTTTTATCTTTCAGCCTTTGCAAAGCTTTTAGATAATTGCTATACGCCGCCGCTTGCTGGTTGATTTCGTAAGCATCCACGATTTTTTTATCAATTGCTTCAATCGCGGATTTATCTGGCATTTCTTCTATATAATCAGGCGCGGTTAATTTTGCGACTAAATCTTCCCATATTTTACGATCTTGCGGTTTCGGTAATGATTTAATCCATTCATTTACTTCAGTCCCTTTATATCCATTTGCTTCAAGGATTTCATAAGCATCTTTCACATGCTCAAGTTTTTGTTTTATTTGTTCTTGTTGCGCGTTAAACTCAGCACACTTATCAAATAGCGTCTTACGTTTTTTTTCTTGTGCTTTATCTAATTTTCGATTATGATCTTGATTAGACACATATTGTATGTCAAAATCTATTTGCAATTTCGATTTTTCTTTTTGCAATTCTTCAATCTCAATACGATCAACTTTTTCGACGTTTTCAGACTGACCAAGATTTTTTAATTCACGGTTAACAACTTGCCTCTCAAGTTTGAGTTCAGCTAGTTGTTTGTCATATTCCGCCGTATCAATTCCGAGCAATAACGCTTGCTCTTTTTTATTTTTTTGTGTGAAATGTTTAGCGGAAAGAAAAGCGACTGACAATAGATTTTTCAACCATTCATGGCTAATCGGGTAATCTTTTGGAGCATTAAACGTTAGCTTGCTGCTCGTTCGAGTCACGTGACGTTTTATGAGAATTTTAGTGTTATTTCGGGATTCATCAATCAACGCCACTTCAATATCCATCGACTTTGCGCCGGACTGGATAAATTTAAAACGTTCGCCGATCACACAATCCTGACCTTTTTGCGCTATCCCGTGAATAGCCGTCCACATTGCGTTTATAATCGTCGTTTTGCCGGAACCGTTCAGCCCTATTAAATATGTCATCGTTCCGTCAAATTTACATTCCAAATTAGAGAAATGCGCGTGATTAGTGAACTTTAGACCGCTTAATTTTATTTTTTTACTCATATTAATTTGCGATAAAATTCAGATTGACAATTTGTTAAATAAAGTTTTAGAATAGGTTTTTAATTTGAATTTGTCAATGGAGAAATTTATGGAACTCAAAAATCAAGTTTGTACTTTTCAGCAAGCAGAAATCCTTAGCACATATATTGGAAAGCGCGCTCTTAATAAATTGAGAAGCTATTTTTTATGGGATTGCAGAAAACGATCACCTAAACTGATACATATTGAATCTAAGAGCAATAACATATCAGAACATCCGGCGTTTAATTTATTTCGCGCGTATAATGCCTATTCATGTGCTGAATTGGTTTGCATCCGCGAACAAATTGAAAAAATTCACATAGAAGAAGCGTTGAATGTTTTCAGCAGTGGACTAATAGATAAAATGCAACAGTGGTACAAAGAAAATCCAAATGCGCCAATGGCTCACAGAGAAGCGCAACTTTTGATTTTCATTTTTGAGGCTAAACTTATTAACCCGCAAGATTTGAAATTATGAAAACTGATTTAAGAGAAAAACTAGCCGCGCTTTGCCACGATCAGTGGATCGGATGGATGGAATATTTGTTTTCAAGATGTGAATTGGTGGCAGTCGGCGCATTTAGTATTGAAAGATACGTTCATGCTATTACCGCGTGGGATTATGAACGGTGGCAACGACAGATGCAAACCCCATACTCAGAACTTTCCGAAAAAGAGAAAGATTCTAACAGAAAGGAATCGGATAAGTTTTTAAAAATTATTGACGAAAAATTAAAATTTGTTTATGATCTGATTTTGGTGTTGAGTGAAAATAAGAGTTTGCATTGTCTGGAAGCTCAATCGGATTTAAGCGAGTTTTATATTGGATGCAATGATTTCTTTATGTGGGGTTGCTCCGACGCGGAAGATATAACAGTCGAGACTTTACCTATATTGCAACAAGCGTTTAAAGACGCGCCTGATGACGGCGCATTATTGTATTGCGCAAGACAAAGAAAGATGCGGCCACAAGGCGCGTGTTATAAGTGGATAGACAAAGAAAATTGGCCACTATTTGATGAATGCGGCGATGTGCGACCGGCTGATTTTGGGAATCCGCAAGAAAGACCGACTGAATAATCAATCGGATAAGTTTTTGGATTTGATAAACGATTTTTTGAAAACTGAATTTAAGGATTTTATTGAGAAATGAAAATAGCTAAATGTCCGAAATGCGGCAAACCGCATGCAATTCAAAAAGTTTATTTCGGCGATCAATCGAAATGTAAAGATTGTCGCGCGATTAATGAATCAGACAAGGCTTTTATTCACGATGAACATTCATACTCAAAAACGTAATTGTCGTAGATGCAAAGCGAGTAGTTCCATTGTCATGGAGCGGACAGATGATATTTGCGATTTGGGATATTCTTATAAAATTAATTCATGGGATGAGTTTGGATTTGATTGCTATGGAATCCCACAAGAAAAATGTCCTAAACCGTTAACTTGGAAGGAGTTTTTATTTGCTCAAAAGAATTATCGAAAAACAATTTAGAAAGGAAAATTAATATGTCAGTCAATAAATTTATTGGAATCGGCAATCTTTGCCGTGATATTGAAATGAAAGCAACCCCAAGCGGCGCGAATGTTTTAAATAATAGCTTGGCTATGAACGAAAAATACAAAGACAAACAAGGCAATCGGCAGGAAAAAACTGAGTTTATCAACTTGTGTTTTTGGAATCGAACGGCTGAAATAGTGAGCCAATACTGTCGAAAAGGATCAAAAATCTATGTCGAGGGATCACTTCAAACCCGAAAATGGAATGACAAAGAGGGCAATGAGCGATATACTACAGAGATAGTTGTTAGAAATTTACAATTGCTCGACTCCAAACAAGACGGCGGACAACAACAAAATCAGGGCGGATATCAGCAACAGCAACAATCGCAAAGCCAAAGTAATCAACAGCAAAATCAAGGCGGATTTGGCGGAAATAATGAACCGGATGAGGACGACGTGCCGTTCTAACCTATGACAATAGCTCGAAAATATGAGTTTAGGGGGAAATTTAGAACCGTCAAAGAAATAGCAAATATTTTAAGTTTTCCCCTTGTGACGGTTTATCGTAATATTCGCAATGCCAAAGGGGAAATCACAGACGAAATATTATCGCATCCGCCAAAATTCAAAAGGAAAAAATTTATGTTTCATGGAGAACCGCAATATCTAGCCAAAATAGCTACGGTAATTGGGATTGATGTTAGCACATTATATAAAAGATTAGAATCAACAGGCGGCAAAGTGACGGAGACTACATTTTTGCCAACGTCCGAATATAATAAATATTGCAAGGATAGGTTGAAATCAGATAGCGGAAAATTATTAACTGACATAGCGTTTGAATCTAATCTTGACTATCATGTAGTGCATGAAAGATACCGACGTGGTCATAGGAACGATGCGATATTAGGAGCGAAAACACCAAATTATAATAAAGAATATGGGATTATCGAGACATCAAAAGAGAATATGCAAGAAAAAAAAGATACCGCGTATTAAAAGGGATAAGTCAGGGATTGAACCTATAAAAAATCCCAGCTATATGTCCGAAGCGGTATTATCAAAATTGTCATCAAAAGTTTGTGAAATCGCCTTGCAAACTAAAGAACCGGAAAAAATCAGACGTTTGTATATGCGTAATCTATTGACCGCTGAACAGTATGTTTTAGTCACTGAACACGCGGAAAATAAACTGGAAGAGCTGACAGAGCAAATTATTGAATCGGTTGATATGGAAGACAATAAAATAAAACAGTTAGTCGCTAATTATAAGTTGACTATAAAATTTTTAAATGAGTTAAGAAAGTTTTTTGCCAAGTTTTTTAAAATTGACGAAGTGACTAACATTATTGATGTTGTTTCGGTTGAAGATATGCAAGAAAGATAGATATGATTGATGATAATTGGAAACATTTAGTTTCGGATACAATTTTATGATAAAAATAATCGACTTCGGATCGCAATACACACAATTAATAGCTCGACGAATACGAGAACAAAAAGTTTATTGTGAGATCACACACTGGCAAACGCCGCTTGATGAAATTTTGTCAGCTAAACCTAAAGGGATCATCTTGTCAGGTGGTCCCGCTTCGGTTTTAGATGATAATGCGCCAACTATCGACGACGAAATATTTAACGCCGGAATCCCGGTTTTAGGTATTTGTTATGGAATGCAGTTGATGGTAAAATTGCTGGGCGGCAAAGTGATTCGTGGAGCAAAGCAGGAATATGGACAAACTAATGTTATCACAATTGATAAACCGCGCGAGAAAAATTCTGTTTGGATGAGTCATGGAGATACGATTGAATCATTGCCGGATGGTTTTGACATTGTAGCCGAGAGTGATAATAATATATATGCGTCTATTGTTGATATGAAAAGAAAATTTCATGGGCTACAATTTCATCCTGAAGTTTCACATACCGAATGCGGGAAGTATATTATAGGCGCGTTTATTTTTAGTGTTTGCGGATGTGCCTCCAATTGGATTATGAGCGCAATCATTGACAAAAAAGTTAAAGAAATCAAAGATCAAGTCGGCAAAGAAACGGTTTTATGCGCTTTAAGTGGCGGCGTTGATTCGGCGGTAACGGCGGCTTTATTAAAACGGGCGATTGGTGATCAGTTAATATGTGTATTTGTAGACAATGGTTTATTAAGGGAAGGTGAAGCGGACGAAATTATTAAACGTTTTAATCCTGTTTTCATTGACGCTAGTTCAAGGTTTTTAGATAATTTAGAGTGGGTATCGTCGCCGGAAGACAAACGAAAAATTATTGGCGATATATTTATTAAAACTTTCGAGGAAATAGCCGATAATTCTCAAGGTATAAACTTTTTAGCTCAAGGAACACTTTATTCAGACGTTATAGAATCAAAAGGAATTAAGAGCCATCATAATGTCGGGGGCTTGCCTGAAAGTATGAATATGACGCTTATAGAGCCGCTAAAAGAGTTGTTTAAAGATGAGGTTAGAGAGTTAGGCCGCGCGCTAGGATTGTCGGATGAAATTATTAATAGACATCCTTTCCCTGGCCCCGGTTTAGCCATTCGATGTATTGGTGAAGTTACAGAAGAAAAACTTGATATTTTACGCGCGGCTGATTCTATCGTGGTTGATGAAATCAGAAAAGCCGGATTATATGACGATATATGGCAAGTTTTTGCCGTTTTATTACCAGTTAAATCAGTTGGAGTGATGGGAGACGCCAGAACATATCAGCATACAATTTGTATCCGTTGTGTTGACTCCGTGGACGCTATGACCGCAGACTGGTCGCGATTGCCACATGATTTATTGGCTAGAATTTCAAACAGAATTGTTAACGAAGTGGAAGAAATTAACAGAGTGGTTTATGACATAACGTCTAAACCGCCGGGAACTATAGAATGGGAATAAATTATGAGAGATAAATATAAATGTACACGCGAACAACAGACCCGATTATGGGAGCTAGGCGTTAGGAATAATTCGGAGAGTCAACTATATGTGGCCGAAGAAATTTTGGAGTTATTGCCATATAAAATAGGTGAAAGAAATATTATTTTTCAGAAAAATTATAATGGCTATAAAATTTATTATGCTGACATGAAAAACAAAGTGTCGCCGATTCCTGAAAAATGGGGAAAATCACATGATTCATTAGCTCGATTGGCGGCTGATAGGTTGATTTGGTTATTAGAGGAAAAATTAATATGAAAAATAACGATAAAATGAGATTGATCACAATTGAAGATGCCATGAAAATTATATCTGATGCTATTCAAAATGATGACGGATATGCTATTGGCTGGCAAGCAAATATTGCTGTGGCAATGCAAGATTTAGGAATTGACCATGAAACGGCTAATAAAGGCGCGGGAAATTTTATGCAGATTTGTTTTGGAAGAAATACATACGATTTAATTTAGGGTTAAAATTATGAGCATGTCCGCCGATATAGCTGAATTATTCAGAATTTGGCACAAAGAAAATAAATGGAGCGAAGAAAAGACAATCGGATATTTTTTATCTATTTATAGCGCGTTAGAGTGGGATTTATTGGAAGAAGAGCCGATCGATGAGAACGGCGAGTTTGATTTTGCTAAAGAGGAAGAACTAGAGATTGAAGAGGCTAAAAAACTTTTATTCAGGTAACCCCTGATCAGACAAGACCACGAAAAAATTAACCATGAACGGCTTAGGCGAGAACTTTGGATAAAAGTTTTCATTGACAGTAAACATATGAGAGAAATTGCGGCTAATGAAGCTGTGGGATATTTTGATAGGTTCTTTGAAGAGGAAGAAAGTAGCGGCTAGTGGTTAGCCGCTTGTATTGATTATGCGTTATACGCTTCTTCTTTGAATTGTTCAGCTTGTTCTTTTGTGTCAAAAACATCTATATATTCATCGTAGGCCGCGCCACATTTTGAACTTGGTTGCAAATCGTCATCACATCCAAAAACAACAGAAGATACTTTTCCGTTATCAGTGAATCTAGTTTTAACTGCGTATTTCATCTTAAACTCCTTTAAATTATTTATTAATTGCGATTCGTTAAATTAATAGTCTCAATCTAAAATATTTCTGTCAACACAATAATTAAAAATAATTTCAAATGCCAGCAAGCTATTGTTTTGGCTATAAAATTTATTATGCTAACATGAAAAACAAAGTGCCGCCGATTCCTGAAAAATGGGGAAAATCACATGATTCATTAGCTCGATTGGCGGCTGATAGGTTGATTTGGTTATTAGAGGAAAAATTAATATGAAAGATTATAATTTTGAACACGAATTAGCGCGGCGGCGATTATGGATTGAAGTGTGTGTGGCCGTGGCGCGATCTGAAAATTGTGTTGATGTTAGCGCGCCTACTAGTTGGGCAGATAGTGCTTTGAGTGAATTTGATGAGCGGTTTAGTGATTTCAAGGAAAAGGAAAGCGGCTAGTTGAAAGCCGCTGGGTTAGATATATTTAAACAAAATCAATCATAACATCAACATCTTTCAATCTAAAACAATTTTGATTTACAGCTTTGTTGACATCTTGCTTTACTAATTCAAGTTGTTTTTGTAAATTTATCAAATCGTTTTTATTACCGTCCAATGTCATGTGTACGTGATCCCACATAGGCATAATAAAATTTTCATTTTTATGTTTGATTGTAACTGCAACTTTAAAGTTTTTCATCCTAAACTCCTATTAGATTTTAATTAATTTCGCAGTATTGCGATTCGTTAAATATAATACTATTCACCTAATTTAAAACTGTCAACATAAATATGAAAATAAATCTAATCTACCCACTCGAACAAAAACCACTCCTCGAAATTCTTTATACAGCCTATCGGATTTGCTATTCATCCAAACCAGTTTCAGAAATCAGAGAAGAAATAAAATCCGGCAAGATTACTGAGAAGCAAATTAAGAAATTTCTTAGAGAACGATTCAAAACAGGTCACACAAGCCCACTCAGACAGCTTCATTTTGTATTTACGATTGAGGGGGTTAGTCGGGTATTAACGGCCCAATTTAATAGGCATACGATAGCGGTTGAGCGCGCGGAAATGAGTCAAAGATATATTAACATAGAAGACAACCCCGTTATTGTTCCAGAGTCAATAAAAAACTGCGAAGTCAACAAAGATTATCCAGAAGACAACGCCGAATCGTATTTTCAAGAATCAATAGAACAGGCGTATGATCTTTATGATTCATTGATTGATTTCTATAAAATTCCGCAAGAGGACGCTCGTTATGGATTGCCGATAGGAACTGAAAGCCGCGAACAATTTTCAATCGGGTTTGAGGCTTTGCAGAATTTTCTTGATGTTAGACTTTGCGAAAAAAGTCAGACAGAACACAGAACAATGGCTTGGAAAATCTACAAGATTATGCGGAAACAGTTTCCGTTTCTATCTTCCGCGCTTGGCATTAAATGTTGGGAAAACCGATTAGGATATTGTGATGAATCTCAGAAGTGCGAGAAGTGGGGCAAGAAAAGACCGCATAAAAAAGAATTAATGCGTTTGTGGCTTGACACAATAAAATCAAAAGATTAGTTTTATAAAAGTTTTTTGTTTTACTCCTATATGGATTAAGCCCGGCGTCGTTGGAAATACGATTGCCGGGCTTTTTCATGTTTAGAGTTTTGTTTTATCCGCAAGTTTAGCGCGGTGCTTTTCAACTTCTGATCTGACAAGTTGCGTTTCTCTCTCGAATTCTCCAAACAAATCAGAGTCTAAAAGCGCAAGCTCAATAGCGTGAGACGGTTTAATTTTTTGTGTTTTGAGCCATTCGTAAAATTTCAGCATCATGGCTGAAAAGTAATAATTTCTTTTGTCGCCGCGTTTGTCCATAGTTAGTGGTTTTCGTCCGGCTCCTTTTGGGTTTTTCTTTGTCATATTTTATATTCCAAAACAGGGTGTAAAAATAGGAGAGTTATTTTTTATTGTATAAGGTAAAACGCGATAATCAGGAAAACCGAGTCTAAAGCTAATAGAATCAATCATAGTAAACCTTAATATGCGCAAACATTCATCACATATTGAATCATCTAATGATTTAAAACTTCCATCAAACCAATCTGGTTTTGTCCCCGCTCTTATATCCATAATAAACGTAGTAAACATAGGCGGTTCAAGATGTTTTTGCGCAAGTTCCAAAAGCCTATTTATAACAAATGTCGGGTTTAAATCATCGACATGCAATCCACTCCAAACACTATGAATTTTCAAAAGATCATCCATTGTATTTGTCTTATTATACCAGTGTTTAGCGTATAAATAATAATGTCTATCGGTTGTCATATTTAATCTTCCAGTGTTATAAATTCGGGTTGAGGACGATTTGTCCAAGTGTATAAACGTTTGTTTTTCCCTTCGCGTTTCCAATTGTTGACTTTCCAGTTGAGATATTTTTGATATGCTATCTCAATAGGTTGGCCTTTCGTTTTTTGTAATATTCCTTTCGGAAAACCTTCTTTTATAAAGACACGCGGCGGAGTAGCAAAAGGTTTCATTAACAATCTAATAGGCGTCGGCAATTCATGAGCAATCGCCCATGATTTATGGATTCTATCAGTTTTATGGCTTTCTCTATAGTTCATATGTAATTCATTAGCATATTGATATAACCAAGCCCAATGAAACCAACTTTCACTAGCCCATTTCACAAAAGGATGATTTTCATGTGTCGCTTTATATGGCGCGTCAATCCCATATTTATGGCATACGGTACATAGGATTTGAGCCACTTCCACTAAAATTTTATTTGTCAGCGAATCGGGCAAATTAGCCGCGCAACGCGCCGGGTCTTTATCTGTGTAATAGATTTGCATTATTTCATAGCCTCTTCAATCATAGATTCACGGATAACGTTATGAATATGTGTCATTTTATCCAATTTTTCAAGATTCGGCAAATGTTTTTCACAAGCTCCGATTTTAACTTGAATCCAATCAGGCTCACTTTTTCGGCAATCAAGCCGCGCGCCAGATTCAAACCAAAACACAATTTTTTCTCCGTCTTCTTTTGAATCGACAAAACCAGATATGTTGTTCATCATTTGTGATTCGCCGCCACAAACAAAACATCCAGGACAACTATCTAAACCAATTCCACGCGGTCTAAATTTTAATGATTTTCCGTATTTGTTATCATCGCGACTAATTTCAATTTCCTGTATTTCTTGGATAGCATGATAAAGATTTGCAATTCCAGTCGTCAAAAAGCCATCCATGCTATCTATGATATGCTTAAATTGTGGCAATCCACTCTCAAGATCAAAGAATTGCCCGCGAATATCCGTTAATTTATTCCGCAATTCCGTCACGATCATACTTGCCGGTTTACTGAAATCAGTATTATATATTGGATTTTTTCTATAATTTTCAGCTTTATTCATTTTCAAAACTCCATTCAGGTTATTAATTAAGATTTACGTGATTCGTTAAAAGTAGAATCTCAGTTTAAAATAATTGTGTCAATACATTTATTATTGCAAAATCCACTTTTCGCCATCATGATTTAATGTGTCAAATCGCGCAAATAAAACATTACTCCAATAAACTTCGTCCGCAAATCTATGATAATCAGCGACAGGTAAAGCGGAGCAAACCCTATCTTTAAAATCATGTTCATACCAAATTCGTTGAGCTTCTTCTTGAACAATATATTTCAATGCTTCCGCGCTATGTCTGTGATTGAATTTCCAATTATCAACTTCTTCATCCGCAACCTTATTGATAGCATAAATTACTTCGGCGTCCGTATTATGGATTGTGCCGGGATATTTGTATTCTATTTCTTTTTTATTAAACATATTGATTTTCCTTTGAGGTTAGGCGGCTATGCCGCCGAGGTGGTTATTGATTTAAATAAACGCATCTTCCAAAAGAATAGCCGCTTTTATACATCAAAAACAGTTTGTTAATTTCTCCGTTTTGATAAAAAATCGCCTTATTCCACCATGAGCGATCTTCTTTTTCATAACCGCTGTAGCCGTGATCTTTTTCAAATTGCTTCATCATTTCGTCGTGTTCTTTAGAATTTACTTGCATTTGACTATCCCTTTGAGGTTTTATTTTTCAGTCTGTTTTGCGACTGTGTTGAAGACTATTTTACTAGCCTGATTAATTTTGTCAACCCTAAAATTAAACAACCAAAAATGTATCCCAATCATCTTTTAGCAATCCAGCGTCTAGAGCTTTTATTAATTGAGTATCTTTTAAAGTTTTTGTGTCGGAGTCGCTTAAGAAATTACTCTGTAAAATTTCTTCGTCCCCTTTAGGTGTTGTTTGGTAACAAATATAAGCGGGGATGTTATCAATTTTTTGTTGCTTGGCGGCTTTTTTAATTTCTTTTACTAAATTTCTGTAAATCATTTTTCACTCTTAGTTAATGTTTTTGTTTAGGTCACTTTTGTGTGACTCGTTATATAATAGGCTATAGATGCGCTTTAAATATGTCAACCCTAAAATTAAATTATTTATTTAAATTATAGTTATATGACTAAGATCAATCTTGTTAAATTAAAGTACTTGACATAATATCTTTTATTAACTATGGTCTTAAATTATAAAACGCTAGAAATTACAGTTTAATAAATTATAAATCATTGTAATTATGCCTAAACCATTAATGTTTAAAACTCCATCGGAATTAAAGAAAAAATTAAACGCTTATTTCCGCGAGTGTGATAGAAGAAAAAAACCTTATACTATCACTGGGTTAACAGTTTACCTGGGAACTAGCCGTCAATTGCTTTGTGATTACGGGAAACGCGATAAATACGCTGATTTAATTTCCGAGGCAAAATTACGTTGTGAAGCGTACGCCGAAGAGGCTTTATTTTTATTGCGTAATACGCAAGGCGCGATATTTAATCTCAAAAATAATTACGGTTGGCGTGATCAAATCGACATAGACGCTAAAACGAAAAACGAGCATAGATTCCCAAAACTCACCAAGGAAGAAGCGGAAAACGTTAAAAAAGCCTTTGACGAAGATTTTTAGAAATGACGCCTGAAATATTTAAAAAACATAATCCGATAGCTTTGAAACATGCTATGGAAGATGATTTATTGAAGTTCAATAGATTTTTTTTTAAAATTCAGGAACGTATTAAATTCATGATAAATCCGCACCATGTTTTAATAGCAAATGTTCTTCATAAAGTTTATAACGGGGAAATTACACGATTAATTATCAATATTCCGCCAAGGTACGGGAAAACAATTTTATCCGTCGTTGGATTTGTCGCTTGGTGTTTTGCTAAAAATAAAGAATGTCGTTTTCTTCATTGTAGTTATTCGGATGATTTAGCCTTAGAAAATTCATCGAAAATTAAAGATATCGTTGAATCTGAAGAGTTTCGTTATTTATGGGGATTGGAAATTAGGCCGGACTCAACCGCCAAAAAACGATGGAACATATTGAACGGCGGCGGTTTATACGCGGTTTCAGCGGGAGGTCAAATTATAGGATTTGGAGCGGGGAAAGCTGGTCCAGGATTTAACGGAGCGTTAATTATTGATGATCCAATCAAGGCGCAAGATACTTATTCAGATGTTAAGCGCATCCGCGTTAATGAATGGATGAATGATACAATAAATAGCCGTTTAGAACAACAAAGGACAACCCCGATTATAGTTATTATGCAAAGGCTCCATGAGGAAGATTTAAGCGGGTTTTTACTCAACGGCGGAAACGGTGACATGTGGCACCATCTTTGTTTACCGGCGTTGATAGCGGCGTAATTTAATATGAAATGTCTCAAAAATACACACATGCAATTCCGATTGAACACAATCTCAAACCCGGCGCATTATGGAAATACAAACATACTGTTGAAGAACTTGAGGTTTTAGAACGGACTAATCCGCATGTTTATAGCGGTCAATATCAGCAATCTCCGAGTCCGAAGGGCGGCGGGATTTATAAAACTGAGTGGTGGCAATATTACGAAGTTTTACCGAATTTCGATTATCGCATAATAACGGCTGACACGGCTCAGAAAGATAAAGAAAACAACGATTTTACAGTCCTTCAATTGTGGGGCGCGGCTGGAAACAGAGCGTATTTAATAGATCAATATCGGGATAAAATCGAAGCTTATGAGCTTGAATTACAAGTTTTAAGTTTCTGGAATAAAAACGTAAATATACATTCTGGCGTTTTACGCGCAATGTTCATGGAAGACAAAAGTTCTGGTTCTTCCATAGTTCAACGTATTAGACGCGAAGGTAAATTTCCGATTATTCCGATTCAACGGAATATATCAAAAGTCGTCCGGTTTTACAATGCAACGCCGTCAATAGCCAGCGGGTTAGTTTATTTACCGAAAAACGCTGATTTTCTACACGACTACAAAGAAGAACATAGGAAAATCACAGCGCTAATGACTCACTCACATGACGATCAAGCCGACTCCACTTGCGACGCTATCGATCTAATATGTTTAGGGGTTGAGTACGACACAACGGAAGACGCCGACGAAGAAATAAAGAATAGACAACAGCATTCAGACTTGGATTATAGCGCAAATACGAATATGGCGAACTATATGAATGGCGAAGAGGGGTTATTTTAGATGTTTGAAAATATCAAGCGGTGGTTGCCGTTTCAAGAAAAAAAACAGGACGTAAAACTTGATCCTGAATTAGCCATGAAACCGACCAGAAGAGAGTCAGCATTAGCTGGTGACTCTACATTTTTAACGCTATTTTCTAATTTTGACCAATATAATCCAGACGAACTAACGAGCCGCAAAGGGTTTGATATATATAGGAAAATGTTGCGCGACGATCAAGTTAAAGCGTCGTTTCAGACATTAATCAACCTATTAATTTCACGTAGTTGGTTTTTTGAAAAACAAAACGATGATCCTATTCAAGATGAAATTATAGAATTTTTTGAAGAAAATATCAACTCTCTTTTAATTGGTTCATGGTTGCAGGCTCTTAGAACAATATTAATAGGGAAGGCCCAAGGTTATTCAATTTCTGAGAAAATTTTTCGGGTTGAAAATGTTCAAGGTGTTGATCGTTGGATAATTTCTAAAATCAAGCAAAAACCATATTGGTCATTTAGCTATCGTGTTGATGATTATGGCAATGTCAAGGAATTACGACAGGATGTTAACGGGATTGATAAAAAAATAAATCCCGCTAAATTTATCATATTTGTGAATTATCCTGAACTTGATCCAATTTGGGGGGAATCTGATTTAAGGGCGGCTTATCGGGCGTATTGGGAAAAAGATATAATTTCCAGATTTCAAAATATATGGATCGAGCGTTTAGCTGGTGGATTTATTGTAGCTCAACCCCAAGAAAAAGCAACAAATTTAACGCCGCTTGAGAATGAAGATTTCAGGAAGATATTAACGAATATTACTAAATCAACAGGGGTTAAAGCTCCGCAAGGATATAAAATAGATGTTATTTCAGGGACTGACACAGACGCATTTGAGAACGCGATTATGCAAAAAAACCGCGCTATAAATCGTAGTGTGTTAATGCCTAATCTGTTGGGATTATCAGACGAAAAAACGGCGGGTAGTTTCGCGCAAGCTAAAGTTCAACTTGCTTTGTTTATGCAAACAGTAAAAGAACAAAGTGACACTCTCGCTGAAATCTTAAATGAACAGTTATTTTCTCAACTCGCTTGGTGGAATTTTGGAGTTAAAGATTTTCCGCGTTATCGCTTTGAAGAACTAACTGTTGAACAACAACGAGAAGCGGCGGATGCGTGGATTAAAGCGACGAAGGACGGCGCGGTGGTCAACACATTCGATGACGAAAGCAGAACGCGCGATTTATTAAAATATCCGGCTCGCGAACAGGAAGAAGGCGAAGATGATATTGAGGAAGAAGAGGAAGAAGAATCTGAAAAGTTCGCGGAAAAAGAGAGTGATTTTTCAAAGCGTTTGAATTTTGCGGAAATAGAAAAAACGTTTGACAATCTTGAAGCGGCATATTCGCAGGATTTAGCGAGAGTAAATAAAAAAATATTCGCTGAATTTAAAAAACGTGTTCGCGTTATTTATAAAAACTTGCCGAAAGATAAAAACAAGATTGATTACAATAAGATAGCGATGAGTTTTGAAAGTTTACCGACTAAAAAACTCATGGCTGAACTTCGAGCAATTAATAAAGAAAATCTAAAATTCTCATATAGATCAGGAAGGAAAGCCGGTCAAGATTCGTTAAAAGAAGCTGTTATTGATCAACCTAAAGAGATTCAAGATAAAGTTAAGTTTGCGGCGGCTACTAGCTTGCCGACAGGTTGTGCTGATAAGAAATGGTCAGTATTAAATTTTATTGATGGTATTTCTCTGGAAGCGGCTGAAAATTATATCAATGCTGAATCATTCATGAATACCAAGGATTTAACAGATGATGAACGCGAGATGGTTCATAGAGTAATGGTTGAGGGGATTAAAGACGAAAAATCTATAACTCAGATTATCGAAAAACTTGATCAACAAATAGGCGCGAAATTCGATACTGCTAGATGGGAAACAATAGCGAGAACTAATATAACTAATATTTTCACTCAAGCGCAACTTGCGACTTATACCGATCCGGCGGTTAAGGATTTTGTCGATGGTCTTGAATATTCGGCTATTTTAGATAATCGGACGACGGTTTTTTGTCAGACATATCATGGACGGAGATTTAAAATAAATAATCCGATATGGTCAACGATTACTCCCGTAAATCATTTTAATTGCCGATCCGTTCTTATCCCTATAACAATCCTAGACGAATGGAAAGAATCGCGTGTGGTAAAATCAGTTCAACCCGCGCCTGAATTTAGATAAAACTTTTATCAAGGAAGATAAAATGCCACAAGGACACGCAGTCAGAGATTATTTTGGAAATCCTATAGTTGATTTTTTCACACAGGTGCCATTAGGCGCTTATCCACAAATGTCATTAACAATACTTAATGCCAGCGCAACGGATGTTACTTGCGGTAATCAAACAATATGGCCGGTTAATTCATTTTATGCGTTCTCTAATTCAGAAACCGCTGTTAATAGTGTTGCTCTCGCGAGCCAAAGCGCATTTGATACCGTAGCGGGAGGCGGCGCGCAAAAAGTGAGAGTGGAGGGACTTGATAATAATTATTACCCTGTCACTGAAGTGGTGTCAATGAACGGCACAACTCCAGTCCCCTTAGCACAAGAATTTCGGCGTATTAATAGTATAGAAACTACTCAATGGGGCGCATTTGGAGTTAATTTAGGGATTGTTTCGGCGGGAACAGGCGCGTTTGCAACAGGTGCGCCTGCAACTGCTTATTCTATCATGAGCGCGCTTGATAACATTAGCACAACAGGAGTTTATACCGTTCCTGATAGTTATTCATTGTTAGTATATTCACCTAGTATGAATGTGGGTAAATCATGGCCATTAAGCGGACGAATTAAATTTACATCTCGCGAAGTAGATGGCGGGTTTATCACTGATTTTGAAATCGCGGGCGATCCGGCGGTTAACAGAGGACGTTTATTCGCTAAAAAATACTTAGCGAAAACAGATATACATATCATTTCACTAGGGATGAACTCATTGACAAATATATCACTTTCTCAAGAAATGGTTTTGATACAAAATGGATTTTTTGAGGGGTAACAAACACGAGGTTTTATGAGTTTATTTGAAGAGTATTTCGGTACGCCAGTTAGAGATGATGGGGTAAATATATTCGCGCAAGGATATGAAGATCGTTTTTCTAGTTTTTTAGTGACTGGATATAATTCTCAAATCGCTACTGATGAAGTTACAATGGCGTCATGGTTGGATGGTTAACACAAGAAATCATTGAAGTTTATCAAAGTGGACGGGTGGATTTTTATCCATATCGCAAAATGCTGCCGATGTCAGATTTAGAATTGAGAGCCATAGGAGCGAACCCGGCTATTAAAATATCAGGAAATTATTCTATTATATTAGATAAATACGAGAGTTAATTATGGCAACACTACAAGGAGTTGAAATTTTCGCGCCGGGGCATTGGTTCCCGTCTAACGGGCCAAAGAAAGGCATAAAATTTACCAAGGATTTTATTCAGAGATTATTGAGTAACACTCTGAAAAAACAAATAAAACCAATCCTTAAACTAGGGCATGACGAAGAGTTTTTAAAACGAGAGTCAGAAGGAAAACCGCTTTTTGGAATCGCTGAAAACTTGCGCCTGAAAGGCCAAAAAATTATAGCTGATTTTAAAAATATTCCCGATTGGTTATATAACGCTATCAAGCGCAAACAACTGACAAAACTATCTATTGAAGTCGCCGGAACAAACAATAAAAACGTTTTTATCGACGCCGTGGCATTGCTAGGGAAAAGCAATCCCGCTGTTAAAAGTTTAAAAGCACTTCAAAACTTTTTTTCACAAGGGACGCCGGAAACGATTGAGTTTGCCGTGATGTCCTGGGACGATACCGAAAATCAATGGCAAGCTAAAATTAAGCCGTCTGATGATTTTCAATCCGATACGTTCCAAACTAACGATTTAGAGGAAGTTCAAGGAATTCAAATAATTACCGGGAATTTAAAACCCGATAATGTTTCCAATTCAGACAACCCTGAATCAGCCGTGTTGCAAGCGTACCATTTTGATAAAAAGCAATGGCCGACACGCGCCGAAGCTGAAAAATGGTTAAGCGAGAACACAAACTTTTCTGGAAACGAGACAATTTCGTTTATGTTTTCAGAACCTTTTATAGATGAATTATTTTTTGAAACGCCTACATTCAAGGAAGATATTATGGCTGACGAAAAAAAGAATCAAGGAATCGACCCGGCTGATTTCGCTAAGCTTTTGGCTAAAGTCGAAAAATTAGAGGGACAAAACGAAACCTTGAAAACCGAACAAAAAGAACTCATTCAGTTCAAAGAGCAAGCCGAAGCGTCCGAAGACGACGCGATGATTAAAGAACGCGACGAAGCTATCCAGAAGGCTGAAAAGGCTGAAAAGAAAGTGACCGCGTTTAGCGATAAAGAAAAGGAACTCGAAGAGCTGAAAGCGAAAAACGCCGAATATGAAAAGAAGGAAAAAGTATTGCAGTTTTCCATTAAGAAGGGCGAAATACTTGAGCCTTATCAGAAAGACGTTAAGGACGGACTTTTGCCGCCTGCTATGCTGAAAAAAATCGAATCTCATCTTGATGAACAAAAAGATTCAGATGGCGATTTGATGGTTTCTTTGGGTTTTGCTCAAGAAATCGGAAAAGCTTACGCCGGTAAAATGCCCAAAGGCGAACAAGGCAATGATTTGCAGGACGAAGGCGAAGGTAGACAATTTATCAATTTCAGCGAGAAACTTGAGCATGAAATTGTGACAATTCAAGCAAAAAATCCCGGCCAAGTTAACTATGAAGAAGCAAAGGAACTTGCTTTGCAGCTTAATCCTAAATTGGCTTTGGATTATTCAAAATGGCTTGAGAGCGAATATCAATAGTAAACAGTTTAACACGGAGGTTTGAACATGGCTGTTTCTAATAAAATTACGACTTGGCAGTTTACATCTGCTAACGATCTGACTAGTACTATTAAGGGGACTGGCGCGATTTTTAAAGCGATCAACGGTGAAACCGGTGATTTTGCTTCTGACGGAAGAACCGCGCATGGTATGTTGTACACATCAGCTAAATCCGGCACACATGATGGCACTTACGCCGACGCCGGTAAAATGAAATACACATCGGGCGCGGCTGTTTCCTCACAGGGGACATTGCTGACCGTAACAACCAGCGGTTATGTTATTCCAGCTGATTCCGGTACATGGATTGTCGGAAAAAGCATTGGGAATGACGTTTCTAGCGGCAAAGTTGGCATTGGTCATTTTAATTTTGCAACTCCCTGGTTTGCAGTGGATTGTACATGGATGGGTAATTAAGGAGAGTGTACTATGTCTACATATGGATATCAAACAACTTGGACATTTACAACGAAAAATGATCTGAGTAGCACAACTGAGGGAACTGGCCCATTATACAAAACGATTGCTGGCGAAATTGGCGATATTATTGATAATGGACAAGCGGCGCATGGACTTTTAACAATTGGCGCGGAATCTGGCGACACGGCCACATTTGCTGATATTGGAAAAATGAAATATGTGGCTGGAATTGCTATATCTTCAAGTGGGATTTTATTATCACCGACAGAAAGTGGTTATTTGATTCCCGCTGATTCAGGAACTTGGGTAGTTGGAAAACATACAGGTGCTGATGTTGCAAGTGGAGTTGTGGCGGTTGGTCTCTTTAATTTTGCAACGCCTTATTTTCTCGTCGATTGTACATTTTCAGGCAGATAAAAATAACACGGAGGTTATACAATGACTTTTATGCCTACAGGTGTTAATAAACTACACGTTGACAAACACCTTACAAACATTGTACAGAACTTGGTGATGACCGAGCAATTTATTGCTCCCCGTGTCGCGCCTATCGTTCGTGTGCAAAAACAGACTGATATAATTCTGAGCTGGCCGCAAGAGGACTGGTTCAGAGAAGATAACGACAAACGTTCGCCGGGTATGGAAGCGAATTTAGTTGGATTTGATGTCAGCAGCTTGACTTATCACGCTCAGAATTATGCTTTGCGCGGCGCAATCACCGTTGAGGACGCCGCCAACGCCGACCCTATGTTGGTTATGACTCAAAGGGAAGGGAAAGCTAAATTTCTGGTGCAAAAACTGATGATCAATTGGGAACGACGTTTGGCTGGCCAGATTTTTGCCGCCGCTAACGTCGGAACTTCAACCCTTGTTGGTTCCGCGTTTACCGATAGAACTAACTCTGATCCTATTGGAACTATTCAAGCTCGAATGGACCAACAGGAAGACGCTATTGGCTGGCGTCCTAATCGCGTTTTGATTGGCAATACCGCGTGGCGTGAAATTGCTAGAAATAAAAACGTGATTGACAAGGCCAATAAAACCGGTGTGACTGGTGGAGCGCGCGACGCTTCTGTCGAGCAGGTTAAAGCTTTATTGGAAGTCGATGAAATTTTGATCGGACAACAAAAATATAATTCCGAAGAAGAAGGCGGTGGCAATACGCTTGCTGATGTTTGGGGTGATAACGTTTTGACGTATTACGCTCCTAGAAACGCATCTATACAAGAGCCGTCTTATATGTATTCATTCCGTTGGATGGTGCCTCAAGTACCTGATATGAGAGTGGAAAACTTGCCTTATGACCAACGTCGAAAAGTGCAAGAGTTTGAGGTTGGATATTATCAAGATGAAAGAGTTCTTACTAAAGAACTCGCCGGATTACTCACTAACGTGACTAGTTCAGGTTCAGGTGGTATTTTGCCGTAATATTTTCTTTAGCGCGTCTTTCGAGGCGCGCTTTTATTATGATTTTATCTTAAATTAATATGAGCAAAGAAAAAATTAAAATATTTACAAATCAAGTTTATCCCGCATGGGAACCAACTGACCTTGATAAATTTCTTGGTGGGTCTGAAGAACTGGTTGTGTTATTGGCTGAAGCGTTAAAACGCGCTGATTATGACGTGATTGTTTATCATTCAGCGAGAACACAAGAGATTAAATTGCATAACGGCGTCCATTATATTCCGCGAGAAAGCGCGAAATGTAACGCTGATGAAATATTTATTACATTTAAAGACAATTCCCCTTGGTTAAAAGGAGCGAAAGCAAAGAAAAACATACACTTGACCGCCGATATTGAGCCAAGTTGGGGGATGAATCAACAAACGCATGACTTTAATATCAACTCGATAGACGCTTTTGTGAATATATCTCATTATCAGCGTCGTCGAAATGTGTTTGTCCCGTCTGAAAAACAATATGCTTTTCCGCTTGGTGTTGATATTGAATCGCTTGATAAAAACAAGTGTGAAAAAATCCCTAATACAATGCTATATTGTAGCTCACCGGATAGGGGATTATTGCAATTACTTACCGATTGGAAACACATCAAACAAAAACATCCTGAACTAACATTAAAAGTTGCATATGGTTGGCGGCATTTTGATTTCAGAAATATGCCAGTCAGACAATTTAAAAATCAAATTGATTCGCTTCTAAAACAGGATGGGATTGAATATTTAGGACAATTAAATAAAGACGAAATCGAACGCGAATATTGGAAAGCTCAATATTGGTGTTTACCGCTAAATAATCCTGACTCAGAATTGTTTTGTTTAAACGCTGTCAAAGCTCAGTATTGCGGCTGTGTTCCAATCGTTAATAAAATCGGGGCTTTATCGGAAACGGTTGGAAGTGAATATATCGCTTATCCTAAATTCGTCCATGGAAGTTTGAAATATGAGAATGACAGCGCGGGCGCGTGGTCAAAAGCTATGACATGGGACGAAGTGGTTGAAAAATATTGGATTCCAAAACTTTTGACATTAGAAAAACAGTCAGTTGAACCGCAAAAAATATTTGATCGTTTTATTTATAATTCCGATATAGTCGCCGCGAAAATTTTAAACGAAAAATGCAATCTAGGACAAGATGATTTTTTACGTGAAACTTTTGAAACTTTATATCAAAGTTTTCGAGCCACTAAGAATTTTCAAGATCAAGTAGCTGATGAAACAGTTGAAAAAGGCGGCTTCCAGAAAGTTTTGGGAGAGTATGACCGATTGATGAAATTTCCGCGCATTCAACATTTAATTCATAATATGTCAAATTTAGAACCGGAATCGTTGGTTTTGGATTATGGATGCTCAATCGGGGAAGTAACTGTTTTATTAGCTAAAATGTTTCCGCTTTTGAAGTTTGAAGGCGCGGATATTAGTCCGATAAAATTGAAAATCGCTAATGAATTCAGTGAAAAAGAAAATATCCATAATGTTGTGTATTTTGAATGCGATGATCCTGAAAAACTTGAAACAGAAAAATATGATTTTGTAATTTGTACAGAAACATTAGAGCATATCCTTGAATATAAAGAGTTTTTAGAAGGACTCGAAAGAAGTTTAAAGATTGGTGGACGGATGCATATCACAACGCCTTCTGGCCCGCTTGAGATATTATCGGATGAATTGGACGAATTGCATAGAGAACATATTCATCATTATGAACCTGAAGATTTAAAGGAAATGATCGGGCATAAACAGGATGTTATGATTGTTAAAATCCCGACTTATCCGATTAAAAATATTCCTATCGCCAATTATTTATGGGAGTGGACGCGCTCTGAAAATAATGAAATAGGAATGATTGATTATGAACGAAAATTTAAACAACATGGATTAATATAAAAACGCGGCTTATTGAATCCAAGTTCAAGATGTTTACAATGCTAACGCTTAGAATTTGAGATATTGATGAGCCGTATAAATATGAGATTTTAATATGAATGATTTGATTAAATTACCGCATCTTCACGATGTATGGGTGAGAAAAAGCATGATCGCATTTGTGCAAGCAGACAAGAAAAAGAAAATAGTTCAAGTTTGTCTTATTGGAGAGCATGAGCCGTTTGAAATTAAATGTCCGACGAAAAATGAATATGACACAACAATACAAATGCTAGTCAGTAATTAATATAAGGTTTTAATATGAAGTGCTTTTATCATAATGATTTGGACGGACATTGTTCAGCCGCTATACTCGCAAAATATTATAAAGAGTATGGATTACCATTCAAGAAAGATGACTTTTTTGAAATAAATTATGATCGTGATTTCCCGTTTGACAAGATCAAAAAAGGTGAGCAAGTTTATATCGTTGATTATTCATTAAAAGACAATAATGAATGGAAACGATTAAATAAAATTACTGATGGTGTTGTTTGGATTGATCATCATGCTTCGGCGTTAGAAAAATTCGGGAATTTGGACTTATCTGGAATAAGAAAAGACGGGACAGCCGCTTGCGAATTAGCATGGAAATATTTCTTTGAAAATAGACCAACTCCATTTGCGATAAAATTGTTAGGCGATTATGACGTATTTGCGTTTCAATATAAAGATAAAACAAATCTGTTTCAAAACGCCATGCGAAGTTATGAAACTTTCCCAACTAATGAAATTTGGCAAAGTTTATTAGATAGCGATGACGTTGAATTTTATCTCAAAGAAGGTGATCCAATTTCAAGATATATTGCCAAAGAGTATGAAAAACAAGTTAAAGACAATGGATTTGAACTTGATTTTGAAGGGTTAAAAGCAATTGTTTGTAATTCCCATGAAAGAAGATCACAGTTATTTGATTCTATATATGATGAATCAAAACATGATATTATGATGCCATTCTCTTTTAACGGTCAGAAATATACATTTAGCATGTATTCGACTAAGGACAATGTCGATTGTTCAAAAATAGCCGCTAAATTTGGCGGAGGTGGTCATAAAAAAGCCGCTGGTTTTATTTGTGAAAAATTACCATTTTAATATGATTTCTCAAGGGTAAATAAATATGAATGAAAGTTTCGAATGTGAATGTGGCAATTATGAGTTTTGGCTTGATATGAAAATCAGCATAATGCGATGTTCAAAATGTTATGCTGAGTATAAAAGCAATAGTCGCATGATTATGCAAAGAAAATTTAATAAAAATGAAAACAATTATCCTGAAAAATGGGATGTTTTTAGAATACTTTAATATGAGATTTTATTAATATGAAAATTACAACATATATCCCCGGATTACCGTTCGACGGTAACACAATCAGACAAGGAAAGTCTCTCGGTGGCTCTGAAACTATGGGTTACTACGTGGCAAAAGGACTTGCCAAACGAGGGCATAAAGTACAATGTTTTTGCAATGCGCCTGAAATATCAATAACGGACGGCGTTGAATATATCCCAATTGGTCAAGTTTCGCAAGAAACACCATACGGAGATAACTTCCAGAAACACGCGCTAAATATACCGACTGATGTCATTTTAGCGCAAAGAGCAGCCGGGATTTTTAACGCCAATTACGCTTCCAAGTTGAACTATTTTTGGACTCACGATCTAGCGTTGAAACGTTATTCGCCGCATATCAACGGCATGATGTGGAACGTTAATAAAGTGCTGTGTGTGTCTCAGTTTCACGTTGATCAAGTCAAACGGATTTATGGGATTAATGAAAATTATATTGATTTTATTCCTAATGGTGTTGATCTTGAGATGTGTCAGCCGGGTGATCTGGAAGAGAAAAAGCAAAGCAAAATCATGATTTACAGTTCCCGACCTGAACGCGGATTAATTAATTTAGTCGGCGAAGGCGGGATCATGGAACAATTATATAAAATTGATCCTGAAATTCAATTAGTCGTCGTCGGGTATGATAATACCACACCACAATCCGCGCCGTTATATAATCAGTTGTGGCAGAGATGTCAGATATTACCGAACGTTAGAAATTACGGTTTTCTCAGCAAGCAAGAACTCGCTGAGTTGATGAAAAAAGCATGGATTCACATTTATCCAACTGATTTTGAAGAGGTTAGTTGCATAACCGCAATGGAACAGCAAGCCGCCGGAACACCGTTTTTAACAACGAAAACCGCCGCGCTTCCAGAAACATTAAATAACGCGGGTGTATTTTGGTCTCAACCAAATGAGTTTGTAAACGCGGTTATGATGTTGCGCGATAAACCAAGTAAATACGACGCGCTTTATAATAAAGCTATTGAAAAATCGAAAGAATATGGTTTGGATAATACTGTCAATAAATTAGAACGATTGATTGAAAAAGATTTTAATAGGTTGACAGAGAAAAAAGAACGACTATTTCAGCATTTTATTTACAATTCAGATGTAGCCGCCGCGAATGAATTGAACGCGAAACATAACCTTGGACATAATCAGTTTCTTGCTGAAAATTATTTGACGCTAGGACGCGATCTATCGGACACAACTGATTTTTATGCGGAAATGGCTGATTATCATATAAAAAATGATGATAGCCACGGGCTTGGAGCATACCAACAAACGCTGAATATTCCGCGTGTGAGACCGTTAGTTAATGAAATATCGCAATTGCCGCCGGGTAGTCGTGTGCTTGATTATGGGTGTTGTGTTGGGCATGTGACAACAGCTCTAGCCGCTACGTTCCCCGATTTGATTTTCGAGGGATGCGACATAGATGGGAAACAAATCGAGATTGGCAACGAATTTATTGCTAAAAATAATCTTGCTAATGTTTCATTATTTCAATGTATTGATCCGTCAAGACTCGAATCTGAAAAATATGACGCCGTCATAGTTGGCGAAGTTTTAGAGCATATTTGGGATTATCAAAAATTTCTAACTGATATGGAGAAATCAGTAAAATACAGCGGAAAATGTTTCCTTAGCACACCGTATGGACATTGGGAAGCTTTGTCCTTTGATCGCTATCCCTACAAGCGTCAACATCTACACCAGTTTGAACACTCTGATATTGAAGAAATTTTAGCCAGAAAAATAGACAAAGAAACTCTTTTTGTAAATCATCCTGAACAAAACGGCGATAAATTCGGATTTTATTTGTGGTCATGGACTCGAACGTCTGATATTACCAACGGTTTTAAAATCATTGATTATGATCGTAAAGCGCGCCAACAAAATCCGCGTGATAAAGTTTCAGCGTGTCTAATTACTAAAGCTAATTGTGGGACAATTCATAAAACATTACAATCTATTAACGGGTTTGTCGATGAATTTATAATTGCGGTTGATCAAGGCACGTTATCCGGTAAATTAGAGGATTGCTTGACATATAAAAGCGCGTCTCAGTTTCCAAATGTGACTATTTTTGCAAACGCAAGTCCGATAGAAATAGGTTTTGAAGAAGCGCGAAACGCCACGATTATCAAAGCCCAACATGATTGGATTTTGTGGATTGACGACGATGAAATGTGGACATGGGCGGATAAAATAAAACCGTATTTGCGAGATAATCACTTTAAAGCTTACGCTATCCCACAGCATCATTTCGGTGCGGAGCCTGTTGGAGTCAGTAAAACCGATCTTCCATGTAGATTATTTAGAAATTTCAACGGAATACGTTTTTATGGCGTGGTGCATGAACATCCTGAAAACGGGTTGAATAAAGGAACTGGCGAAACTTATATTTTTAACGATCAAACAGCGTCTATAATGCATGTTGGTTATGAAAATGAAGCTGTTAGGCGTGATAGGTTTCAACGTAATTGGCCGTTAATGTTGCGAGATAAACAAAAATATCCTGAGCGGTTTCTTGGGAGGGCGTTGACTATTCGTGATTTGGATCATATAAACAGATTTGAGTTTGAACAAACACGCCAAATCACGCCGCAAATGCTTGAAAGGTGTAAAGAGATACTTGAAGGTTGGCGTCATTTAATTGAGTTGAAACAGACGCGATTTGCGCTTGATTCTCTCCCATATATTAGCGACACAGTTAATTTTATGACTAATGGCCAAGGCGGGTATAGTTTTCAGTTTGGAATCACAATTGATAAAATGAATCTTATGCCGAATAAACAGCCGCATATGGTTAGCGGGAAAGTTGAAAATAAGGAAGATTTAAAATCCTTGATGAATCTGTTAGCTGATGATAGTTTAGCTATATTTGAAAACGACGGTAAATATTTGTAAAAATGCCCATACCAAGACCTGAAAGCGAAAATCGTAGCGAGTGGATTAGTCGTTGCATACCTGTAGTTATTAACGAGGGGACAACGGATAGAAGCGATCAAGCCGCCGCGATATGTATAAGTATGTGGAATGAAGCTCTTAAAAAGCGAAACGACGCCAAGAAATGACTACTACTGAAATTGAAAATTTAAAAGCGTTTTTTGCTGATAAATTTAATGATTTAAAAGAGCGTCATAATAAACTTGAAAGTGACATTCCGCGCATTGCGCGTGAACAAGCTCAATCCGTCGTTACTTCTACCGCGTTTATTAAACCGTTTGAAAAAATCACAGTCGCTGTTGCGTTGCTAAGCGTACTTGCTATGGCTTTTGGGTCTTACGGAAAACTTAGTTCAATGATGGATAGATTTGAGCGTCTTGAAAAACGCATTGAACAAAAAGAAGTCTTTGAAAGTTCAGACTGGATGAAAAATAATCGCAAAAAATTGAGTGAAAAATTAGATGCTTTAGAAAAAAGAATTGGCAGAAATGAATTTAATATCGGGGTGCTAAATACCAGAGGAAAACCAAATTTTGACATAAGGTAAACCGATGATAATCGCCGAACATATCACAGCTGAGTTATTATTTTTTATTCAGGGATGTTTTGTTTTAGTATTAATATTGGTTTTATTTTTCCCGAAATTTTTAGAAACAAAGAAATGTAAAATATGTAATATTCTTAACAAGTTAAACGCACTATGAAATGGAAATTATTAAAATATTTTTATCCAAATGAAGCGTGGGGTGATCCTGAAAAAATGGATTTCAGACTTTTAGTTTTATTGGATTATTTTAGAGGAAGTGTTCCGACCGGATGCAAAGTGAAAATTCATCGTGGATGGGCGTCTGATAATTCTAAATCACTACATTATGACGGCCAAGCAGTTGATTTTCATGTGATTGGATGCGGGTTTTTAGACGCTGAATATCATTTAAAAAACTTTCTTATCCGGCGCGGACTAATGAATGAGGTGGAATTTGGCATATATCCAGACTGGAATGATCCCGGTTTTCATTTAGGGATTCAAGCGAACGGCGGATCATGGGCTGGAAGGTATCGACAAAAAGACAATGGGCGTACTGAACAATATTATATTGGGTACAAAGAAGGCATGGATTACGCCAAGAAAAAATTTAAGGTTGCATAAATCATGGCTATAACATACGCGACTTATTCAGATTACGCTCAGATTTACAATTTAACCGCTCGTATAACTATCGCGGAAGTAGAAAACCATTGGTTACCGCATGGAGCGTTAATGGTTAACGAGCGGCTTGGAAAATGCTTCACAGTCCCGTTTTCAGATAACAATGAGACCGCAAAAGATTTAAATATTCACTTTGCGTTTCTTGGGATACTAGAACGGACTCGAAATCAAAATGATTCGCAAGAACTGAAACTATCACTTGATGAACGTATAGAAAATATTTGCAAAGGAAACGCGCCGATGATTACCACGAGTGGCGAGGCTTTATTTCCAAACGCGGATATTTCTAATCGGTTAGACGCTTGGAGCAACACACAAGAATATAAGTCAACGTTTGATATGAGACATCCGATTAATCAACGCGTAGACCCTGAATATATTGAAGATTTGTGGACGGAGGACTGTGGCTAAAATAAAAACAGAAATAGTTTTCAAAGAACATATTTCAGGAATTATCAGCGAAATTAACGAAAATCTTGTGAAAGTCGATCAGAAACAGGAAGAGATTAAAGAGTTATTGGGAAGAAACGCGGATTTAATTGTTAAAAATCTGATTACTCAAGACAATATAGAATTAGTGGATAAATAATGGCTTCCGTTAAAATGCCGGGGTTGAAAAAGTTTGCTAGACGGCTTAAAAGTATAGAGAAATCAGTTAGTAATACTAGAAGATTACATGGTGAATCAGTGGTTTTATATGAGCAATGGGTAAAGCGTAATTTTATCAAAGAAGGGAAGCTCCATGATTCTAGCGCAAAGCATTGGAAAAAATTATCACCGATAACATTGCATAAACGAAAAACCAGAAAGCGAGCGCCTAAAACTACAGATGATATTTTAAGAGATTTTGGGTGGTTATATTTAAAATGGTCACGAACATTCAATGACAAACAAGCTAGATTTAAAAGTAATCAGGGATATTCAAGCGTCCATGAGCATGGAGGAAAATCATATTTAGAAGATGAAAAAATTTGGATTATTGTTCCCCAGAGGAAAATATTTCCTGAAAAAAAACAAGGTAAAAAAATTATACGACCGGCTATAGATCGTTATATGAAGAGAGCGTTTAAATGATATACACAAACTCAGTAATTCACGCGCTATATACAATTTTATCAAGCGACGCCATTCTGGTAAGTTCTAATGTGCAAATAGAATTTTATCAGATTGAAAATACAGACCCGCAAAATATGCCGTTTTGGGTTAATGTTTTACAACCTGAAATTCCCGTTAATCCTTGGCGGTCTAATATCACCGCGCCTTGGAAAGCTGAGTTTAATATTCCGATTATCACACAGGTACAAGATTACGCTGATATAGCGTTGAGATGGCAAGCAATGCGCGACCTTGATAATTTAAATGATCATGTATGGTCAGCCGTAAATTGCAATCGAACGCTAAACGACACGGTAAACATCATCACGGCTTGGAATATTTCTCCGTTTAACCGCGATGATATACAAAGCGATGATTTTTTAATGAGTCAGTTGACGCTTACAGCTGAGGTTTTTGCTTAAATATTAATCAACTTGTTAAATTCATTCTCTGAAATCTAATCAATTCTGTCAATACAAAAATGAAAAAATTTATATGGTTAGGCTCATCCGGCTATAATCCTAAAGTCGGAAAAGTTGTAGCTGGCGAGCCAGTCTCTATAAATGACAAACAGTTACAAGATTTTTTACTTAATTCCGGTTTAATTGAAGAGCCGGTTGAATCTAAAACTCTTTCAAGGAAGAAAGATGGAAGAAAAGAAAAAACCGGGAAGACCGCCGAAAAATCAAAAAGCGGAAAAACCGGATATGAAACCGGAACCGAAACCGGAACCGAAACCGAAGAAAACGTTGACTAATGTCGATATGGAATCTCTAAAAGGAAATGTCTCAGATGTTGAACTATTTGGAAATGCTGAAAAATGGTTATGCATTGCAAAATGTTGGTCTGAAAAAGAAAATTGGATGAAGTCAACAAAGGCTATGGAGATTCCCGGATTTGGCTGTTTAGTTCAAGTTTTAGAACAATATCAAGACAAAACCACAACATCAATAACGGCCATTCCGGGGGTTGGTGTTTATCCAAGTAAATCAGGTGGCTATCGTTTATGTGGCCATCGTCAATGCGGCGAACCGGAGGTATAAATCATGGCTGGTTATGGAATGCAAGGTCATGCAATGTTCGCGTTTCAGGAAAGTTTTCATACTTCAAACGTGGCGTCATTGCAGGCTTTATCAATCACCGAAGAAAGTATCGTACTAGCAAAGGAACAGGTTATAGAACAGGGGATGTATGGGCGTCTCGCTGAATCCCCGTACTATAACGGTGCTAGTACTGTTGAAGGCGATATAACAATGGAAGCAAGTCCATTGGCGTTAGATTATTTTTTTAAATCAGCATTGCGGACAAGTGTAACGACAGTAGCTGATGTGACTAGCGCGGTTACTCATTTATATACATCAACAGGCTCAGATTTTGACGAACTATCCGCCTGTGATCCTTTAACAATTGAAGTTCATAGGGATGTAGGAAGCGCGGCGGTTTATTACAATCTATGCGGGAATACATTCACACTGAATATTGCAAACGGTGAATTGCTAACTGCGACGCTTGGTGTTTTAGGCGGCGAAATGACAAGGCAATCGGCGTCAAGTCCGACTTTCCCGACTGCTTTTCCGTTTAAATGGGATCAAACGAGCCTTTCAATAGACGGCGCGGCTGTTTTTGATATTCAGGATATGACGGTGACTATCAATAATAACTTGGAAAATCGTTTCACGCTACAGATGTCAAGCACACCGTACAAAATTAAGCGTACATCTTGGCAAACCATTGAACTTGCGGGAACTTTTATTTTTCAGGCTCATAGTTATTGGACAGCATTTATAGATCAAGACTACAACTCGCTTGTTATGAATTTTGCAAGTACGCAAGCCCCGAATGTTTTAAATCTTGATTTTCCAAGGATTAAATTTAAATCATTTGATCCAAATATGAGTGGACCCGGAATTGTAGAGGCTCCGTTTACCGCTCAGGCTTTGTTTTTACCTGATAGCAATACAGCTCTTCAGGTTACTATGACAAATACGCTGGCACCGCTTTATGGTGATCCAATAGCGTAATTTTATTTTTAAATATTTGAATTTTAAGGAGAAATTAATATGACCTTAGTTATTGATCTGGACGCGAGAGAAAAAGAAATTGAAGGGATTGTTTTTGAATTTCAGCCGTTAAGCCAAAGTGTTATGGCTAAATTCGCGTCTATTTCTCAAAAAAAATTGACGCCGGACGAAGTGAAAAATCAGGACGCTAGTAAATATATTAGTGATCCTGATTTTCAAAATTTGTTTGCTGAAATTATTCCGGCGCATTGCAAAATAAAATCGGGCGGATTTCAGATCAAAGAAAACGGCGAGCTTAGATCGGGGAATATTGACGATATAATGTCAATTGATAACGCGGCGTTTTTTAGAATGAAAATGTCACTGATTAACGAATTGATATCAGGTTCAAATCTGAGTTTAGAAGAGGCTGATACTGCAAAAAAGTAATTGCGCGGTTTTTGCGTGGCGTCACGATTGATGAGATTCCCGTAATTAAAGATCAATTAATTATAACTTGGGTTGAAATGTTTTATGCTTGCCATAATCACGGATTGACAGGATTAACGCAATGGTGTTGGCCGAATGGCAAACCATATCTAGCTCAACCTAGTTATTTAGTACAGATTTTTAATTTAATTCAACAGCAAATAGCGATAGCGTTAAAACAGAAAAGCGGAAAATAGAATGGCTGATGAAAGAATAGAAGCTGTCATAACGGCAAAAGATTTAGCGTCGCCAGTAATTAAAAATTTTGCTGGCACTATCATAGCGGCTAATCAAGCGATTGAGCTGATGGGCAAGGCTATGCGCGCGTTAGTAGCTCCGTTTGCATCTATAATCAAGGAAGGCGCGGAATTTACCGCGCAAATGTCCAAGATCAAATCTATTTCTAAAATTACCGCTGAAGAGTTTAGCGCGCTGTCAAAAGAAGCAAAAAGAATAGGTGAAACAACCGCGTTTACAGCTACACAGGCCGCGCAAGGGATGGAAGAGTTGCGGAGAGCTGGTTTTGGAGCCGCGCAAACAATAGCGATTGCCGGTGATGCAATGGATTTAGCCGCCGCGCAAGCTGCTGATTTAGCCGAAACGTCAAGGCTTGTCGGGATAGCGTTTAAACTATTTTCTAAGCAAGGTTTAAGCGCCGAAGATATTGTTAATGATTTTAATAAGGCTGTTGGTTCTTCCGCGCAAAATATAGTCGATTTTACAGAAGCTTTTAAATTTGCGGCTGGTCAAGCTTCTGCATTTAATCAACCGCTTTCAGAAGTTACAAAAACTATAGCGTTATTAGCTGATGTTGGATTTAAGGGAACATTGGCTGGAACGGCTTTAAGAGGCGCAATTACTCGATTAGCTAAGCCGACAAAAGAAGCGCAAGTTGTTTTAGAAGATTTAAACCTATCACTTTCTGACATAAACCCCGAAACAAATAAATTTACTGATATTCTAGTAAAATTAAGAAATGCGGGAATTTCAAACACTCAAGTATTAACGCTTTTCGGACAAATAGCTGGTGGTAAATTTATTAAAGTCATTCAGGATATTAACACGCTATTACCTGAATATGAGCAAAAATTAAACAACGCGAAAACCGCGCAAGAATCAGCTAGAGACGCGCTTGATAATTTAACTGGGGATTTTACTTTATTTAAAAGCGCGTTATCAGGGTTGCAAATCGCTATTTTCGAGGAAATGGAAGAACAACTTCGAGATTCCGCGAAAGAAGCGACTAATTTTGTTAAGGGATTAACTCAGTTTGTAAAAGAAAACAAAGATTTAGTATCTGAAATAATTGATAATATTTTTACTCTAGGAAGCGCGATTGCAACAATGACAATTGGAGCTTTGCGCGGACTGGGAATGATGTTAATCGGTTTTGGTAAAGTTCAACGTTTTCTTGAAGCCGTTGGGGCTGCAATCGGGATAGTTATAGGTGACATAATTACTGATTTCGTGTTAATCGGGACTGAAATCGATGAGATGATAATACAGATTCAGCGCGGGTTTAATAATTTAACGCAAGCAGTCAGCAACTTTATTGATGATTTAGTGAAAGGATTGAAGGAATTTGGCGCTGATATGGCTAAAATTCCTGGTGTTTTAGCTGATGTATTTATTAAAGATTTTCAAAGAATCGTTGATTTTTGGTTTGATAAAGGTCGTGAAATAGTTGATTTCTTTAGTAACGCGTTTAGCGGACTAGAAGCCGTTATGCCTGATCCTGAACCGATTCCCGAACCAGTTATAAACACAGCAACCCGCGCCGGTGAAGCGTTATTGGATATGGCCGATTCAATGGAATTGGCGTTTGATAAAGCAAAAGAATTTAACGGCGAAACTGAAAAAACAAATAAAACTTTACAGGAAACAAATACAGCCGTTCAAAATGTCGCTAAATCAACAAAGAATTTAAATTTAAAAAAACTAGGGGGTGTAAGCTCTAAAGATGTTTTTGGCGATTTTAAAATACCAACTGATACAATCGCGGGAATAGGACAAGATTTTGGAAAGCGAATAGCTCGGCAAATACCCGGCGTTAGTGGTGCTATTCAAGGTTTTCAAGCAGGGGGACCAATAGGCGGGATAGCTGGTTTTTTCGGTGATCTTCTAATGAGAACAGAAGGCTTCCAAGAGGCCATGAAAATCATCGGTGATGCGCTAATCGAACTCATGGAGCCGATTGGAAAATTATTAGTACCTATAGCTAAATTTATCGCTAAAATTATTCGTAAACTTGCGCCCGTAATTGATAAAATAGCGAAAGTGATAGGGAAAGTACTGGAAAAAGTTTTGCCTATTTTAGAGACGTTTTTAGAATTGATATTCCCGTTTGTTGACGGTTTTTTACGAGTGTTACTCCCTTTATTAGACGCTGTTTTACCGGCAATGCTGGATGTGATAGAAATACTTGAACCGATCTTTGAAGTTTTAGAGCCAGTCATGAAACTTTTAAGTGATTTCTTAAAAACATTCATGCCCGCGTTTAAATTTGCGATTATGGCCGCTATGATCACCTCATTAGCTCCTATTATCGCTATTAAAGTGACGATAGAATTAGTTAAGAAAGGAATTGATATTTTTGTCGGATTATTTAAGAATTTCTCAAATATATTCAATGGATTAGTCGGATTTATTCAGGGCGCGTTTAATATGTTGATGGGGGTTTTAAACCCCGTTTTGAGTGCGCTTAGGGATGTTGTAAATCTAATTAAAAAACTTATTGATATCATCCCCGGAGCTGGTGGTGGAATTGGAGGCGGCGGGATGCTTGGAGGCATAGGTAGTGGTTTATTGGCGTGGTCTACAGGCGGCATTTCTAGCGCGCTTGGTTTCCAACAAGGATCAACAGGATTAACCCGTGATCAACTTTTAAGATTACCAGGAATGGAAGCGGGAAGCGGACTGGTTAAAGCACATGTCGGAGAACAGATTATTCCGAATGGAGAAGGGACGAACAGCGGGAATGTTTTTAATTTCAATATAAAAGCGATTGATCCAAGAAATCAGGTCGAGGAAATCAGACAAGTTTTAGAGACGCTTTCGCTTGAGAGAAAAATTAGTTTAGTAACAAGATAAAAATCCCGCTAACAGCCAACCATCGCATATCGCGGCCAGACAGGTGCAACGGTTTTATCAACGGGATTTATACCATTTCAGGGGTTTTTGACGCCTTTTGATCTCAACATACTACGCCAATCGGATGCATAGGCGTATGAACTTAGCAACGGTCGTTCATGTTTCAGTCGGCGTTTAAAATCAACTAAAGTTTCTTTTGCGTTCGTTTGTTTCATTTTTATAACTCCTATAGAAATTAAGGCAGGGATGTTATGACAGCGACTTTATCCCAAGATTTTTCTTCTATAAGTTTTGTGCTTTCAGAAAAAACATGGAGATAATGACCATTGTGATCAAAAAGTAATTTATCGGCCTGGGAAGCTCTGTCAATACTTTCTGAATCATCATAATCAAAATTTAATTGGATATTATCGAGATGCGAATAATCTCCGTCAATGATCACGTATTGCAATGGATCAGATACGGTATTATAAATTATCAAAGTTTTGGTCATTTAATAAACCATCAATGAGATTATCAATTAATTTCGCGTTATCGCGATGTGTTGAATAAAATATTCTCAAACTAAAATCAAACTGTCAACTATATTTTTCATGCGAACACTCACTAGCATCGAATCGGCGCGAATAGTCAATACAAATCTGAAACTTAGCGTAACGCCAGTTGATCAAAGTACAACATTTGTTTTCAGTAATTGGAATATTCAGAATATAACTCCAATTCAGTACGAAATTGATTATTTAGGGGGGTTTGGTAAAAGTTCAAATTATCAAGTGACACTTAGCCGCGACGATGGTTTAAGTTTCTGGAAAAATAATTTTAAAAGTTTCGTCAAGGCAGGCGTGGCTTTGACGGTTTTCGCAAATAGTGACGAATTCACACCGCATGTGGGAGTCGTTCAGGATATAACACGATTTCCAACTGACCCTAATCTGATTCAATTACAGATTTTCGATAAATTTTTTGATAATGTTCCACAATATCCGACGGCGGCGATAGTTGATAGTTATAGCGTTGTGCATCCTGAAGTTTCAAATAATAATTGGGGTTATCCGTCATATTACGGGAAACACGCAAGGCCGTTTTATATGACGCCGGTTGATTGCGATCTTGGGACGCTTGTTGGGCCTATAAATGTTAGCTCTGAAAATCATGTTACTAGTTTGTATTTTAATAGAGATAAAAGTTTAGGGAACGATGGCAACCATTTAATTTTTTTAAATAAATTATGGGCGCAACAAAGTGGATCAACTAATTTAGCGACTGGCGGGAATACTTTTGAAATATCAGATATTGGCATTCAAGATAGCATTTGGAGATTTATAAGCGAGACGAATTATAGAACTGAACTAACTAGCAATGCTATTTTACAGTTCACGCAAAATAAACAGATACAAGGAATTTTTGGTGTGCGTGAGCAAACGTTCCCGTTAGAAGATCAATCATTTTTAAGAATGTCTTTATCTTTTGATCCAAGGTTAAAAATACAAACAACAAATACTGTTTTTTATAACACATCAGTTTTTAGCACTAATGTAACAAGTCCAATTTTTCATCAAGGATTAATAGAAGTTTCTAGCGGAAATAGTATTGCAACAAGAGTTATATGGGGTGTCGCCGTAAATTCTGACGTGGGATCAACGTCATTAGGTGGAGAACCTATTAATATGGGGAATGTATACTCAACCGCAGTTTTTCAATTTCTTTATACTGTTTCTAATTTTATAGATTTTCCAACATTAGATTTTACTTGTGATTGGCTTGCAACATTAAAGTCAGAAAATTATACAAATTATTCAACTTTTGCCGCACAAGTTAATTGTTCAGATATAGCCATTTCAGAAAATCCAATTCATATTTTAACTGATATTTATAGCCAATCCGCGCTTGGTTTTGTTCAGTCTCAAGCAAGTGACACACAAGAGATTCTTGAAAATTCAGGGTATGCGTTTCAATGTTTTTTCGGCGAACGAGAAAATTTAACTGATATATCGCAAAAATTTGGAGAAATCACAGGAACATATATTTATGTTGGTGATAGTGGCCAGATTAATTTCAGGGTGTACACGGAAAGCGACGCAGCCACGACTGACACGGTTATTACACCGAAAGATTATCAACAGGATACATTAAAAGTTTTAGATAATCCGCTTGGAACTACAGTTTTTGACACTGAGAAAGCGAAACGGATAGCGATAGGGTATAATTATAATTTTACAACCGGGCAATACGAGAACTCATTAATAGCGGATGCTAATAATTCGGCGGCTTGTAACTCAGTAGCGGCGACGGGGATTAATAATGAAGTTCAAGCGCAAACGGAATATTTTCTTGAAGCTGACACAGCGAGCATGTATCTGTCTAATATTTTAAGAAAAAGAACAAAAGATGAACAAATTGTGGAAATGACGCTGCCAGCGCGGTTTTATGGATTAGAACTTGCTGATATTATTAAGCTTGAACATCCGATTTTAGAAAATTCAGAAAGTTTATATCAGGTAACAAAACTTAAAGCCGATTATTTAAGGGGAAATGTGAGAATTACCGCTAATGAATTGATAAATTTATAAAATGACTATTGAATTAGGCGCGCTTTTAGGGCAATTACATGGATCGCAATCTTTTGAACAAATTGGATCATGGGACGATACAAGCTCAGCTTCATGGGTTGATATTAATTCCAGTACAAATTTCGTTCATAGTTCCACTTATTCCGGGTTGACAACTGTAATTAATGTAGGCGGTATTGGCGGCGGATTTTTAAAATATAATTATACTGCCTCAAATGATGTGTATGATAGATGGTGGTTTGATGTTGGATCGCATCGCACTGTTTCATATTTTTGGAATTATCTACCAAACGCGGTTTCTAGCGGCGCGGTCACGGCGTTTTTAAATAGCGAGAGTATGTTGTTAACGGTAAATTCAGAGTTTGAACGATATAGGATCGAAACAACGATGAACAGCGCAGATATTTATGAATTGCGCTTTGAATTCACCACACCGGCGTCTGGCTTTGCGCATGTGACATATTTTGATGATGTTTTAACCGCTATTGATGTTATTGATTTGCATCCTGAGCGTAATTTGAGATTACGGGATGAGCTTTTTATGGGAGGTCATCAAACGATAGGCGGCGCGAATCCCAGTTATAAGTGGGGATTTAATAAAAAATGGAATCTTCCACTTGAATATATGGAAGAAAACGAGGCTTTGCTTTTAAACCAGTGGTGGCAAGACACGACGCCACTAATGTTCACTTGGGACACATCAGACACAACACAACAGTTTATTGTGACCATGACAAATAATCAGACGCCGATGACGCAATTCAATAAACCGTACCATCACAATTGGCGCGGGACTTTAGAGTTGAGCGCGTTTGATACTAGTTTGGTGTTTTGACATGACTTTCTTTAAACAGTGGACAATCGAAAATGTAAATAGCTTAACTTTAAGTATAGATCTACATCCAACTTTCGATTATGCGGAAATTATTAACGCACAACGCGGTGAACAGACTGAAGAAACTGGACATGTCAATCAATATCGACTTGGCGGCGCGTCGTTTAGATTTAACCTTCCTTTGAATTTAGTCGATAGTTCAGACACTAGTTTTATTAGAGAATTGTGGCAAAATCAACAGAATATCAGATTCACACAAGTGGCGTCTAATTATAGCGAATATGTAGATTGCCGTATTACAAATAGGAATGATCCCTTAAGCCGTTATTCACAGATGCAATATACAAACTTTGACGGCATGTTAAAATTAGTGACAATCAACGATTACAACACCGCGCGTGGGTTATCTAAAAAAACTATTCAGGGAAGTTATTTTATTTTAGGAACTTCTGGTGGAATTTTAGGAATCAACGCTTTAGCATAAAAAATTATGGCTTGGAAACCTTTGAGTTTTACGGACGGCGAAATTTTATACGCCGATTCTCACATGAATCCGCTCCAAGATAATTTCGGAGCGATGGCTGCGCAAGAAGCAGGCGCACCTATGATTGATGTAAGTTGTTCTAATATCAATCTATTAACTAGTTCGGCGTTTATTGGTAATGTTGCCAGTATAGACACTTTACATATTAGCAGCGGAACGTTAACGGCTGATTTACTCTCTAATGACATTGAAAATAGTTCAAGTTTTACAACCTATGCTGGAAGCGCGAATTTATTTAATATTGATAGCGGTTCTTTAAATTCTATCGCAGTAAATAGCGACATGGAATATATCGGACAACCGTTTTTTGCTTGTCGAGCGTGGGTGAATTTTGATGGTACAGGCACTCCAAGTATTAGAGCAAGTGGAAATGTTACGAGTATCACCGATCATGGACCTGGTGACTATAGTGTGAATTTTACAACAGCGATGCCAGATACAAATTATGCGGTCGCGTTAACTAGTAAAGAACTAGACGCGGCGACATTTTCTGTACTTGTTACTGTCCCAGCTGGTTTGCTCATATCCAACACATACGCCACTACATTTTTTAGATTAAATGCGGCGACATTAGCGGCAGCAGTAAAAGACCCCAAAGTTGTTAACGTTATGATATTTAGGTAATAAAATGAAAAAAATAATATTTCAAAATCCTGATAATAGTATCGGCATAATTCATCCGACAAATGAAGGGCGTGATTTAGGAATGATTAATCTTGGCAAAAAAGATACTCCAAAAGATTTACCATTTTGGGTGGTAGAAGAAGAAACAATACCATCCGACAGAACCAACCGTGACGCATGGGAATTAGACGGAACGCAAGGAGAACCAGGCGGGCACGGAGAATAAATTATGATTAGAGAAAATCCACAAAAAACGCTAGAAAAACGACGATCTGATTGCATTGCAAATCTTAAAGAAAAACGCAAATCAGCTTGTGAAGACGGGATTATTTTTGATGGGCGTCAATTTGATGTTTTAGATAAAACTACTAATAATGTGGCGTTAAAAAGAAGCTGTGTTAAGGCGCGTCCACATCGTTTTAAATTTGCTGACAAAGAACATCGAGTTTTAGATTTGCAAAATAACACTAAATTCCAAGAGTTTCATCAAGAAATTTTTGATAGAAAAGATTTTATTATGTTTTATTACAATGAGTTATATTTACAGATTCTTGATTCTGATGAGCCTGAATCTATAACTATTGATTTTACACAACCGGAGGAATAAGATATGAATATTATAAATTTTGGACAGGAATTTGCAGAAATACTAGATGATATAATTGTAATTCTAGGATTAATTGCGACAATTTTAGGGATTCTTTATGGTAAAAATCGCGTTGAAAAAGATCAACTTACAAAAACAATCGACAAGTCTCCGATACAAAACGAAGATTTTAAAGAACTTGCCAAAAAACAAGGGTGGCAACTTGGCGCAAAAATTATAGGCAAACTCATTACAAAAAAATAAAGCCGAACTATCCGCTATCAACGAACGTCCGGCTTTATTCTTAAACTAGGAGTAAAATCCAATGTCACAACCACGACTTTAATATTAGGCGGCGGTTTTAATGTTGTCAAGTCTTTTTTTTTGAGACATCATGTTTTTTAAGCAATTTTTTTTAGGCGACGTTTCAAGCCCGCAAACACTTGAAATTAATCCGACGTTTGATTATTCGGAGTCTGTCGAATCTCGCCGTTTTACTCAAACAACCGAGACAGGCGGCGTTAATCAATATAAATTTGACGGCGGTCAATTTCGGTTTTCACTTCCTTTTAATCTTACCGACAGCTCAGACGTTAATTTAATCCGTGATTATTGGCGTAATCAAACGACTATTAGTTTTACTACTATCGCAAGTGGTTATACTCAATATGTAAATTGCCGGATTGTTAATAATAATGATCCATTTTTAAATTATTCTCAAATGCAATTTGATAGATTTGATGGATTAATCACACTGCTATCTATAGGCGATCAATTAACAAATCGCGGCGTTCAGAAGAGCGATGTCATGTCATTATCTCCATTTATTTTAGATGATCCAATTAAAGGTATTTTGGATAATACTATCTACGTTTTAGGTTAATATATCATGGTGTGGACCCCTTTAGATTTTACATCAGGCGACATTTTAAAAGCGACGGAATTAGATCAAATGCAGGCTAATTTTACCGCGCTCGCTCAACAGGATAGCGGTTCGCCTAAAATAGATGTGTCGTGCGCGGCGTCTGTTTTATTCGAAGCTGAAAGCGTAATAACGTCTGGAATACGCGCGGGTGTGGCTAGTTTTGGAACATTAGATGTTACAAGTGCAAAGATAGAAAACATTGATTTCGACACTTTAGTCGTGTCCGATTTTCGCGCCGGGGTCGGAAGTTTCGGAACACTTCACGCCGGAAGCGCGACGTTTGATAATATTGAATTAGATTCAATTAGTGTTTCAGACGGAATAATCAGCGCGTTAAGCGCGGATATTATTAATGTTCAAAGTGGGAACATTGATAGTTTAATTTCATCAGAAGCGCGTTTTGGTGTCGCTAGTATCAGCGCGTTACATGTTGGATCAGCCGTAATTGATAATCTTGATTTAGACACACTTGTTTTATCCAATATTCAGGCGGATATTGCTAGTTTTAATATTGTAGTTACATCTGAATTTCAAACAGATAATGCAAGCGTCGCAATTTTGCAAGCTCAATCGGGGAATATAGAAAGTTTAATTTCGTCTGACTTTCGATCCGGTGTAGTTAGTATTAGTAATTTACATGTTGGCTCGGCTGCGATTGATAATTTGAGTATCACAGATTTAAATTTAGAAACATTAACAGTTTCTGACTTGCGAGCTGGTGTTGGGAGTTTAACGGACGCGGGGATAGGCGTAGCATTAATAGATAGCGCGACCATAACCGATTTAATTAGCCCCTTAATTAGTGCGGAAACCATTATAACTACTGATTTCGCAGCGGACGCGGCCAGTGTTAATGCATTAAACGTCGCTTCTGAATTTGTTTCGTTAATAGCTAATATAGGAAGCGCGGAAATTGATAATTTATTAACTGAAACTTTAATCGCATCAGACGCTAGAATCGGAGTTGGCAGTATAAACCTTTTACATAGTAATTCGGCTAACATTAATGATTTTACAGCCGTTTTTGCTACAATAAACAGCTCTGAGATTGAAAGTTTAATTAGCTCTAACGCTCGTATAGGAATAGGAAGTTTAAACATTTTAAGCGCGTCTAGCGGCCAAATTAACGATCTATTAACAAATAATTTTCAAACTGATAACGCTAGTATAGGAATTTTAACCGCGAATTCGGCTAACATTGAATCATTAATATCTTCTGATTTCAGATCGGGCGTCGCAAGTATAAACTTACTACATAGTAATTCAGGTTTTTTTATTAATTTGTATGTTGAAAGTGAAACGAATTTAACAAAAAATGATGAGTGGCTACAGAATGGGTTTGTAGATCAAACTCAATCGACAATCGCTTTTAGTGATACAAACAGAAGATTTGTTATAAATAGAACAGGAACGGCGTTTGAATATTTTGTAGCAGGTGAAAAATATACAGTTACAAGCGATGACCAAGCCGGATATAACGCAATTACATTAGGGGACTCTGAAGGATTGCACGCGATATATTATGACACATCGACACTCGCCAATATACTAGAACCAACTGGAACGCAATTCGTTGATTTAGTTTTAAATAAAGCCCTAACAGCTATAGTTTATTATAATGCGTCTAGTAATGAAGGGATTTTATATGATGAACGTCACGGCGCGAACATGGCTCCGAGAACGCATAGTTATTTGCATCAAATTGTAGGGTTTGCATACATTAGTGGTCTTGGACTCGGTGATTTTGTTATTAGCACAGGCGCAGACAATGAAGACGCTCAATTTAGTATAGCGTCCGGCGTTTGTTTTGATGAAGATTTGTCTATTGATTTAAATGCTATTGATTCCACAACAGCGACAAAAGTTTTTTTTCGAGACGGGACAAATTGGCGGTGGAGAACGCAAACGGGGTTTAAATGCATCACGCTTGACGGCACAAGCGCGACGCGCTTAGCGTATGATGATAGCGGAACATTAACCGCAGTGACAAACGGAAGATTTGTTTTAATTCATGTATTTGCTTCAAACGCGGCTGATGGCGATTGCATTAGTATAGTCGGACAAGCTCAATATAATAATGCCAATGACGCGAAAGTGGGCGCGGAAACTGAAATTAATAATCTTGTATTAAGTGGACTACCAACAAAAGAATTAAAACCGATTGGGAGTATAATTTTTGAAACAAAAGATACTTTCGCCAATGATGTAAACGCGCGAGTAATACAAACGGACGCGGGCGAAAATTATGTTGATTGGAGAACAACACCACTCGCGGCCGGTGTGTCAGCCGCCGATCATGGTTCTTTAGGCGGGTTAGGTGACGATGATCATTTGCAATATGCTCTTTTAGCAGGACGGGACGGCGGTCAAATATTAATAGGCGGCGAATCATCAGGCGATATATTGACGTTTCAATCATGTGACGGAATACAATTTAATAATGAACTCAGAGCTGAAAATATTATAAATAGCGGCACAATTAGCGACGCGGCAAGTTTTAATATTACAAACGTTATATCAGGAAATATTGAATCATTAATCAGTTCAGACTTTCGCGCCGGGGTTGCTAGCGTTAATTTATTACATGTAAATTCGGCTAATATTCAAAATTTAGATATAGGCACGATTATAACATCAGATTTAGCTGTTGATATAGCGAGTATTAATACACTGAATGTCGCGTCTAATTTTAATAGTTTGATAGCTGATATAGGTATTGCAGATATACAGATTGGAAATATAGATAATGTCGCGGCTGAAAGCATTGTGACATCTGGATTACGTGTTGGCGCGGGTAGTTTTACGAATCTAAACGCGGGAATTTTGGAATCTGACAGTGCGACTATCGCGGATTTAATCGCTACAAATCTAATTGGAGAAACCGCGAGCTTTGATACAATCGAAGCGTCGTCTAATTTTCAAACAACCGCGGCAAGTGTGGCGTTACTACATGTTAATTCAGCGACGATTGATAATATTAATATCACGGATTTAGTTTTAGATACTCTGATTGTTTCCGATATGCGCGCCGGGGTGGGTAGTATTAGTAATTTACATGCGGGGTCAGCAGCAATAGATAACCTTTCGATTGCTGATTTAACGCTTGAAACATTAGTCGCATCAGATATGCGAGCCGGTGTTGGAAGTTTTTCGTTATTATACGCTGGTTCTGCTAATATCGGTTATTTAGATGTTGATTCAGGACTTGAATCATATTTCGTAAATATTAGCAGCGGCGGGCTATTTGTGAAAGGGACTACCGATCTTGAGAGACGAGTGTCTATATTTGCTGACACAACAATTGATAGCGGGGGGGGATTCTATGTCAGAAATGGGCCTATTGAGCAATGGGCTGGATCGAGTATGCATATTCAAAGTCCGGCATTTTTCGATAAATCAGCTAAATTTACAGGCACCGATGCCAGCGTATCGGTGGCATTGCCAGCTCTTTACGCTGAAAATTCATCAAACCCCCCTTTAGCTCTATATAATACAACCACACAGGCGGCGGCGTCTCTGATTTTAGGAGTTAGTGATGTGACTAGCCCTGGTCGATTGCATTTTATTGTCTCGGCAAATGGAGACGTATTAAACACAAACGGGGTATATACGACGATATCGGATAGAAGATTGAAAAACAACATTAACACACCATCCGATAAACTGGAAAAAGTTTTACAAATTCCAATTGTCACCTATCATATAAATCAAAGTTCTGAAAAATTAATCGGTTATATCGCTCAAGATGTTCAAGAAATATTCCCGTCATTAGTTAGCGAAAATGCGTCTGGTTATTTGTATCCTAAAAATTCAGTATTAGGTTCTCCAATTTTAATGAAAGCATTTCAAGAGCATGTGCATGAAACGCGAGCGCGCGTAACTTCATTAGAGGCTCAAATAACAAGTTTAACCGCTTTAATGAGTTGACAGATTAAATTTAATTATATAAGATTATAGTTATCATTTTTTAGAACTCCATAGAAACGAAACCCGACGATCAATTGATAGTTGATTGTCGGGTTTTTTAGTTTCAGAGAAAATATTTTAAAAAATGTGTTGACACTTTTTGTGAGTCATATATAATAGTTGTCATGTTGAACGCGAAACTAAATAAAAAAAATAAGTTGGAGTTTAAAAAAATGAGAACTGAAAATAAAAACATGCAAAACTTTCTGAAAGAAAACGGGGTTAAAGCCAGCGTTAAATTTTTATGGACAGGCAGCATGAGTGGAACATGGAGATTTTACGACAATAAACAAAAATGGACGACTAATTTAATAGCAAAATTAACATGGTTAGGGTTTGTTGATTTTGATGGCAAGCCGTTGAGTAAGTATTCAGGCAACGGCGGACAGTTTAGCGTTTTTGTTAAAGGACATAACGAATTTTTAAAAGGTGTAAAGCCGTCTAAAAGATAATTTTCAGAGCCGGTGAAAATCCGGCTTAATTATTTTTTTGTGTTGACAAAATCAAAGAGACGACTATAATAATAGACATGTTAACGCGGGATAAATAATAATTAATTAGGAGTTTAAAAAATGAAATTTTATGAAACGATATTAAACCAAATGGGCGGACAAAATAGAATAATCGCTATGACCGGCGCGTATCATTTCGCTTACTCAGATGAAAAACAAAGTTTACGTTTTCGATTCAAGGGAAGTCAAAAAACCAATTATGTAAGAATCACCTTAAATAGCCTTGATTTGTACGACATTGAATTTAAAAAGATTTGGGGCATGAAATGTAAAGACGTTGAAACGGTAAATGGTGTTTTATGGGATCAGCTCAAGCCTATTTTTGAAGAAACAACGGGATTGTATTTGTCACTATAATTTAACCAAGCCGCTGAAAGGCGGCTTAATGGAGTCTTTGAAATGAAAAAACTCAAAACCGAAATCAAAGCCATTCTAGTGGAAATGAAAGATTGGCAAAAAGAAATGGACGCTCAGCTAAAAAAGTTAGAGCCTTGGCGCGGCAAAAATGACAGAGATGTGTTAATTATAAAATAGGATTTTAAGATGAAAGAAATTAAGATTGGAAGACGAGTTTTTGATATAAAGTCCGGCGATTATATTATGTATAATGGCGCATGTTATCAGTTTTGCACCGGGGATAAGAGAACGCTTTATCGTAAAACATGGATTGACTATAGACAAATCCGCATACCCAAAATCCGTCTAAAAGAAATCCCGTTTGATAAAATGCGGAAAGAAACACGTGATAGCGATATGATAAAGTCGAAATTGACTTACTGGTTTTTTAAATAAAAGAGGAGTTTTAAAAATGGAAGAAAAAAGAGAAAAGCATGAAAGTTATGGATTGTTAGGTTTTTCACGGCAAACCACAAGTGGGAAAGGAAAAAATTTATTTGGAAGTTCTATTCCTCATAATAATACTATTTCCATACGTATTAAACGCGCTGAAAAAACAAGGTCGTTAAACCGGAATTGGTATTTGGGCCATGAAGAGTTAATTGAAGTGGAAATGTCATATACTCAATTCACAGAAGCAATTACCGCTATGAATATGGGGGATGGTGTTCCAGTAACAATAAAACATGTAAATCGAAAACGTATGGAAGAACCGCCTGATGATAATTTACGAGAAAAGTTAAGTGATGAGTTTCAAGATAAATTAAATGAAACATTTGAAGATTCTACAAAATCTATCGCGGCGGCGCAAAAATTGTTAGCTCAAAAGAAATCATTAAATAAATCCGAAAAAGAGCTTTTGCTAAATTTATTGTATTCAATTAACCAGAATATTGAAAGCAACCTTCGTTTTGTTGCTGATTCATTTCATAAGCAAGCTGAAAAAAGTGTAACTGAGGCCAAAGGGGAAATTGAAGCTTTTCAGGCGGCTACTATAAATAGACTTGGTTTGGATGAGCTGAAAAACAAAATTGTAAACGGTGATGATATTTTGAAGATTAAGGAGTAAAAACATGAAAGAAAGAGAACAAAACAGAACTGGTTTGCCAATAACCAAAAACATTGAAGTTCCAACCGGGAATATAGTTTGTTGTCAAGGAAGCAAGGGAGAATTAGAATTTGTTTCAGTTGGAGACTATGGAAAAGAAACAAATATAAAGGCTGATTTTCTTGGACTTACTGAAGAACCGAAACCATTTCAACACGGAAAAATGATGCCGCTCACCGATAAATGGGTTATCACAATCAGCACTCAATATGGTTGTTCAATGCGGTGTAATTTTTGTGATGTCCCAAAGGTCGGGAGCGGTAAAAATGCGACATTCAATGATATGACTGGACAAATTTTATCAGGGTTAATGTGCCATCCTGAAATCGAATATTCTAATAGACTAAATATGCATTTCGCGCGAATGGGAGAACCAACTTTTAACCCGAATGTTTTGGATTGCGCCAAGTGGCTTAAGGAACATATTGATCATGAATATAAAGTTCATCCGGTTGTTTCAACGATGATGCCAAAGAAAAATATTTGGCTTAAAACTTTCATCCACACTTGGATGAGAATTAAAAACCGAATGTACAAAGGAAACGCCGGATTGCAATTAAGCATCAATTCAACAAATGAAAATGAACGCGCGGAGATGTTCTCCGGTAACGCTTTAAGACTGGCTCAAATCTCAAAAATTATGGGAGGCATAACGCCGATAGGGCGCAAGATAACTTTGAATTTTGCGGTTGCTGATTACGAAATTGATCCACAAATTTTATTGGATTTCTTTTCGCCTGATCACTATTTAGTAAAGTTGACGCCAATGCATAAAACTCATACAGCTGAATCCAATGGAATTAAAACTGACGGTGATTTTACTCAGTATTATCCATATGCTGAATATGAAAAAGGATTAATTGCCGCTGGGTATGATGTGATTGTATTTCTTGCGTCTGAATATGAAGATTTGGGACGAATAACATGTGGGAATGCTATTTTGTCTGGAAGTATGCCGGAAATTCCTTATAAAATAGTTGTATGAAAACAAACATCCTGGTTATTGCGATAGCCGCTTTTTGGTTGTTCGTCGCTCTTTGGAGTCCTTTGGGCGCGGTTGATTACGCAAGACCCAAAACTGTTAAAAAGTATAAATTTCAAGGTGGTTATATTTTTGATATTCAACTTGACGACGGGAAGAAAACCCGATGCGTTGTAACAAAACTTAGCTATGGCAGCGGGATTGATTGTGATTTCCGTTGATTTGTTTCTCCATTGGTATCCGGTTTCTTATGAAATATATGAAGGATAATAAATGTTATACAAAATAAAAGACATTATAACCCGTCTTAAACGCGGCTGTAAATGGTTTTTGCGCGGTTATAATACCTACGAGTGGGATTATAATTATCTTCTTGAAATCATGCGTTTTAAGCTTCAAGATATGTTGACCTTTTGGGATAACATCGATAATACGAATGTGATCGAAAGTTCAAGACTCAGGAACGTTAAAAATTTAAAAATTTGCGTTCATCTTTTACACAGAATGATTGAAGACGACTACATATCAAACGCTTCGATTGAATGCGAAGAACGGTGGGGAAAATTGCAAATAATTTATGGAAAAGAGGATAAACGCGGATTAACCCCTATAACTATTACGCCTAAATTGGTAAAAACAGAACAAGATGACGAGCAAGCGCGAAAAGACCGAGATAGAGCGCATAAAAAAGCGAAGCTAATTAAAAAATATGATCAAGAGTTATTCTTTAAAATTTTCAGTAAACATTATGAATATTGGTGGGATTAATCATATGGAATGGTTAAAAGAAACGATTTTTGATTATATATCCAACTCAGAGAAACAATTAGATTCAGTTGATATTGTAAATCATTTTAAATTAAGAGCCGATATAACGTTGAAAGAAGTTGCTAAACTTGAAGAAGAAAATCGCGTCAAATGTTATTTTAGATGTGGTCATTACATTTATCAAGTACAAATCGTAAATGATTTATAACTAGTAATTATTGGATTGACAATTAACCACATATCACATATGATAATACTTGTCTTTTCAGACATAATTTAAACTCCTATATATTATATCCGCCGTCGCTTGATATGTGTTGGCGGATATTTTCATTGACAGCTATTTAACGGGATGATGAGATGGAGCAAGAAATCATAGACAAAGCGGTAGATACTTTGCGAAAAAGAGGAAGAGTATTGCGAGATCGCCGCCAAGCGAATCGAATCAGAAGCAAACCAGATGAGTTTTTAATATGAAAATAGGCTTTATAATAGGCAAAATATTAACTTTTTGCTTTCCTGAAACAATCAAGAGACTGCAAAAACTTGATTTGATTAAGCAGGAGTATGATTCAATCCAATATAAGATGCGGATGCTTGATGGATTACGCGCCACTCCTTCTTATCGGTGCTATGAATTATGTGCAGAATACAATCGTCTAAAATATTGGTTTATGAAGCCAATGAAATTGGATTAACCAAATGAGTTTTTAACCGTGTCGAAATCAACTTTAAATAAAGCGAATTCGCCATAATTAAATGAAAAAAATACTTGATCTATGCGGGGGAACCGGCTCATGGAGTGCTCCCTACAGAAGTGCCGGCTATATGATGTTCGGCTTATTACGCTTCCCGAAAACGATGTTTGTTTATACGCGCCGCCCGACAATGTCCACGGAGTGCTGGCGGCTCCTCCCTGCACAGAGTTTTCTTATGCTAAACATTTCCACGGCAAAGGAAAATATGAGCATAATTTTCGCGCGGGGCTTGAGATTGTCAGCGCATGTATACGGATAATTTTAACCTGCCAACCAAAGTGGTGGGTGCTGGAAAATCCCGACGGCTATTTGAAAAAGTGGCTTGGAAAGCCAAGTTTTAGGTTTGACCCATGGGAGTTCGGGGATAATTATCAAAAGAAAACTTGTTTGTGGGGGAATTTTAAATTTCCACAAGCAGGCGTTGCGGTCAAGCCTACAGGCGTAATAAAATTTTCAATGCTGAAGAGCAAAGAGATTCACCCTGAATATTATGGCAGTCTTTCGAGGACTGAAAGGCGCGCGATCACGCCGCCGGGATTTGCTCGGGCTTTCTTTGAGGCAAATCCGTAATGACTAGAACCGCGACTAGCCCGCGAATAAACAAATAACTGAAATCGCTTGATTTTCCCGGAGTCGGGAAGATGATATGCGGTTTGTTTGAGAATGAGAAAATGGACACAAAAGAACTGGGAGAAAAATTAGACGCCGCCACGGGTCGGTCTGGGTCAAAAGATCACCTTGATTTTATTTTGGGAGCCAAGACAAACCAGGCGGCATTGAAGCTTGCCGCCGCTATTACATTGGCAGGCGCGGCAAGAAAACTAAAGCCGAGCCTTAAAAATCGCAAAGCCCCCAAAGCAAAGAAGGCGCGACGGAAGGTAACTCAATCGGCAAGAAGAAAAAACCGCAAGTGAAAATCCAAAAAGCCAACGCCCGCCACTTAATCGAGTGGCAATCCGGTCAGTTTGACCGCGCCGGAGTCTTGGAAACTTTCAGGCGCTTCGATAACACGGCGGAAGAGATCAAAAGTTTCATTGACGAGTTATTGATAAATTGGCAAATCGAAGAGCGAAACGGCCGGTTTTATTGGGCTGGCGGTAATTGATGGGTAATTGACAACTATTTAACGGAGAGAGGAGAGGAAATGTCAGAAATCGATTTAAATAAAATAGAGGGAGCAAGTCTCAGCGTTCAGATTGACGGTAAATTGTATGTGGTCGCGCTAGACCAAAATTACAGCGGTTTGTTTTTGGGAATGGCGGCCGGGTTTTGCGAAGGAGAAAAATTAAAATTGATTGAGGCTCCTCCGGGGATGAAGTTTGAGAAATTAAGCGACCACCTGAGGTAATATTTTATTGACAGCTATTTAACGAGAGGAGGAGATGGAGCAAGAAATCATAGACAGAGCGGTGGAGATAGCCATTGATTATGCGCTCAAGGGCATAAAAGTACAAGTGATTTGGGCGCCGCCTAAAAGCGCGATGGATGACCCGGCGGGAAGTTTCGTGGTTATAATTTTAGATGATGTGACTGGGTAACATTTCATTAACAGCTATTTAACGGATAAGAGGAGAGAGAGATGAGTGATTGCGAATATGTAAAAGAAAATTACGGCGTTCCGGCCTGCGTCGGAAGAGTCGTTATTGTTGACGGAAAGCCCGGCATTATCGCGGATGACCGCGGGCATTATATCGGCGTCAATTTCGATAAAGACAAGCCTGGTGTTATTTTAAACGCACATCCAACCTGGAAAGTTAAATATTGCGGTATGGGCGCAATTAGAAAACCGACGCGCAATCAAGCCAGATATCAGCGCTATATAACTTTTGGTGACTGCTTTGATTCATTTATTGATTTTTGTCGATGGGACGCGGAATCTCGAAGAAAAAATAAGCGCTAATATTTTTATTGACAGCTATTTAACGGGAGGAGGAGATGAAAAAGTGGAAAAAAGTTTGCAGAGATAACCCGCCAATGGATGAGGACTTTTGGGGATTCAATGATTTTGACGAATCAGTTTGGCCGTGTATTTGGGACGGCGAAAACACAAACGACGATGGCAACCCGTTCCCGCTGATACCAGCGCAACGTGGAGACGATCACTGCATAACTTATTGGATGGAAATGGAAGAGCCGCCCGCGCCGCCAAATGTTAAAGATTACGAAGAAGAGTAATATTTCATTGACAGCTATTTTGCTATTAGCAATAAAATATATCAAGTTTTAGACACATTTACACGTCTATTAGTATAAATAAAATTCGATTAAAATAAATCATACCATGTCAGTATATTTAGGCGAAAAAGTCATTGATACGCACACAACGAAATATGCCATGTATTCCAGATTGGACTGGATTAATTTTTGGTTTAAACAATATCAATATATAGATGGAGAACACCATAAAACATGGTTAATTGATCAAATAGCGCGAATATTAAAAGGAACTCCGATTATACTGAAAATAGCTGAATGGAGTGGAGGAAAAAAAGAGGAACGATTTAGTCTAGGAGAACCGCCGCAAAAATATTGGGATTGGATTAAAAACGATAGCGAATATGATTTTGGAATCGCGCCTTAAAGTAAATTTAATGATTGACAGATTCAAAAAATTAACATATTCTACTCTTTAGTTGTGTTTGAGAAAGCGACTCTTTCGCAATGTCGGCGGTTTTGATGACTCACAGAATCGCCGAATTTATTTAAAATAATCTCAAAGAACAAATCAAAATATGAGAAAGCCCTGGTACGAAAAACAATTACTGGAATCAACTAAAAAGAAAGCCATTATCGCCTATAAAATGTATCTGGAAGAGGCTGAAATGTCAGTAAAAGATATTTGTAAAACAGTTGGGCTTTCAAGATCGTCTTTATATATTTACCTAAGACAGCAAGGACATAAGTTGAGTTAAATCATATAGCCTGACTTCTTATTTTTTATTCAGTGGGGACTGCCTATTTTTAAGAAGTTGGGCTTTTTTATTATTATATTATGGATTTTAGACATTTTTTAAATCTTAATTCCGATAGACAGGAATTCACAGAACCTTTTGTTTTTCAAGGTCAAACAATAGCGGCTAATAATGTTTCTATGATCTGTTTTAAATCAGATAAGAAATATCAAAAAATATCCGAAAATAATCAATGGATGGTTGCTTTTTTAACCAAAGCTTTTAAAGCGTTAGAAAAAAATAAAAATAACGCTTCTCCGTTGCCAAAAATTAAGATACCTAAGCCGGATGAATGTGATGAGTGTAAAGGAACAGGGCTTTTGATACAAAGAGAATGCCATGAATGCGACGCCGAAGGGATTGTTTTTTGGGAAACAAAATATAATAACTATTCCGCTACATGCCTAAGCTGTTACGGCGAAGGGGAAATAACTATTGCAGGACGAGGTGAAAATTGTATTTATTGCAATGGATTAAAAACTCGTTTTTATACACAATATCCAACTTATATCGAAGGACTAAAAATTGACATGGCGTTATTGTATCCTATAAAAGATATTCCGGGATTAAAAGTGGCCGTTCCTGATCATAAGAAAGAACTGTTGTTTTACGGTGATAATTGCAGTGGTTTGGTTATGGGAATGAGAGAAATGGTTGAGATTGATGAGTTTTAGCATGGATTTTTTCAATTGGCTAGGACGCTTAATACATGGATTGCCATTATATGATTCTGAGGAATTAATAGCGGCGAAACGATATAAATCTTATAGTTGTTACTGTGATTGCGAAGAAGAGAAAAAAGTTGATCTAAATTTACTTACTAGTGAAGAGTTGGAAGAAAAAGCTATGCAAGTTTATAAGTATTATGGCCAAAACAATTACTCCGAAAGGATTTGCAAAAGCGTTTTTTGAGGCTAATCCATAAAAAATAAAGTTTAATATATGAAATTCCCCTCTTATTGTTGCCATGCAAAGTTTAAAAGAATCAGCTAAAGTTTTAAAAATACAAACGGTTCAGCCAGATGTAAGCGCGGAAAAAATTATGCGTGAAGTTAACAAAATCGCTCACGCTTCTTTAGAGAGCAATGCAGTAGTTGTTAATCGTTATATTTGACGGCTTGTAAAGAGGAGGTTTTTGGTGGGAAACAACGAAATGAAACTAATTTATATTAGGAGATATTTTAATGGGCAGGCAGATATTTGATGAATATTTTATGCGCAAAATGCGTAATAAGAGTTTTGCGTATTTCAGTGATAGACAAAGTGATTATGTGTTGCATGTTCTTAATGGATTATTTCTTTATGGCGCAGAAAACGTAGATGAAATATATTTTTATACTGGACGAAAAAATAATATTAGCGCGGCGCATATTTATGAGCCATTTGCAACTTTAAATTCATTAGGTTATGGTTCGCCAAGTGTTGTTTCTTTATGTTTTTATGAATCGCAGCCGAATGATGTGGTTTTTTGGGGCGGCAATGATAATGGATTGCCAATTTTTGATGAAGAGATAACTTCTTTGCGGACAAAAACTTTACCACGTAATAATACCGCAACTGTGGATTTTTGGCACTTTGTAGACGCAGTTGGTGATATTGATCCACAGGAATTGGATTTTATAAATGATCAGTTATACCCAGTAATTTATTAAATCAATATTATTTTTTTGATCTAAATCAATAATCTTGTTTTATGAATATATTAAGCCTATTTGATGGTATTTCTTGCGGTTATCTTGCCCTGCAACGCGCCAACCTTCCCATCACAAATTATTTCGCATCTGAAATAGATAAACACGCTATCCAAATTTCACAAAATAATTTTTCTAATATAATTAGATTAGGTGATGTTTGCGATTGGCGTAAATGGGAATTGCCGAAGATTGATTTATTAATAGGCGGATCACCATGTCAAGGTTTTAGTTTTGCGGGGAAACAATTAAATTTTGATGATCCAAGGTCAAAGCTTTTCTTTGAATTTGTGGATTGCCTGAAACATTTTCAACCGAAATACTTTTTCCTTGAGAATGTAATGATGAATAAGCAATCTGAGAATATTATTACTGATATACTTGGAGTTCTGCCTATTAAAATTAATAGCGCGATACTATCAGCGCAATCAAGGCGGCGTTTGTATTGGTGCAATTGGAGCATTACAAAGCCGATTGATCGAAATATTAAAGCAAAAGATATTATTGAATGGAATTATAAAGAGCCAAATAGTGAAACTTGGCATAATTGGTGGAGTAAAAATCAAATAAAACAATTATCTAAAAAATATTCATGCATTATAAATGACGTGCCAAAAAGTATATGCATGACAGCTCGACAAATATCTAGCTGGACTGGCAATTTAGTAAAAATCAGTGATCAACTATTACGTTTTATCACCCCCTTGGAAGCAGAGCGATTGCAGACTTTGTCTGATAATTTTACATCGGGGTTATCAGATTCCGCGCGTTATAAAGCTATTGGTAATTGTTGGACGGTTGATGTAGTATCGCATATGTTTAAATTTATTAATTCGGTTAATGGGAAAACTAAACCTATCAATAAGCAAATAAGTTTTTAGTAATTGTCCTAGATCAATAATCTTATTTTTAATACTTGACAGAAATCTTTTTATTTAATACGGTTTAATTTTTAGCTCAAATTCTATGGATGGATTTGGGCTTTTTGTGGTTGCTCAAGCTTTGGTAAGTTTGGGTATTTTTTTGCTTGTACACTATTAATATTTAATAGGTTTTCATGAAAGAAGTAATATCATTTTCATTAGAAAAAAGTTTAATCGAACGAATTAAAGATCAAAATGAAAATTATGATTTTGGGTCTGCAAGTCAGTTTGTTGAATCGATTTTCAAATCAGCTATCTTGCATATTGAAATATATGGGCTTGATAGTTTTAGAGAATCTTTAAAAAATCACAAAGATTTCATTCGATTACGCACTGATTCATCTAAATTTTAAAAAATTAAAAATATATGAGTAACACATCAATACAAACGCCGACAAATAACAGTGATTACAAAGCAATGTATGAAAATCTTATTGCTTATTTAATTAAAACATCGGCTCCGTCGCATCTTTTAGGATATGCAGCGCAATTGTATAATGCAATCAGTAAAAAACAAGATTAATTTTTAACATTTTCCACGGAGGAAAGATGACAGATTCCAATATAGGTGTTTATAAAATAACTATTGGAGATCAATTCTATATAGGCAGTAGTATTGATTTGCAAAAACGATTTAAACAGCATCGTTACCATTTAACAACTCATCGTAAAACAGGTAATTATAAATTAAAAAAGCAATATCAGAAAATTGGATATATAAAGTTTGAAGTTTTAGAATATGTCTGTGAAGAAAACTTAGGATGTCGAGAACAATTTTATATTAACTTATTAAAGCCTACACTTAATACAAATAGAAATATTACTCAGCACTGGCAAAGAAAATCTAGTAAAACTTCAAATAATATTCAAGATAATTCTTATCGGGTTGGTCAAAAAATTGGTGATAAGCTCAAAAAATATTTAAAAAATAATCATCAGACTTTGACATGGTTTCATCATAATTATATTAAACCTAAATTGAAAATTACTTATAGTAATATGTTTCAACAATTAAGTGGTTTCCGTTATATAACTTGGGAATTACAATCAATCATGGATGAATATTTTGAAAAACTTAACTTATAATTCTATGTCTCAGCAATTAAATGGATTTATGCAATTGTCGCTGGAAGTTCAGGAAGCCGTCGAGCAATATTTAAAGGAAGATTAATTTTTAATTTATTTTTCAGGAAGGAAATATGTTTTTAGAAAAATGTCCTGATTGCCAAACGGGAATTGGTCAAATTCATTATGATGGGTGTGATATTGAACGTTGCTCAGTATGTGGTGGTCAATTATTGATGTGTGGATGTGAAAAGCATGATAGAGTTTTTGCGCGTTGGACTGGATTCTGGCCGGGCGACTTGGAATCTCAAGCTTTAGGTATTGATTTAAACCAGCTCTATAGCCAAGGATGGGCTAAACAAATGCTGACAAAGCCGACTGATTTTACTGGAAGAAGTCGATAATTTTAATTTTTCAAGGAAGAAAAAATGACGAAAGACGAAAAAGCGAAAGCTAGATTTTTTCAACAAATAAAAGAATGGCAAAGTGAAAAAAAAGAAATATTTGATCATAAAGGCAATCCAAGGGGATTAGTAAAACCTAAAAGCTTTAGATCGGGAACGAAAACTCAACGTTACGATATGGAAGACTTCACATGGAAGTCAAAAACACCACGTCAACAATATTTTGATAAATATAAATTGCCGCAATGGGGTGCTAAACGTTTGCGAATTTTAAAACGTGATTATTTTGAATGTTATATATGCGACGATTCAGATTCAGTTTTAGAAGTTCATCATAAATATTATTTTTATGATCGTGATCCATCATGGGATTATCCTGATGACGCGCTAATAACTTTGTGCGAAAAATGTCATAAAAAAGAACATAAAATATTTGATAAATATGCGCCGGATTATTATAATACACGAGATGGCCGTTTAGAATCAATTTTAAATAAGTTAAATGATGATTTTTTATTAATGGATTTAGAAAAGTTTGAAGAGCTGCTAGATAATATAACTAAACTTAAAGATAGAAGATATATAGTTCCACATTTAAATTGGAGTATTGAAAATGAGTTAGAAAGCGAGCAAACGGAGGAAGTATGTCAAATCACTTGAAACAGGGAGCTGATTATTTCCCTGTTGATGTTTTTTTTGAAGATAAAATAGAATCATTACAAGATATTTTTGGATCAGTTACAGCAACAGGATTATGGCTTTTAATTTTACAACATATTTATAGATCAAGCTATTGGTGTTATTGGCAAGAAAAACATATACATAGGTTTGCAACACATAGAGCGATTGATTTTGAACAAGTAAAACAATTCACTATAGAAGCGTTAAATAATAATGTGTTTAATAAGTGTTTGTATGAAAAATATCAAATTCTTACTTCATGCGGAATACAGAAACGATATGCGGAAATCGTTAAACGTCGCGCTCAAGTTGAAATAATTTTAGAATACAAACTAATTGATGGTGATTGGGGGAAAAAACAAATTGTAAAACCTATGGAATTAATTTGCGATCAAAATGCAAGCAATTTGTTAACAGACAATCAACATCAAAATAAAAACTTAGAAAATAGTAATAAAAACAATGTAATAAAACCTGCTAACAAATTGCAGGCAAATTGCAAACAAATTGTTCCCGAAAAAGAAACTAAACTAAAAGAAACTAAACTAAAAGAAAAGAAAAAAAGAAACTCCGTTTCTTACACTTCCTCTTTTGAATCTTGGTGGAAAACTTATCCTAAGCGCAATGGTAAACGATTAGGAAAGAAAGATGCTTTTGAAGTTTTTAAAACTATTCCAGAATCTGACTTGCCGCTATTAGGTCAAGCCACTAAAATATGTGCTGAATCACCAGAATATCCTAAAGACGCCGTTCGCTTTCTTAAAAAAGATTTATGGAAAGATTATCTTGGTGATTCCATTAACCTAAAACCCCAATCCGGAGTATTCAAAATCCTAAAAACCGCAATCGAAACCAGCTCCACAGAAAACGAAATGTTTGATAAACTCAAACAAACCGACATGGAAATATTCAAAGCTGTCGATGCTGTATCCCCGTTCTTATTTCAGAATAAAGAACAAGATTTCAACACCATCTATCGAAAATACACAGGCGAATTATGAAACCATTCCATGATCTAGACTTAGAAAAATCCATACTCGCAATCCTTATCGAAGAACCATCAACTTTACCAATCGCAAAACCAATTATTGAAAAACTCAATTACTTTCACTTACCTGAAAATAAAAAAATATACGCCGCTATTTTAGACATAGAAGATCAAAATTATGACAGACGAACACTCGTTGACTATCTTAGAAAAACAAAACAATTAAACACACTGCCTAAAGGTGTTGAATATATCGCGGAAGTAACTAGCTTTCTAGAATATTACGATGACAAAAATGGAGAGAGATTAGCCGAATACGCCCGAATTTTACGTGATGGATATTACACAAGAAAAGTCTGTGATGTTTCCGCGACATTGAATAATAAAATTAATTTTGTCAATCAACAACCGCTTGATGGTGATAAATATTCAGTCTATGACGCTGTTAGCGACGCTATGAGCGAATTAAAAAATATTCAAAATATTTTAGGGTCGCGTAAAAATAAAATTAGCTCAGTTTATGAAGTCATGCCGGAAGTGTGGCGGGAAATACAACAAAAAATGAATGGTGAAATTCAACCAGCTCTAAGCACTGGATATAGTAACCTGGATAATTTCCTTGGGGGTGGTCTTTATGAAGCTGAATTCAATATTATCGCGGCTCGACCTTCAGTCGGCAAAACATCTTTCGCTGTGAATATAGCTAATAACTTATCGCCTGAAAAAAAGATTTTATTTATTTCATTAGAGACAACAACACAATCAATCGCAAGAGATAGATTGCTTCCTTTAGTGTCAAAAGTAGCCACTTCACACATTAGAAATCCAAAAGATTTAACAACTATTGATTTTGACAATATCACAAAGTCATCAAATGAGTTAAGCTTGTATAAAAACTTTAAAATATGTGATCAATCAGCAATGAAAATCGGCGATATTGAAAGTTTAGTTCAAGAGGAAATGAATTCAGACGGGGGGTTTGAAGTGCTAATTATTGACTATTTGCAGTTGATCAGAAGTTCTAAAAAAACTATGATCAGAGAACAAGAAATAGCGGATATTTCAATGCGGTTAAAGGCTTTGATTAAGGAATACAACCTTAAATCTTTAGTTTTGGCGCAATTAAACCGGGAAGCTGAAAAACAAAAAAGACCGCCGGTTATGTCTGATTTAAGAGAATCAGGACAACTTGAACAAGACGCGGATACAATTATGTTTTTGCATGGCAATCCTGAAAATAATATGCTTTCCGCGATTTTGGCGAAAAATAAAAATGGGCCGAAAGGTGTGGCTGAATTTATGTTTGAGAAACGATTTGTTAAATTTAATATGGCTGAAAATAGATATGATGAGCCTAATTTTGATTACTAAATCTTGACGCTTAATATTAGTAACTTACATGTTAACTAATTGATTTTATAACAGATATTACAAAAGGTGAAAAATATGAGAAAATGGAGACTAAGAACAAACGCTTTACGAGGTTTTGAAAATGGAGACGTGGTCATTAAAGGGAGCAATGGACTCCATGAATCTTGTCTTATAAAAGCAAATCAAGGCGGTGTTTTAGTAATTGAGATTACCCTTTTAAAAGCGATGCCCGAATGGTTTGAAGAAATCAAAGACGATCACCATTGGCAGGGGATGTATCCAGTGAAAGAAAATGAAACTTATATTTCTTTAGATCATGAATTAATTGATTTTAATCCTCGGCAATTTCGCAATAGAACGAGAATTGCAGTTAAATATGATAGAGCATATGGAGTTTGCGCAAAAAGTGTTGAAGAAATGATTTTTGTACATAAACAAAAACAAGCTTACATCGAATTAGTCGATAAAATCAAAGAGTTAAACCATAGTTGGTTGCCGGATTGGAGTGATGAATCAGAGGAAAAATGGGAGCCGTCGCTAATGCAACCGGAGAGGTGCCTTGATATTGTCGTATCAACCGGGAGACAAGTTCTGCCGGATTGGTTTCAAGGAAAAACTGATGATATTTGGCGGCAAGCGTTTGAACAGATTGGAGAAGAAAACGTAAAATTAGCTTTAGGATGGACGAAATATGAAAATTAAACGCAACACATGGAAGGAACGGCAAGCGTTAAAACTACGCAAACATCGACGGGAAACCGAACGACGACTTGCAACTGCTTGTGAAACATTAGAAAATGCGGTGAAAACTTTCGCGGAAGCGCGAAAATTGAAAGAAAAATGGATGCACGTTGAGATTGCACATGGACGCGGCGCGATGATGGGTAATCGGTTAAGTTTAAGACTTGAATTTTGCGAGAGCATGTTTGGAATGCGTCGCGTTTCTGATTCAATAGACTGGAAAAAAGAAATACTTGAAGAAGTATCAAGGGCTTTACAATCTGAGTTTAACTTTAGAGAAGAGCCAAGGCATCGACATGATTTAAATTTTAACGATTCTTATGATTTTAGGAGTCAGAGATGGTAGCATCTAAAATACAGATCGGCGGCGATCATTACAAAAACTATAAGATTCAACCATTTGAATTCTTTGTTAAAAATCAAATTCCATTCCACAAGGCTGACATAATCAAACGGATTTTGAGATATAATCAACCCACTGGCAAAGGGTTGCAGGATTTAGAGAAAATCAAGCATGAATTGGATTTAATCTTGGAATTTCAAGATTTTAGCGTGGAATCAGACATGTATTCTCGGTGGAAAACTTCGATTTATGAGTTTTTGTCGGTTAACAGTTTGAAAAGAAAAGATAATATCCGGGATGTGATTGTTTTAATCCTGAACTATGACTCAAAAAGCGGGAAAGGCAAAGATTCGCTTGCTAGAGTTAAAAAAATTGTGGACGAAATCATAAAAACGGAGTATGCTAAATGAAATTTCTTGAATTATTAGAACGATTATTTGAAAATCCTGATCTTGAATTTAAATTAGAAGGCGATGATTGCTGGTCAAGTTTGGTGGTAAATGACGGAGATAATGAATTTACAAGCAGAAATATCGGAGTTAGATTTTTAAATAATCATGGATATTCATGGTGGCCGACCGTCGAAGAAATGGAATCAGACCGATGGGAAATCAAAGGCGAGCCACTTAAAACAAAATTTTACAAACTTTTTGTTGTCGCTGAACGCAAGGGCAATTGGTTGATTAATGACGTTATCGGTTTGCGAAAAAAGAAAGTCACATCTAAAACCGTTGAAGATATCAGAGAGTTATTATTAAAAAAGATACAAGCTCAACATGGGTCTTGTTTAAAGAAAAACGAAATTGTAATTACAAACTGGTTGTGGTTGGACGATTAAACGGTTAAATCGCGACTAGAAATTAAAAACTTAAATCAAGGCATATCTGAACATGTTTTGAGATAAAACTAAAACCTCGCGTTATTTTAACATTGTCTTGGTAGCTCTAACCCGTCAAAATGACACGAGGTTTTAAAAACTTAGTTTAAGATATGCCTGACTATAGGCTTGAATATAGAATTTAATTTTCGAGCCGTTAAGCAATTTTTTAAAAGAAGAATATGAAACATATTATTGCATTATCTGGGGGCAAAGACAGCGTATCGATGGGAGTAAGGTTGTGTGAGCTGTATCCAACACGCGACTTTCAATGTGTGATTACACCAACTGGTGATGAATTGCCAGAAATGGAATCGCATTGGTTGAAACTTTCTAAGTTTTTTCCAAATATTAAAAAATTACCAGGAAAAACTTTATTTGATTTAATCGATGAAAAAAATATGTTGCCTAATTTTAGGGCTAGATGGTGTACCGTAGAACTTAAAATTAATCCTATGATTGATTTTTTAGACAATTTAGATGAAAATTCAATTATGTATGTAGGATTAAGATTTGATGAACCGGGACGTTTTGGTATGGATTCATTAGATAAAAAATTTTTGGTAAAATATCCTTTGCGTGAGTGGGGTTGGGGAATTAATGAAGTGTTAACCTACCTTGATAATAAAAATATACAAATTCCTAAAAGGACTGATTGCGGGTGTTGTTTTTATCAACGGCTGTCAGAGTGGAAAGATTTATTTGAAAAATATCCTAAAAGGTATCAAAGATATGTACAATTGGAATCTAAAATTAATCATACATTCAGATCACCATCGAGAGATACATGGCCAAGTTCATTAGATAACCTAAGAAGAGAATTTCTATCTGGCAGAAAATTGCGTAAATTTAATGACACAGATAAAAGCAGATGTAGGTTTTGTTCTATGTAATTATGAAATTTTTATCACGTTAAACGATTTTTAAGGATTTTAAAATGAAAAGATTAATTTCATTTTCTGCTATTCTACAATTTCGACAAGTGATTCGTAATATTCAACACGCGGCGCAATTCACAGGATTAGACGCCAACGGCGAGCCGATTTATGATAAAAACGCGCCGCTTCCTAAATTACGAGCTATTGGAAGTGAAAAACTGCATGGGACTCAAGGCGCGGTTTGTTATTCTGAATCACTTGGATTATGGGCGCAAAGCAAGAAAAATATCATCACACTGGAAAAAGATAACGCCGGATGCGCCGTTTTTGTAATGCAACGAGAAGATGTATGGATGAAAATAATCAATGATTTGGCGGATAAATATCAGATTGATTTAACTAAAAATATTATCGCTGTTTTTTTTGAATTTTGCGGTGGCAATATCCAAAAGAATTCCGCCGTTTCCGGTTTGAATAAAAGAGCTGTGATTTTTCAACATTTTAAAGTTGCGCCATTAGTTCAAGATGATAAAAAACCATCTGTATGGTATGAGACAAAAATAGAAGATCAATGGATATGCGATGTTGAAAAGAATATTTTTAATGTTATGCGATATCCTGTTTATCAGATTGAGATAGATTTTGAACATCCATTATTATCTCAAAATAAAATGATTGAGATGGTAGAAAAAGAGATTGAACCGGATTCACCTATTGGACGCGCGATGGGTAAAGATGGGAATATTGGGGAAGGTATTGTTTTTACTATATTTTGGAATAATGTTTTGTATCGTTGGAAAATCAAGGGGAGCAAGCATTCTAAAACAAAAGTAAAGACTCTTAAAGCAGTTGACGAATCCCATGAAAAAGCAAAGATTGAATTTGCTAATTACGCTTGTAGCGCGGTAAGATTAGAACAATGCTGGACTTCGGTATTTGGCATTGAAAATGAAAAACTTGAACCGACGATTAAAGCGACCGGCGATTTTCTTAGAAATGTCTTTCAAGATATTCTTAAAGAAGAGTCTGATATTATGATTGAAAAAGGGTTAAATCGCAAAGATATTGGCGGTGTTGTCGCAAAGATTGCTAAGCGTTGGTTTATGGATCAATTAGATAAAGAGTATTTGAAATGAAACCAGAAAAAATTAAAGAAGCTCAATCGGAAGCTAAACGTTTTTTTGAAGCGGGCTGAAATTTATTTGAAAGCTGAAAAAGAAAAAAGTTATGAATATGACATGATACCCAAAGAATCCGGCGCGTTGCGTCGATCCAGTTTAGATTTAACCAGGGCTTTAGCGGATATGAGGAAAGTATGAAAAAAAACGAAATAATTATAGTAGGCGGTAGAGCTAAAGATCAATTAATTGAAGACAAAATACGAGCGGAGTTATTACCTTTCAGTCATCCGCTCAGTGATCCAATTCATGAAGTTGAAAAAGCGTTTCACGATGTTATTAACGCATTTGATAGGGCGGCAAAAACCGTAGATTTGCTAACTGATATTGTTAAAAAATCTAACCATAAAAAGAAGACTGCTAAAAAATACGGAAAACACTATAGACGACAACAAAATCAATGTTATTGGGAAACATGAAAAAATACGATTATCACGCCATACTAACATGGTTTCTAAATGAGTTTTTCTTGATAGATGATATTGAAGAGGGACAAGGCGATCAGGTAAGAGAAAAAATCGCTATTACTATAGACGTTGAAAAGTTGCAAAAAACACTTATCCCATATCATTATGAAGAAGATATAATTGACGTAATTAAAAGGAGTATGTAATAATGAATACACATAAATTAGCTTGCATATATTATAACAAGACATGGGGGCTTACTTGTTTACATAATTCTTGTTGTTCTAAAAGTGAGTGTAACGCGCCAACTAATATTATGGAAAGATGTAAATATTATCATGTTTTGAGAACAACATCCATTAAAGTAAATACAATAAAAAATGAAAAAAATATGGACTAAGAAAAAAGATAAAACATGCGAATATCACGCCCCGACTGATAAAAGAATTCAGCAAAGCGAGAGAACAGAAAGGAATCGATTTAACAGAATCGCTAAATCTGTTGACGGGGATAAATTGAGAGCGTTTAAAGCGTCGATGTGCATGGATGTATGGCAGCAAGTCGAAGAGTTTTTAGGTATTACAAAATCGCAAAGATTATATATTTTGTATGGAGGAGGACGACTTTCGCAAGAAAACAAAGTGGCTATTGACAAGAAACTCAACGAGGAAGGAATCGAAATTAAGGAAAGAGTTATTAGTTTTGACTAATTGTTCCATTTGGAACTAACTGAAAAGAGGATGAAAAAAATGTTGAATAGACAGAGAATCAAAGACAAAACCGGCAAAACCGGCGTGATTGTGAGCGAGGTTTTTAGGGCAAAAATCAGAAAAACGAAAGATCACGTTTTGTTTGAGAGAACCTGCGTCGCCGTTCTCTGGGACGACGGAACTTTCAGCGGAGCCGCGGACTTGGAAATGTTGACGGCCATAGATGACGCCGACGGCTATGTGTTTTGCACAGACAGGGATGGGCGAACCATCGCGCACGAAACTATTTTAGACGATGTGTCAAAAGAGACCGCCGAAGAGCTTGTTAAATTATCAATTTTCAAAGACCAAAATCCCCGCATCGGAAAAGTGATTTTCCCGCTTGATTAGTGTGTTCCATTTTGGAACTAACTGAAAACCATTTTCGCCGCCTGGGAAAAATGGTCTAACCGCCCGCGAGGGATTGGATGGAAAGTGGAAAAAGAATTTTGCATTATTTGTGATGAGCCGACAGGAAACGCAGGAAAGGGGGACGGGTCAATATACGGACTCCTGATGGTTGATCATTTAGGCCGCCCGCGAGGCGATGAGATTGGGCCGCTTTGCGATTCCTGTTTTGACAAACTGGCGGACGATGAAATGATCGTGCAGTTTTAACCATTTTCGCCACTGAATGGCGTCGCAAGTGGGGTTGTTTTTTTGAGAATCCGGTTATAAGATAATGTCTATAATTTTCGTCATGCTCATATCTTCGTTAAAAAACACTTGTCCGACATAAGGCTTGTTTTTTGTGAACTTAAAATTATAATTGACAATTGGTTTTGGAGCGTTATTTTGTGTGGCGGTAACTATACAAACCATATCTTTTTCAGGCATTTGTCCGCCGTAAGTTCTGTTTAATACGCCACGGGCGATTTCAGCGGCGCGGTTAGCTCTTTGTTTGTTTATTTTGAAGGTCATTTTTTAACTCCTAAAGTTTGTTTTAATTTCGTGAGTTGTTAAATATAGTCTCTCAATCTAAAATAATTATGTCAACCCCTAAATTAAATTATTTTTTACAAATATGAAAAAATTTGAAATACGGACACAAATATCAGCCGGTGGTCAATATTGCGGTGATTTTTGCAAGGCGATGTTTAACGGTGACGGCGAAGAAATCAAACATATTTATTGTGGTCTATTCACAGATTATGAAGGGAGTCACCGTTTAAGGATCGAAGGCGAGGATGTTTTACGACATTCTTTATGTGTTCAAAAAACTAAGTATACAAAATCGATAACTACTATTGATTCTGAATTATTATCAGACGCTATTAAGAAAAGGGGATTGAGTCTCGAAAAACTAGCCAAACAAGTTGGATGTGGGAAAAACACAATTGCTAATTGGATGAAAAACAGGTGTTATCCATCACAAGATAATCTTAATAAAATCGCCAATGTTTTGAATATTTCGGCGGATGATTTGATTTTGGAATAGTCATGCTAAATAAAGTCCTCCTATACTCAATTTTACGCATCGAGCAACTTGGATCAATGCCTATGCGATCATGGAAACGTCGCCAATATAACAAAATTCAAGATCAAACTCAATTGTGGCTTTTCGGGAAAGAATATTTTTTTAGTTCACATACTCAAGAAAAAAGGACGGACGAAAAAGAATTAGCGCGCCGTAAAAATCAAGATGAAGTGCGAGTTGAATATTCAGAATACATAAAAGAATATCTTAAAATTTACAGAGGTATAGCGGATTGTATTAAACAATTTTTTCCTAATTATTCCGCCGTTAAACATGATAAATTTCAACTTAAAAAAACGATAAAACGGTTATTTGACTATCATCTTGTGCATAATGACTTGGATGATATTCAATATGATAGTTATCCCGATCATGATTATAACAGAAATATTAATCCTGAAAGTTATTGGCGGGGCGTGATTCGCAATGGCGTGACGGCTGACAATTTTGATGATATCATTGAAAATGAATTAGTTAGAGAAATTGATCCGTTAATTGCTGAATATTATAGCTTGCGTGATTCACTAACAGGATGGTATATTAAAAAGATAATTCGCTGTCGTGAGTGGATGACGGACACAAGTCAAGTGTTTTATTCGCATTTTAAGTTTAAGGATATTCCGGTTGATGAGTTGTGCGAGAAAATTAAATTTGATTTCTATAATCATTCGAATAAAAATATATTCCAAGTTTTTGGAGTTACCGAAGATTTAATCAACAGAGCTACTAAGGCTACTTTAAACGAATCAGGCCGCAAGAAAAAATACACCGAATGGTATAACGCCAATAAGCACAAATGGCGCGCTATGGAGTTTAAATTTCAACATCCAAAGTCTTATCATTTAGAGATATTAGGATTATCGGAAGTCGCGACAATCAAAGATATCAAGAAAGCGTACCGAAAAAAAGTTTTAACGTGTCATCCTGATATAGTTGGCGGCGACGGAAAAGAGTTTATTGAATTAACTAAGAGTTATGATTTTTTAATTAACAGGAAATAGCATAAAAATTTATAAGCTATTGAATTTTTAACTAACATCAATTAATTGGAGTAATTAATATGAAGCTAATTTTTAACAAAATAAAACAACGAAATCCTTATCAAAAAGAATTTCATCAAGCTGTTTATGAAATACTTGCATCAATCGCGCCCGTATTAGATCGTAAACCAAGTTGGAATGAAGCTCGAATTATTGAGCGAATAACGGAGCCGGAGCGGATTATTATTTTTCGCGTTCCTTGGGTTAATGACGCGGGACAAATTCAGGTTAATCGTGGCTATAGAATTGAAATGAATAGCGCGATAGGCCCATATAAAGGCGGATTAAGGTTCCATCCGTCTGTCAATCTAAGTATTTTGAAGTTTTTAGCGTTTGAACAAACTTTTAAAAACGCTTTGACTGGACTTCCAATGGGCGGCGGAAAAGGTGGAGCTGATTTTGATCCCAAGGGCAAATCAGATGGGGAAATCATGCGATTTTGTCAAGCGTTTATGTCTGAGTTATTTCGGCATATCGGACATAATACAGACGTTCCGGCGGGCGACATTGGAGTTGGCGGTCGTGAAATCGGCTATTTGTTCGGAATGTACAAAAAATTGAAAAATGAATTTACCGGGATTTTGACCGGAAAAGGGCTTGAATGGGGCGGTTCTCATATCAGACCGGAGGCTACCGGCTATGGCTGCGTTTATTTTGCCCGCGAAATGCTCAGAGCGAATAATGACGGACTGCAAGGAAAAACTTGTCTGGTTTCCGGGTCTGGAAATGCCGCGCAATATACAGTTGAAAAGCTGATTGAGGTCGGTGCGAAAGTTGTCACAATGTCCGATTCGGATGGCTATATTTGCGACAAGGACGGAATTGATAAAGGGAAGCTTGACTGGATCATGGAACTCAAAAACGTGAGACGGGGACGGATAGGAGAGTATATTAAAGAGTTCCCGACGGCTGAATGGGTATCTAAGAGAAGTATTGTTTATTCACATGGATACAATCCCATTTGGTATAATGGAATTTTGGAAAATTATCAGGCTGACTGCGCTTTCCCTTGCGCCACTGAAAACGAGATCAATCAAAAAGACGCTGAAAATCTAATTAAAAATGGGGTGAAACTCGTAGCCGAAGCCGCAAATATGCCGTCAACCCCGGAAGCAATCAAAGTTTTCCAGAAAGCTGGAATTCTTTACGGGCCGGGGAAGGCCGCGAACGCCGGAGGAGTCGCTGTGTCTGGTTTGGAAATGTCGCAGAACAGTTTGAGAATGAGTTGGTCGAGAGAATATGTAGATGAACAATTAAAAACTATCATGAAAGATATTTACTCAACATGCATGGAAACCGCCAAAGAATACGGGAAGCCCGGTGACTATGAAGCTGGCGCTAATATTGCAGGATTTATGAAAGTGGCGTCTGCTATGATGAGTCAAGGGGTTGTGTAATTTTGAATCAACAGGAAATAACATGGAAGAAAAAGAATTAATACCGACAAAAGAACTTATTGATTTAAATCTTGAGATTGATTTTTAGGACAAAATCAGCGATCAAATACGCGAAGAAAGCGATAAAAATAAACCAAAAATTTTGGCGGCTTAGTTATGAACTTTATCCAGAATTAAAAGAGGGTGCATGGAGCTATCACGCTATAAAAGAAACATATTATAAAATCAAAGAATAAAATATGGGAAGAGAAACTTTGTTCCGTGGAATAAGTAAGGAAACAAATAAATGGGTTTATGGATATTTATTGCAAGATTTATCCAATGGATTCAGTTATATTATTCCTGAAAAATTTATAGTAGTTGATATATATAAAAACTTTCATATCCAACATCTAAAGTCTGAATTGGAAGTAGACACAGAAACTGTTACTCAATTTACAGATTTATATGACTCTACAACATGGGAAGACCTAACAGAAGAAGAACGGGAAAAGTGGACTAGGCCGGGACGGTTCCCGTCTGAATGGAAAGGTAAGCGGATTTTTGAAGGGGATATTATTGAAGTCGATTGGAACGGTGATCGAGTTAAAGCCTTGGTTTGGTTTTCAACAGGAAGTTTTCTTTATGAGATTAAACCATCTTTCAGTTTTCATATTGATGATGCTGATAATCCTAAAGTTATCGGAAAAAAAATCGATAATCCTGAACTATTAAAATAATATGAAAAAAGAACTAAAAGATTTCATTCAAGAAAACTGTGTCCTTAAAGGAAATTTTGCTTTAAGCGCGGGCGGTTCATCAGGCGTATATTTTGACATGAAACGCGCCACTTTAAACGGTGATTTTTTGTATTGGCTCCAAAGATATTTCCAATGTTATATTTCCACTAAATTTCCGACGACAAATATAATAGCTGGACATAGCGTCGGAGCTGATTTTATAGTTGCGGCGTTAATTGGGACATATAATATAAGAACACGCGAACGGATGCAAGGATCAATAGTCCGAAAACCTAAAGGACATGGGACGGAATCAACTATTGAAAACCGCCTTACTTTGAGAGTTAGAAATACTTTAGTGTGGGATGATGTGATTACAACGGGAAAATCAGTCGGCAAAGCGGCTGGGGTTTTATTTAATGCCGGTTATGATATTAAAGGGATTTGGTCTATTGTGAATCGCGGTGGATGTAAAGTCAAAAAAGAGTTATCGGAAAGGTTTGAATGTCCGGTTAACTCTATATTTGAAGAGGAAGATTTTATTTAAGCCGGGATTTGATGCCCGGCATGTTTTTTATTCATGTAGCCAATCCGCTAACGCTTCGGCTTGCAAATAAGTAAAACAACCAGAAACAAAACTTGGAAGCTGCATAATGCTTGATTTTGTTTTTTTTGGGTTTTCTCCAATACTCCAATCGTCTCTATATTTTTGAAGGTGGTCAGTTAGTGATTTGCGGCAATCTTCGGACATTGTATGGAAACTTGGTTTTTCATAGTCTTTCACTTTAGTGATTGTTACGCTCATGTTTCCGTATTGTGTTTTGTTTTGCTTTCTCCTAATTTCATCTTAAACTCCGTTTGATGTTTATTTATTATGTCGCTTTATCGCGACTTGTTGAATATAAGTCTACTTGAATAAATAATTATGTCAACCTATAAATTAGATTATTTTAAAACAGCTAGAGAATTATTTGATTTTTTAGAAAAAGACAAAGATTTCAATATAAAAATCCCCGTTGATATTAATGAGATAGTAAAATTATTAGGAATTCAGATAGAATATATTTACAATGTTGATAACAAGTTTATTGCATCAATAAAACATTACGCAAATTTTATAGTAATAACGATCAATAAGTTTGGTAATAATTATGAGCCACAAAGAAGATTTTCAATAGCGCATTTAATTGGACATTATTGCAAACATTCAGATTTTTTTGAGGACACGAAAAAAACAATTGATAGCGTCGCTTCATTTTGGGATATTCCAGAATCAGAAGCTAATGCTTTTGCTCGTCAATTATTGATGCCAACTGATTTAATTGTAAAAGAGGGGGTGACATTAATAGAAAAGCATGGCAAGATGGATCAATCAGTTTTTATTTTTGAAATGAGCGGGAAATTTCAAGTTCCAACTAATGAAATGCAAATAAGATTAAAAAATATAGGAGTTATAGAATGACAATTAGTTTTTGTATGGCTGTTCAAAAAGAACAGGAGGATAAATTTAAATATCTTTTCACATCCTATAACGGAAGCGGCGGATATATTAGGCCAATGTCTAAAACCGCGAGTGCGATAAATATAAAACAAAGCAGTCCGATTTTTCAGGTTTCGAGGAGGACAAGTATTTTTAAACTCAATGTGTGGCCGAAATAAATAATTTGATTTTTGGGTTGACAGTTTTATTTTAGCTTGAAATACTATAGTTACATTGGTTGATGAAACGTTAATAATAACTTAGGAGTTGAAATGAAAAAAGAATTCAAAGAACTTTGCGAAAAAAGATTAAAAGAAAACGTTGAGCCAGAAGAGAACGTACTAGGTTGTGGACTCATGCCGAATACGGGAATTCCTGAGACATCAAAATTTTATGGAAAATTCATCTTGGATTCGGATGATATTGAAGACTTTGCTCAAGAACACAATTTACAAAAAAACGAAAGTACTTGGACTGTGGCCGATTATGATGCGATTGAAAAAGTTTGTGGTTGTAAATTTAATCATCATGATGAATATGAAAACGAAGAAGAAAACGTTTTTTTAGGCGAATACAGCGCGTATGAAGTAGTTTTTAATTAAAATATGAAAACCAATCCCGGATGGATTCAAACTTATAGCGGCGTTCAATTCTGGCCGTTTGATCCAAATATCAACGATATTCATATTAAGGATATTGCTCACGCGCTTAGTATGAATTGCAGGTTCAACGGTCATTGTAATAAATTTTATTCAGTCGCCGAACATAGCGTTTTAGTAAGTTTATACACAAATGATCCGATTGAAGGACTTTTGCATGACGCAAGCGAAGCTTACCTACCTGATATTGCTAGACCAATCAAACAACACCTGCCTAATTTTCAAAAAATAGAAAAACATCTTCTAAAAATCATTTATTTGCGCTATAATATAAACTTTAACGCGCAAACAAAAGAAATAGACGATAGGATTTTATTAGATGAGAAAATTCAGTTAATGAATAAAGAACCGGCGGACTGGTGTTTGAATGTTGATCCGCTTGGCGTTAAGATTCGATGTTGGAGTCCAGAAGAAGCGAAACATAATTTTTTACAAAGATTTCAGGAGTTAAATGAGAATAGAAACAGGGGATAATTATAAAATTTTTAATGGTGATTGTGTTACGACAATGGCGAATCACATAGATGAAAACAGCTTTGATTTATCTGTGTTTTCTTTGCCGTTTGCCGATTTATACACATACTCAAATAAAATCGAAGATCAGGGAAATTGTAGGGATAATTCTTTGAACCATAATGACATAGAGAATAAAGGAGAATTTTTTTATAGTTGGATGATAACAGCTAAACAGTTATTCAAAGTTATGAAACCGGGAACTGTGACAGCTATTCACTTGAGTAATTTAATAGCTACATATGTAAATCATGGTTATATAGGAATCCGTGATTTTTACAGCATGGTAAGAGCGGGGATGTGTCGCGCTGGTTTTAATATGTACGGCGAGTTTGTAATCAAAAAAAATCAACAGGCTGTGAGCATCAGGACGCATGTTTCAACGCTTACGATGGGAACGCATACCCGTGATACAAGTAAATGCGCGCCGTGTTATAATGATTATGTGGTGTTGTTTAAAAAACCAGGAGAACGCGATAAACCAGTAAATCCGCCACGTTTTGATAGGAATACATGGATTAAATGGGCATCCGGGATATGGACGGACATTAAAGAGTCGGACACATTACAGGTTAGAGGGACAAAAGAAAAAGATCGCGAAAAACATGTATGCCCGTTACAATTAACAGTGATTGAACGCATAACGTTAATGTATTGCAATCCCGGCGAAAAGTGTTTTTCTCCTTACGGGGGAATTGGATCGGAACCATACCAGTTTTTAAAATTAGGCCAACACGCGACGGCTATTGAATTGAAAGATAGTTATTTCGATCAAATGAAGAAAAATCTTGATAAATTTGAAAGCGAAAAACATGAACAATTGAGTTTTTAATGAATGAAGTAGAATTGATTAAAATATTAAAATTAGCGAAAAATGTTTTACTTATGGAATTATAAAAAAGAGAAATATGTTATCTGAAATATTAGAAAGAAAAGAAGTTTCGACACATGGCGATATTGCAAAGATTCTTTTAGGAAATCAATATAATATAGATAATTATAAAGATTTCATGTTTTTGAAACAGTATTTGCCGACTTATGATTTTGGATATGACGACGAGGAACCGTTTCTAACAACAGACAAGATTAATCTTAATATCCATGATTTTGACGCTGATTTTTCAAGTTTATCAGCTCATTTATTTGATTATCAAAAATATTTTGTCAAGGTTTCACTGTTAAAAAAGAAGTTTGCTTTATTTTTGGATACGGGATTAGGAAAAACATCAATTGAACTTGAAATAGCGGCGCAACTAGCTAGAAACGGGCTTAAATCGCTCATTGTTTGTCCATTGATGGTATTGTCTCAGTTTGAACTTGAATTAAGCAAATTCTATAGCGGGCTTGAAGTTTATAATTTACGGAATGGAACGCTTGAAGATTTTATAAATTCAGATATTAAAATCGGGTTAATAAACATTGAGTTTTTTAAGCATCAACGTGAATTGTTTGGGGTGTCTGGGTTTATACTTGACGAATCAGGAATTTTAAAATCTGAGAATGGCGTTTTTGGTAAAAATATCATAGCAAGTTGCAATAAAGCTGGGATTGATTATAGAATAGCAGGGTCAGCCACACCTGCGCCAAATGATTACGCTGAACTTGCCAACCATGCGCTTTTTCTTGGGAAAATAAAAACCTATTCTCAGTTTTTTGGTGATTGGTTTCAGAAAGATTTCAAGGATCAAACTAAATGGGTGCTTAGACCACATGCTAAACAAAAATTTTATGAATATCTTGCTAGTTGGTCAATCTTAATGAGACATCCAAAGAAATTTGGTTTTGAAGATAATACGGAGTCACCGCCGGATTATAGATTGTCAATTAAAAAATTATCTCTCGAAAAATCTCAAATTGAGTCGGTTAAGAGTCATATTTTAGCGGCAAAGTTCAATATTAAAAAAGATCAACAAAGTTTTTTCAGTGAAGAAGAAAATCTTGATATCGATTCTATCCCTAAAGGAATTACCATTAGAAATAAGTTGGCGCAAATTTCAAGGGGATTTTTCTATAAAACTGTCAAGAAAAAAAGAACGGTGATTCGATGTGAATCAAACAAACCAGAATACGTCTATCAAAAATGTTATGTAGAGTTTCCACATCATCAGTTTTTAATTTGGGTTGAGCTAGATGAAGAAGAAGAAATCTTAAAAGAACATTTCGGGAATGAGATTGATTTTGAGATTATCAACGGTAAAACAAAACTTGAAGACAAAGCACGGCTGATAAATAGTTTTATTAATGGAGAAACTCGGATATTGATCACTAAACCACGGATAGCCGGTTTTGGGTTAAATTTGCAACACGTTAACAAGATGATTTATTACGGGATTAGCGACTCATATGAGAAGTTTTATCAGTCTCTTAGACGTTGTTATAGACGCGGACAAACGAAACATCTTGATGTGTTTATTCCTATCACTGAGCTTGAAAAACCGATCATGGATAATGTAAATCTAAAAAGCGACGCATGGGAAAAACTGATTGATGAGCAGGAAAGATATTTTATTGGAATCGAAAAAAATGAATTTCAAAGAAGCCCGTGATAAAATGTTCCAAGAAATCCTTAAAACTCAAAAAGTTATCGGCGTAATTTCCATAACTCCAAATGATGAGATAAGGGATTTTTTAAAAAAGCTGGATGAGTTTGAAAGGAAATCTAAGGAAAATTCATTGTTAATCAAATAAATCCTTGACAAACTATCTTGTATTCCTTATTCTATCCCTAGACAGCTATTAATTTGATCGAAACCGGTTGAATCGGATTTGCCGCTTGGCATCGGGCATTTCTTAAACTTGCTGATGGTTGTCATTGCATAATAAGAATATTTACAACTTAACTTATGTGTCTGCAAGCGCAAGGTTTGGTTAGTAAGCGTTGCCGCCTCGTTTTGTAGCCAGAATGGGGCGGTTATTTTTTTAGTTTACAGATAATTATGATTATGATTATGAGTATAATCAATATGAAAAACGAGAAACTTGGAACAAAAACTGTGATGTTTGATTTTGTTACGCTTAAAGAGTTTGATAAATTAGTCGGCAAACAGAATCGAAGCGCGACAATCAGAGATTTAATTGATTTTTATATTAAGAGTCCTAATTTTTTAAAGGAAGAAAAATGAATCCAATGCAAGCTCCTAATGTCGGTGTTGGCGGTGAAGACCATAGAGACGCTAAAAATCAAGATTTTCAATATGATTGTCCAAAATGCAAGCGCATGGACTGGAAGTTTATAAAAACATACGGTCTTTATAGCCGGTGGAAATGTAAAAATTGTGGTGAGGTATTTGTGATATGAAAAAATTAACTGATTTTTTCGACGCTTCGAGAGAATGGTCAAAATTAAAAAATGCTAAAATAATTTATAACGGGAAAGCTGATGTTTGGTGGCGCGGGTTGCCGTCTGTTTTTTATCAAGATTCACATGATAAAAATGAGGGGTGGGCATCTTTAATTGCTGATAATACTAGATTTTGGCCATCTATTGAGCAACAAAAAGAAAAAGCTTGGCAAGTCGAGCCGGAGGCGCCGAAAGAGGTTTTTGTTTGGGGAGCTTGCGACGATGACAGGCAAAGCTGGCTATTTGACGAAGAGCCAAAAAAAGACGGTTCTGACTGGCAGCTCCCAGGTGGGCATGGAGACAATTGCATGCAAATTGAAACAGAAAACCTCTTCCCCAAAGACAAGCCCAAAAGATACCGACTCGTTCCAGACAATCATCCATTATTCAGCAAATTGTGAAAATATGATAGGTGATTAATTTTAGTTTAATAGCACAAAATCAACTTTTAATATGAGAGAAAAATATGAAGAAACTTTTTAATCCAAATGAGAACAAAAAGTCGAAATTATTGGATAATACCAATCAACCATATCTCAGGATAGAAGGTCGTAAGATCAATTTTAATAGTCAGTTATCTAAGAGGTCAAAACTGGCATTTGATAATTATGTGTCTTTGAGTTATGACGAAGAAATAAAAACGATATATATTGAAAAAACCACAGACAAACGTATCGGTTTTAAAATTAGAAAACAAAGCAACCATGCCAAGCATGGTTGTTATATATATGCAAGAAGCTTTTTTGATCATTTTAATATTGATGGCGATATAAAGAAAAGTTATACAGTAAATACGTTTACTGATAATGGGTTTGAATGTTCTTTAATTGATAAAAATATATATTGTTGTACACATCCTAAAAAATCAAAAATTCCATTTGTTAAATTAGGACAGCCAACCCGATTAAATTTCAACAAGATTGCTGAAAAGATAATGGGATTGCAACAACATGATATTGTGAGGTTATTTTATAATCCAGAAACTAGAATTGTCGTCATTAAAAAAAATGATCCACAAAATATAAATGGGTTGCTTGTCAAAAAATTTTCACATAAAACTCAGTCTCGTTTATATTTGCGGTCTAAAATGATGATTGATAAATTTGGTTGGCCGGAAATAAGCGAGCGCATGGAATTAAAGCGAGGCGGAGCGGGCGAAGATGAGAATGCTTTTTATTTTGAATTGCCGAAAATTAACAGTTGACAATTTTAAATTAATGACATATTCTGGAATTATATTTTGTTTTATGTGATAATTTTTTATAGGAGTTTGAGAATGAAAGGATATAAAGTTTTTGGTTCTGATTGGAAATGTCTTGGTTTTCAATATGAAGTTGGTAAAACATATAGGCATGACGGTGAAATTGGATTATGTGACGCGGGGTTTCATTTTTGTGAGAGTTTGGCTGATTGTTTTAATTATTATTCATTTGATCCACAAAATAAAGTCGCTGAAATTTATGCGAGCGGTAAAATTAAGAAAGGTAATGATAAAAGCGTAACAGAAACGCTTAAAATTGTAAAAGAGTTGGGTTGGCATGAAGTTTTAATATTAGTCAATTCCGGCAAACATAACACCGGATACAGGAATAGCGGCGACAGTAATAGCGGATACAGGAATAGCGGCGACAGTAATAGCGGCGACAGTAATAGCGGCGACAGTAATAGCGGCCACAGGAATAGCGGCGTCTGGAATAGCGGCGTCTGGAATAGCGGCCACAGGAATAGCGGCGACTGGAATAGCGGATACAGGAATAGCGGCGACAGTAATAGCGGCGACAGTAATAGCGGCGACAGTAATAGCGGCCATTGGAATAAAACGAACAATGAAACGGGGTTTTTTAATTCTGAACAATCTGAATATATTAATGTTTTTAATAAAAAATGCTTGCGCTCAGAATGGGAAGATGCATCGAAACCAAGTTTTATTTATTTTGATTTAACGATATGGATTGATTTTGATAATATGTCGGATAATGAAAAGAAAAACTATCCAAACACCGAAACTTGCGGTGGCGGTTATTTGAAGTCATTAGAATATAAAGAAGCATGGCGACTTGCGTATGGAAAAGCGACTTCGGAAGATATCGAGTTATTAAAAGCTTTGCCTAATTTTGACGCCAAAGTTTTTGAAGAAATTTCAGGAATTAAAATTGATTAGGAGTTAAAAAATGGGAACAAATTATTTTTTATGCATAATATTATTCGTAACATGTTTTTTGTTGATCGGATGTGGTAATTCAAAGATTATTAACGGCAAGAAATATGGCACTTATGGCTTATTAAATAAAGAATCGAAAATGAATCCAAACATTCAATATGAATTAATAGTCGGTAATGTAATTTGGTCAGCAATTCTTTGTGAAACAATTATTATGCCAATATATTTTGTTGGTTTTGATTTATATGAGCCGGTTGGCGAGAAAAACAATTTTGAACCGGGCGTTATTCAATGAAATACAAACTAGCAAACGGGATGATAGTCAAAAAGATAGCTGATCTTCCGAAAAACAATTTAATACTTTGCGAGGTTATCGAACCTAGCGCGGACGGTTTATTGTGGAGCGCGGGAGAACAATTCGCATTAGTAGTTGAAAAGCCGGGAAGCTGGCCGAAAGGTGGTGTTTTGGGTGATAAATTTAATGTAATTGAGAGGTTGTAAAATGGAAGCATTCCAAGATAAAAAAAATGCTGTTAATTTTCGCGTCATCAAAATGAAGCAAGGCGATGACAATTGTTTTATATGCGCCGGAATAAATGAACGAGAGGTAGACCCATCGAATAAACAAAAAATATGCGGGATTACAAAATTTTCTCCGCAAGGTCAGTCGGCGTCAACAAAAAACCGTGATTATATTTGTGAAAAGTTTGAAAAGTCTAAATATTTTAAAGGGATATAGTGTTCGACAAAAATATAAAACCGCCGGTTTCGAGACCACATCGAAAGTATCACTTTAAAGACATGAAAGTCGGGGATTCTTTTGTGATTGAAGTGGATCAAGGTGCTACTGATGAGCGTATTAGGGTTATGAGAAACGCATTGAGCGCGGCTTATAACTATCGGGATATTATGAAAATTCAGACTAAAAGTGTCAAAGATGGAATTCGAGTGTGGAGGGTTAAATGATAGCAATATTTAGTTTAGACGGGACGCTGGCTTTGAATGAGCATAGGCAACATTTTCTTGAAGAGAACCCGAAAAACTGGAAAGCTTTTAACGCGGCTTGTGGATACGATAAGCCTAATAAATTAATTATAGAGCTTTTTCATGATTTACGATTATCAGCGCAAAATATTGTCGCAATTTTAAGTGATCGCTCTGAAGAAATAGAAATAACAACGCAAGAATGGATAGATAAACATATTTTTAATAATAACAATGGCGTAAGAACTGGTTATTATGGATTATGGATGCGTGAGGAAGTCGATTACAGAGATGACAGAAAAGTAAAAAGCGAAATGTTTGAAAGTCTTCTATTGGATATACAAGAAGATTTGAAGTCAAAAATAACACTGGATGATTTTATAATTTTCGATGACCGCCAAAAAGTTGTCGACATGTGGCGAAAAATGGGCTTGGTTTGCTGTCAAGTCGCGCCGGGGAATTTTTAATATGCAGAAACAAGATAGATATAAAGCCCGGCGTGTTGACAACGGCCAATGGATTATAGGTTATTTAGCCTATAGCGAATCCGAAGATAAATATTTTATGCATCCACATGATAAAAAAGGAGAACCAAAACATAAATTGTATAATGTTGAGGTTGATGGGGAAAATAGAGAAAAAATTTAACGGAGAATAAAGATGACTAAAGAACAAGTTGTAGTTGATCCATTAAAACAAGCTTTGGCTGAAATTTTAACTAAAGCAACATCCGGGATTGAAAAAGGAATTGATTTTTTAAGCGCGGAATTGCCGGATGTTATCGAGCAGTTGCTTTTGTGGAAAATGTGGGAAAGTTTGGTTGGCAACATTTTGCTTTGGTTATTCGCTTTTATAATTCCAGCAATGTTGGTTTTTGGCAATTTTAAGGAAGGGACAAGGAATTTTCAGAGGACGGAGCCGCGCGCGCCTGGAATAAAATTAATCATTGGCGCGTTATGGTTGTTATTTGGTTTGATTCCAGTGAGCACTGCAAACGATTTAGTATGGCTCCAAATCTGGTTAGCTCCTAAAATCTACTTAATCGAATACGCCGCGCAACTTATAAAATAATATGAACTGGCAAGATATACACAAACAAAAACCAACAGAATTTGCTTATTATCCATGTTGCGACGCTAAAACCGAAGAGTATTTAGGGGAACTGCTTTGGAAACCAGATTATGAGCGTTTCTATGAAACTAAAATCAGGTGTTGCTTTTCAAATGTCTCGACCGTCGAGGAGTGGATACCAGAAGTCACGCATTGGATAGACAGAGAAAATATTCCTTTACCACAACCGGATATTGTGTTAGAGTTGGATCATAGCGAGCCGTTAAATATTAGATTGACTAGTCGGGAAATCGAAGTGTTTGACGGTTTGCTAGATGAACTTATTCACAAATTATCTGATGAGCAAATAACGCTTTTAGACAAAGTCCGAGATAAATTTTTTGAGGTGTTAGAAAATGAATAAATGCGAAACATGCGGGCATAAAGAAACAGCGTTGTCGGGTTGTTGGTGTTTTATTAGATCAACACGCCCGGCGGGTAATACTTGTATGATGTGGGTGCAAGGAGAAAAGAAAAAGCCAACATTTGAAGGTGATTTTGGAGACATTTTTAACGATTTTTTTGGTGGTAAAAAGAAATGAAGAAAAAACAAAGTAGAACCGTTCAAGAAATTGGATTAAGCAACAAAGTAAATTTATGTGATAGTTGCACATGGAAATACCCTGAGTGTAAATATGATAATTTGATTTTTGGAGATGGTAAAGGCGATGATAATATATGTGCATGCAGTAATTACGCGCCTTTAATGACTAATCAAGAATCAATTGCTCAACACGTATCTAACCCTAATGAATAAACTCCATATAATCCGCAATCGTTCAGATTCCCATAAACGCCGTTCAAAAACTATAGGAAGTTCAGATATCCCGGTTTTATTTGGCTTGGTCAAACAATATAAAACGGCGTATGATTTATGGAAGGAAATGACCGGGCGCGCCATAATTATCGACGAGCCAGAAGATAAAAAAAAATCAGCTCTCGCCGCGCTTGGTCACGCTATCGAGGGGATAATTCTGAGCCGTCAAATCGAAGAGTTAACCGATAAAGAAACCGCGCATAAATTCAAAGTTGATTATTATCAGCATGAAGACCACAGGCCGCAAGACTGGAAACCAGCAACTGATTTTATTCCGTTTAGTTTTTCTATATTCTCTGATGATAAACGCTTTACAGCAAGTCCTGATTGTGTTAGATTGAATGATGAATTAATAATTAAAGCTAAACTTGGCAGTCGGTTTGCTAACCTTCGATCTAGTAGACAGGAAGACGGCTATGACCTTGATGATCCTACCGAGAATGGTCTTCCACTCCGTGTTTATCTTCAATGTCAATGGCAAGCGTTAGTTTGCGGAATTGATAATATTATTGTCAGGGCTTTGATTGACTCTGTTTTTGAATCACAATATGTTTTTAAGTCCAATATTGATATACAACAGAAATTAATTGAAGCCGCTGACAAATTTCTTAATCTTGTGAAAGCTGACAAACCGCCCGCGCCGCAAAATTTTGATGACATCAAAGGGATTTATGACAACGTTCGAGATGATGTCTTGATAGTTGGCGGCAAAGAAGCGGAAGAAGCGGAACAACTTTTTAATGAAAAAAAACGCTGGAAAGAGGTTGAAAAAGAGGCTAAAGATCGTGTTGAGGACATTAAATCCGCTTTGGCTGTGATTATGGGCGACAAACGATATTTACAAAACACGACAGGAAATAAACTTGCTACTCAGGTTATTACGAAACCGATGTGGAGCAATATCGGAATTCAACGCATAGCTGATAACGCGCCGGACGCTTTCGCAATTTTACAAGGTGATGGCTTGATTCCTGAAAAGAAACCGAAACGGTATATATTATGAAAAAGTATCGAGTAATAACTAATTTATTTAGGGATTTTGATAGAGGTGATATCATTGAAAAATTTGGAGAATATTATTATAAAGGGAATGGTCCGCCTTTTTTAGATGAAAAGTATTTGCCGAGAAAATTTATTGAAAATTACCCGGAATATTTTAAAGAGATCACTAAAGAAACAACTTTTAAAAAAGAACTTGCGAGTTTAATCAACAGATATTCGCGCGAAAATAATAGCAATACGCCGGATTTTATTCTAGCATTATACCTCGATGACGCTTTGAAATTGTTTGAATATGCGATAAATCGAGGAGAACAATGGCACGACAACACCAAGGCATAATATGAACCAACAAACACAACAAAAATTAGAAATATTTAAACAAAAACATCCTGAATTGCTGGATGATGTTGTTAATATTACCGAACTGAAACAAAAAGAGAAAGATTTATCTGGATGGTTATCAGATAGAACGGATAAACTTTGGAATATAGCGGCGGACTCACTCAGAATGTCAGACCGCGAACGTTATTTGACTAGACTCGCGTCCGCTATAGCATCAGATGAAAAGCTTGCGCCTTGTTTTGATACCAACAAAGGCAAAGCTTCAATAGTTGGTGCGATGCAAAGAGCGATTGAACTAGGTGTTATGCCCGGCGAAGACGCTTATATAATCCCGTATGGTCAAGACCGGCAAAAGATAAACAACAAATGGCATTTCACTTGGTATAAAGCCGACTTACAACCACGCGCCGAAGCATATCTTAAAATTTTACTCTCAGAGCCTAACCCGTTATTTCAAGATGTGCGTTATGATTTAGTCTATGAAAATGACAGTTTAACGATTGATAGCGGCGACGGAACTATTAAACATAGCATAAGTCCAGTAAAAGGCGGTCGTGGTGATATGATCGGCGTATGGATTAAATTTGAGCCATTCCCGAATAGCGGACGGCAACCAATAGTTAAATATTGGGATATTGAACGTATCTATAGAGTGCGTGATAAACATTCAGCGACGTGGCAATCATATGTAGAAGAGAAACAACTTTATGAAAATTGTGAAGCCGGAAAAATTCAAAATGCTCAGAAATTCGATAAAAGCGGCGATTATAAAATCCCAGGATATTATGGTCAAGGCCGTGACAAATGGGTTAAACCGCCTGAAAAAGCGTCTAATCCTTGGATAACAGACGAGGAACAGATGATTTATAAAACGATCATCAAAGGCGAAAGCAAGCGTTTTGCCGCGATTAAACCGGGACTTGTGAAAGCCGAAGCTGAAACACAGACAATCGAAGAGGAAAAACCGCAAAATAACGGGATAGCCGGAAAGGCTTTGGATGCAATTGATCGCGGGATGGATCAATTTAACGAACAAGATTCAAACCAGTTAACCGAAGAAGATAAAACGATGATTGAAGAGGATGAAGCCGCTGAGGAAGACGAATTTTTAAGCGGCGTTTTTAATGACGAAATGTAAAAGGAGAAAATATGAAAACTCAAGAAATGTTGCGTTTAGCGGCTCATTGGCTGAACGAGTGGGCTATTTTTTTAGCGGATGATGGCAGCAACGAAAATAAAACGTTTTTGGAAAATAAATTGAAGTTTGAAACGGAATTGCGGAAATGGCGCGACAAACCGATTAATGAATTTGAGGCTTATGAGATCGGTTATTTTTTGCATGACAAACTAAAAACGCTGACAAAAACTAAATAATTTCAACAAGGAAGCTTTCGGGCTTCCTTTTTTTTTGTTTTATTTTAATTTAAGGGTTGACACTTTCCGCTATCCATATATAATAGTAGTCATGTTGAACGCGATACTAAATAAAATAAACTAATGGAGTTAAAAATGACAAACGAAAAAATTGAAAATTACAAAAAAGCTTTAGACGCTAGAAACGAATATCCTTATGAAGTTGGATGTCAAACATGTGAATGGTTGCAAGATGAACTTAATTATTATTATAAAGCGTTATGTAAAGCTGAAAGAGAAGGGGAAGTTACTAAAAAAGAAATAATGGAAGCATTGAAAAGATAATTTAATTTAAGGGTTGACACTTTAGTTTTGATTTGAAAGTATTATATTAACGAATCGCGGGAAACCGCAAAATAATAAACCTGAATAGGAGTTTTAAAATGGCTAATATGAGTTATTGCAGATTTGAAAACACTTCAAGAGATTTGTCAGATTGTGTTGAATATCTTTATGAACAAAATACGCTTAAAAACCTAGGCAAATCAGAAAAGCGTTATGCTAAAGAGCTTTTGCAAGATTGTCTTGACTTGGTTGAATTAGCGGAAGCACTTTTGGATGAAGATGAATAATATTGAGGCCAAAGTCAAGGAATTTATCCCGGTTATAAAACAAGCTATGCCAGATGAAAAACGGATTGAATTTGCCTTAAAGCTATTTGCGGATGAAATAGGGCGCCAGTTTAAATCTGAATTGCAAAAAGAATTAAACCGACTAGGTAATAAACTATGTTAAAAGGAGTTTTGAAATGAAAAAATACAAATTGTTAGAAGATGATTGCATTGAGATTGGCGATGTAAAATTATATCGCATTGAAGCATTATTAGATTTTGATACCGTAAGTACAGGAGACAAAGGCGGGTATATAGAAAAAGAGCATAATATATCACATTACAATAACGCACTGGTTTATGGTGACGCGCGGGTTTATGGTGACGCGTGGGTTTCTGGTGACGCGCGGGTTTATGGTGACGCATGGGTTTATGGTGACGCACTGGTTTATGGTGACGCGCGGGTTTCTGGTGACGCGCGGGTTTATGGTGACGC